CCAGACGTCTGGTCCTGCATGGTCACATTACCAGAAACAAACAATTCCCCTTCATGAGATAAATCAACTTCTATTACTTGTCGTTCTGCATATAGTGTACCAGATATTACAACATCACCACCGAAGAGCACGACCGCAGGATTCACACCCACGGGAAGATCCCATCGTTGATTGGCCTCTGGGCTAGCCTGTGTACCAGAAACAAAGAGATATACATCACTACCAACAACAAGCCCATCTGAGCTTCCCCAGCTGTCCCCAACCGTGTCATCATGTAGCATTGTTGGTGTAGCTCCAGGCATTGGCCCGCCTGTTAGTCCACCTTCGTAATCGATTGCAGTTGACGAACTATAAATCATCAACCCAGGGAAATTATCACCATATGAACCTGAGGCTATTAGGTGGGTTACCCTTATTTGTTTTGCAAAGAAATCTTTAGGATTAGCCATTAATCATACTCCTCATGTGGTACAGTCTCCAGATTCGAATGTAGGAGTGCACATTCCATAACAGTTTCCTGGCTCTTTAAGTCCCAATGCATGAATCTCTACTTTAAGTCCTGGTATTGGTCCACTGATAGTTATGCCCACCATATCCTTAGTTAATTTAACTATTGCGCAATCTGCCAATGCTGGTGCATTACTTGATGCTGTCACATAAGGAATATCAGGAAACCCACCAGTGAAGTTATATTCTATGTATGTCTTATTTGAAGCATTAACATGTTTAACTTCTACTATCCACTGTGGGATATTCTGTCCTAAACTTGAACCTGGCATTCTCTAATTACTCCTTAAGGACATTCAATCCATATAGCATGTAACATAACTGAACCTTCAAAGGGGTTTGAAACATGTATGGTGACAGTTTGATAGTCAACATGTGTGACTGTTGCATTTACATTTACGCCCATGTTGGGATCATTTGGATCACCACCGAACGATTTTGCAATGCATGTAACAATTGGTGGGTGTTCAGGGGGCCCAGGAAATGTGCATGTAAAAATGTGAGTACCTTCAACCATATCAGGAGTGAAAGGTATCTCAGCAACTTCCATCTGGAAGTTTAGATCACTGATCCATGCCCACCGCGGAGTGCGTTTAACAAACGGATAAACTTTTTTCCAGCGGTTTAAATCACGCTTTTTGAATGTAGTTGAACTCACTTAAAACTCCTACTCTAATGTAAATATTGAGTGAGTCGAATAAAGTCAAGTTTCAATCACAGAATGTTTGCAGCTAATGTAGCAATATCTGATCTTTGTCCGCGCGTGAGTTGAATATGCCCGGCAAAGGGAGTAGATTTAAATTTCTCAGCAACAATCGTTAGGCCGTTTGAGCTAGTATCAATATAGGGTGTATCAACTTGATCAATGTCACCTAATAGGACAATCTTTGAACCTTTACCAACTCTAGTAATGATTGTTTTTAATTCATGGATAGTTGTATTTTGTGCCTCATCAACGATAACAAACGCATCATTAAATGTTCTACCTCTAATGTAAGATAAAGGTGCAATATCAATTTTCCCTTTCTCTCTCATAATTTCAAAATATGTCATATCCCCAAATGCATGCCTAAAGTTGTCCATAATAGGAGCTAACCATGGTGACATTTTATCTTGCATATCCCCAGGTAAATACCCAAGGTCACGACCAACCGGTTGTATCGATCGTGTAAAAATAATTTGCTTATAGTTTTCCTTTGATAAATGAGCCATTGCAGCCATAAGAGTCAAAAATGTTTTTCCAGATCCTGCTAACCCAGTGATGCTAACCAATTGAATAGCTGGATCTTGTAGCATATGAAGAGCAAATCTTTGCTCTTTATTTCTAGGCTCAATTCCAGCTGTTTTAGCAAACTCGCCATTAGTCAATTGTTTAACTATATCACCATTAACAATCCCCAATATAGATCCATTTGCAGGACCTTTACCAACAACAAACTGGTTTTCATGTAGTTCTTCATCTACAATAATTCGTTCTTTTGAAATTTTAGACTTCTTATAAAATAAGTCAATGTCTTTTTCCGCTAAATGAATTTCAGCTTGGCCTGTGTAAATATTTGATTTGTCAACATCAATATGATCTCTATAATAGTCCTCTGCAATAAGGCCTAAGGCATCGCACTTAACCCGGAGGTTAATATCCTTAGTAATTACTTTGACGACCTCCTCGGCATGTCCCCTGGCCAGGAATAATGCTGTTGCAAGGATCTTGTTGTCTGCATATCTTGCGCTTAGGCCGGGTGGGATTGGTGCCTCTCCGTCTAGCTCAATTTCAACTCGAATAGTCTGATCAGAGTCTGGTATTTCAACTGCAGTATCTAATCCACCATTTGCGCGCAATTTATCTAGATATCGATTAACATATCTAGCTGATTCTCCTAACAATCCAGGTTTATCTTTAAAGCGGTCTAGCTCATCAAGAACAGTTAGAGGAATAACAATATCATTTCCTGGAAAGGAATGAATGGCTGTCATATCATATAACAAAACCGACGTGTCTAAAACTAATATTTTTCTTGACATTTATTCCAATTCGAAATCAAATAATTTACTCAACGTGTCCAATTCAATTCATAATGTTATTATTGTCATAAGTTAAATATTGTTGTTGATCGGGTTTCTAGGAGAATTCGGTATGGAGTAGGGAAAAAATGAATGGCGATAATGATAAAGATGGCATAATACCAAATAGTACATGCCATGGTGAACATGAAAGATATGAAATAAAATGTGAAAAAAAGTCGTGCAAATATTGGCACGACTTACCCGACAGTCAGAATTGTATCATGATAGCTGCACGTAATGGGGAACATACGCTACAACAAATAGGAGACATCTTTGGTGTCACAAGAATGAGAATATGCCAAATTGAAAAAATAATCTTTAAAAAGCTTTTAAAAAGATCTGATATTCATTCAACCGTTGACTAGTTTTTCATCCCACCAAACATTGTTATTGCAATTAATCCAGGAATTGAATCCTTAATATAGATTCCGGAAAACAATGTGTTTGCTCTTCCACCAACATATGCCGTAGCAGCCTCGAGCCGCTTACTAATATCCGGATCCGAAGCCATTAAAGAGGTTGCTAGCAACAATAGCACACCGGTCTCAGGTCCTTGTGTGGGGGCCGGACATGGTGACCCCTTAATGGAACCTTGGAGGAGAGTAGAGCCTATGTCACGCCCTCCTGTGTCCTTAACCACAGTACTACCTAAAAAGATTCTTCCTGGAGTCTTAAGACATTTTTCTAAATCATTCGAATCAAATGCAGAAATAGATGAACTTTCATTAGCTAGTTTAAGGACCTGATGTAATAGTTTTGCAAAAGAGTTATTTGCAGCAGGGTACATATTCAACAGGCCTACTTTACCCCTAAGTAATTGTAGTTGTCTTTCATTATCAATTATAATATGAGGATTACCGGTAACATCATTAAGTGCAGTTGTGTAATTATTTTCAATTGTTGGGTTTAAAAGCTCTTGTGCAGTAGGCTTAGTAACAACATATATAACACCACCCCCGGCCTCTATGGACTTAAGATACCTAGCTAGTGCATGAGTAAGGATAGAACTAGCAGATCCAGTACCACCTCCGCCACCAGCCAGAACAAATACCCAATCGACATCATTACCGAGCCGGCTTCTACATGCATCTTCAACTAATGCACTATTTTCTTGAAGCAGCTTCTTTCCTAGTTCAATATCTTTTCCAACACCGTCTGATCCGGGGATTAAAACTACGTGATTTGAATCTACCCCATCCGGAAGATCTTTTTCCGTGGTATTAACAATTAATGTTTTATTAAACCCTAGATCTAAAAAAGCTTTTGCCAATTTTCCGCCGGCACCGCCGACACCGATAAAGGCACACTTTAATGCACTAGTAGCTGTATTCTCGGGTAATAGTCTATCATCCTGGACAACTTCATCATCCATTCCTCCAACAAATCCCCAATCATCAACATCATTGATGTATGTATCGTCTGTCGTTTGGTCGGTATCTTTAGTACTCATATTTTTTTCCTCTAAGGTTTCATCTTTTTGTTCATCGGCCTTTTTATAGGTAGGTTGTTTAAGATTGTTATTATTAACCTTTTTCCTAACTTTTGTAAACGCGGCCTTAATGCTACTAGCCATGGTTTAACTCCGAATGGTGGAGACGGCGGGAGTCGAACCCGCGTCCGAAACAAATCTAATATCAAGTCATTCACAAGTTTAGTTAATTTCTCTAAATCAACAAAGTATCCACAAATTTTCCCACTTCCTATGTAGCCTCGGAAGTCCACCCATTACAAATGGGGTATCCATTGTGGTCTTGTTTATTTCGGTGGGACCAACCACTTATCCTAAATTGGTTAGATGGCTTTAGGAAGCCACCCGATTATGCCGCTAGGGCGTATTCGAAATTATCGTTGTTATTTGCAACTATATTTTGTAACGCTATCAAACCATGTGTTACCGCTGGTTACTTGCACTCTCAACCTTCATTACTCCGTCGAGACCATTTCGTCCCCGTAGACTACTTAGCTCCCTTTCGAGTTTTTTCCTCCTCGATTGTTAGTTTAACTAATTCTGCAGCTGAAGTCTTAAGAAGCCGCAATCCTCGGCGTGCACGTACACCCGCCGAATTGTTTCCATTGGCATTCTTAAGTACGTCAAGATCTAAACTCTCAACCAATACTTTAACTTCACTCCATTTATCAACAATTTTACTAGACATAATTTTTTCCTCACTCTGTTGTCAATATGTTGCTTTTCGAAGACTTTACGTCATCACTTATATTATCTATTGAATCTAAAAACTGTTTAACACACTCAGATATTTTAATCATCGATTCCCTATCTTCTAGCTCAAGAGATAATAAATATGCTATTCGCAAAATTTGTTGCTGCGACACACCATACAACAATATTGTTTGTGTAATCTCCCTAGCAACAGCATTATCTTCTATTTGTTTTTCTGTAGATGACTTTCCGTATGTTTGTGCACTCATTACAATGTCTCTCCTATAAATGTACTATATGAAAACGATTCAATTTTAGCCGTATCGGGCCCCTCTAGAACTAACATTTTTCCATGAATTTCGTCTTCCATCTGATCCCGAGTTAATACAATCGATTGTCCCCATTTTTTATTTTCTAGAAAAAATCGTGTATATTCCCACGTCGCTAAATCGACTTTATAGCTCTCTAAAATATCTCTTATGTCTCGTGGTATAGCAATTTTTATATCATCTACAGTCGTTATCGATCTAAGTTCATCTCTACCAGAAATAATTTCTGATCTACATATATCAATAATCTTGTGTATTACTCCACAATTATTACACTGTGCATATTTTGGTTCTACGGTACCGCTATCATCAATAACTGAGAATACTACGAACTTATGCCAAGGCCGTTCAGGCTTATTTTTATATTGTGGTAATACACAATGACACTCAACGGTGTGCTTAAGTCCATCCATCTCATAACTCATTCAGTATTATTTTGAATTTCATTGGATACACGTGTGTAGGTTCGATCTGCCATGGTAGTTAGGGATCTATTGACAATTTGTGATAACAACTTAAATTGTTCATCGCTTAAAGAAAGTGCCCCTACTGTTCTTGCCTCAAGTAAATCAGCGGCTACAGAATTTTTAACTAGCTCTACCATGTCATATATGCATCGATTAACATCTGTTTCTAGACTCATAATTTTCTCCTTTAATGATCATGATCATAACCAACAATATTAGTTATTCATTAAAAAGTAAACTTTTTGATTTATTTTGCATGCTTATCTGCGACAAAGGCAGCCCAGGAATCAGGCTTAACTATACACTTATACCCCATTGATAAAACAAAGTTCTTTAAAGCCTTAAGGTGCTTCGAACTTTTATGACGGGGATCCGGATTAAGATCAGCATGTACTGTAATATCTCTGCTTATAAGATTTGCTTTAAGCATTTCTGCTATTGATATTGACAAATCAGTTTCTCTTTGAAGCCTATATCCCAATGCATTATACTTCTTTAAAGATTCCTTGTGCCGACTTACATAATACGTCCCACCATTTCCTGGAACATATAAACATATGACAGTCGCAAATACATACACATCTTTAACTTGTTGAGAATCTGTGCCTACATGAATTTCGAAATCTAAATTACCCAGAATATGTTTAACAATTTCTTTATATTCTACATTGATTCCTGATCCGTTAATCCATATATTCTTTTGCCATTCATCAACCACTAGAAGTATTACCTTTTCTATTACGTTTCTTGATCAAGAACTAAAAATGCGCCGGTATTATTAATACTACTTGCAGCATAGAAACCACCCATAATTCCATGAACCAAACTTAAAGCAGGCATATCAATAAATCCTAAACCTTGTAATTCGTTCATTATATCATTAAGTATTTTTGTAACAAAGATGGATCCAGTCATTTTTTTTAAATCAGGTATATGAATAATGCCAGACCTATTAACCGTTGATAATATTCCTATTCCCGTTCCTGCTCTTTCTAACGTTAGGGGCAATATATCATTATAATCATGACCAAAAGAAACGCGAGTGCAGATAGATGTTAGGACCTTTATTCTATCATCAATTAATCTAGACTTTTCTAAGACATGAGATTCTTTTTTTTGTTCACTTAATTGTGCAATATGCTTTTGAACATTACGGTACGTATTTTCATTTTGTATTACAACAGTACTTTCGTCAATATCAACTCGGGGAACAGTAACTATTTCATCAATATTAATTGATGAAATTAATTCTCCCTTAAGGGAAGATACGACATCTGTGCCACATATTACTGCTATATCTTTTAATAAATTTGACCCAAATAAATCATAAGGAATGACAACAGGAATAATGTCCAATGACTGCCTTTTAAAGTTTAAGCCTAAGGTAGCTGTAACTTCTTCAGAACAACCTCTACAGAAAATAACTCCAGGCTCTTTTGTTTCTGATAATGTGCTTAAAATATGATGTACCTCAGAGACAGATTCTAGGATGCCATCAATAACAAAGCATTTAACATTTGATCTTTTCCATCTACTTACTTTTGTTGGTACCCAAAATTCCCGTAATGGTGTAACTGGAACCCTGTAGCCCCTGTATGTCTCTATTACGGTATCATCTTTTGACAATGGATCTAGATATATTTGTCCATTATGACCACTTAATCTTGCAGCTGTAAAAATAATTTTTGAAATAATAGGATTTGAAATATAGTTTTCTAAAATCTTTCTACTATTGTTTATTGTTGTTATTCTTGAAAACCTAGATAGCTCACTGATAATATCTTCAAACTCATTTAAATCTAACCTATGATTAAATGCTTTAAGCTTAAGGACCTCTTCAAGAACGTATAAGAATGTAATGCAGTTGACAATAGAGCTTCCTGGTGCGGCCTTCTCGTAGTCTATAAGAGACTCTAAGAGTATATTTCGTACAGTTAGCCTTATTGAATCGCTACAATGGCGATTAATTATAATTTTCTTAATATCAATAGCAGAAAACGCTACATAGCGATCATTAGATACATACCCTAATTTCGATGCTGCTAATAATTTTAAGTCTTTTTTAAGCTCGCCTATATAGTCAACTATGGTTGATGTTGAGTCATTATATGCTATAAGCTCCGAATAATTTTCTAAGGTCATGATTCAACATATTAATGAGGTGTTTTCTTGTTACCCGTAAGTGCCCCAAAATCAAATAACTTTGAGTATGATTCAACTAGCTGTTCATTTAGCAAAGATGCATCTGATGACTTACTGCCTTGAATACCTGAGGAAATCGATTTAATTGCATCTGCCATAGCTTCTGCAGTGGCTTTCTGTTGCTGCATTTCGATTGCATATCTACAAAATACACCAAAAATTGATAATCCTAAAAATATGCTGCCTAACCATAAACTAGGGTTTGTAACAAATAAAACAACAGAACCAACTAAACTAAGTTCGCTCCATTGAATTGATACTTGATTTTTCATATAAAACTCCATCCCATAAGTAAAGTACTTAATACAATATTACATACATGGACTTAAAAGTATAGTTCGGTTTACTTAGTTCTAGCCGTCGCGCCAAAGATTGTTGCTAGCATACCTTAAGATCTCTTCTGCAGAGTCTTCACTATAACCATATTCTTCAATCATAGTACTAACCATGTCACCATATCGTTTTTGCTGGTCGTCATCCCTAGTCTTACTCTTGGTAACAATCCGGGCCATATCTTTGACAGATGTAATTAGATAACCCTCAATAGCTTCTTTGAGAGGTTCATAACTTCTATAATCTACTATATCGCCGCGTCTCATTCTTGCGAACATATACGCAGTAACATCACTCCTGAAGCCGTCCCTGCTGGAACCAATGATGCCGATTTGTTCTTCAATCGATCTCATAAACTCCTCATCGGGCTCTCGCTCTTCTTTAGTGATTCCGTCCTTTACACGTTGGCGTGTTGTAAATGCTTCAGCATTATCAAGGTATGTATCAAAAAGAGCTTGAGCTTGTTCTTCGTATGCGGTGACAAATGCTTTTGCAATTTCTGTCTCTAGTATTTTTAGATACTCTTCTCTTACACCCTGTAGGATTTCTAAGCAACTATCTTTAAAATCTTCCCGAATAATCTGATCTTTGACTTGTCGGGTTAGAGATTTTAGAATTGAAACAGGGGTAATCATACTCTTTTCAGCGTCAGATAAAGCATTATCAATTGATTTCATAATAAATCTTGTTGAGATTCCTTCCATCCCTTCCCGGGGGGCAGCCTCATCTTTAAGATCTTTGATATCAATTTTCTTGACCCTACCTTTTTCTATAACATCTTCACCGTTATAGATTTTCATCTTCGTTAAGATGTCACACTTTGCAGATGCTTTAAGCCTAGATAAAACTGAAAACATTGAGGCAACCTTTAATGTATGAGGTGCGATGTGTGCTTTGAAATCAGATCTAGATAAAAGCTTTTCATAGATTTTAATCTCTTGATCAAGCTCTAAAACATATGGTACATTAATCTTAACAATTCTATCTAAGATTGCCTCGTTGGTATGTTCTGCCCGAAACCTATTCCACTCTGCTTCGTTGCAGTGCGCAAGAATAACTCCATCAAAATGAATCATAGCATTTTTTCCTGGAGACGGAATCCTTTTTTCCTGCGTTGCTGTAATTACAGTATGAAGAAATTCAATTTCATTTTTAAAAACCTCAATAAGCTCCACAATGCCTCTATTACCCACATTAAATGCACCATTCAATGACAGTACTCGTGGATCATCTTCAGGAAATAAATCTAACTTAGATATATCCTCTGACCCAATAAGTACTGAAACATCTTGGCTGTTTGCATCCATCGGTGGGACGGAAGCAATCCCCCTTCGGGCCCGTGCTGAGAACGTTCTTTCAACAACAGGAAAATTTTCATACTGGCCATCATGATCTTCAAGCAGTTTGTGGCGGGCCACTGGACTTAGATCTCCTTCAATCTTAACCTTTAAAATCTTTTCAAATTCTTTTCGCAACCCGCGCGGAACCAAATGCAATGGCTCACCACATTGAGGATCACCTTCAAGGCAATAGTATTTCTCTCCCTCTAGGGCAGCCTTAATATGTTCTGTTAGCGCAGACTTACCGGCCCCAACCGGTCCCATAAGTAATAGAATTTGCCGGCTCTCTTCACCTTTAAGTGAGGCAGACTTGAGGAACCGCATAAGTTTTGCGATTACTCTTTCCATTCCAAAAAATTCTGAGTCGAAATAGTCATATACCTGAATATTCTCCCCATCAAACAGCTTATGGTTCCTAGATATATCTGACATAACACCAGAACCTTTATTCGCGATGGCATCATAAAGACGCTTATGAGCCAACCTTATAATATCTGGATTCTTTTGAACTAAATCCAGATACTCTAGAAAAGTCCCTCTAAACTTTTCTTCCTGATTCGTATCTCGTTGTTTCTGAATCAGATTCAAAAATTTCTTTTTATCGGTCATACCAGTTAACTCCAGTTTTCGATAGGCATTGCATATTCATTTATAATTATTAAATCTCCCAGGGTTCTTCTTCAACTATAGTCAATAGTTTAACAGTGTCTCCCCATAGAGTCGAAATATGCTTAACAACTTCGTCTGCATAATTCAATTCTAAATCTCTTCCATCATGTTCATGTTGTAAAACTAGCACATTTCCCTCTTTTTCTACATCAATAACATTTATCTTTGGAATTGTACCTTCCCCCACTCCTTTGATAAGGCTTTCTTTAATATTTTTCCACCCATCAACGTCAGATATTTCATCAACAGAATAAACACCCTTTCGTTTTTTTGAATATGCAAATAAATTTAAGTCCTTACAATCATCTTCGATTAAGTATTCTCTTAAAAAGGATTGATCATTTCCAACTTCTCTAGCCAAGAAACACCTGTCTAACCCATGCCTCTCTTCAATCTTTTCGAACAATTTAAATCCAAGATGATATGGATTAACGGCACCAATATGTGGCCTAATAACTTGGTTATGGCTCTTAATAAATGGTATATGATATTCTTGAGGTAATTCTAAAGCATTACTAATTCTGTAATGCCAAAAAGATGCCCACCCCTCATTCATAATCTTCGTACGAATTTGGGGCATAAAATATAATGATTCATCATGTACAATTTCTAATATATCTTTTTGCCAGTCTTTAATTCTTCCATGTTCAATTATAAACTTTAATACATCATACTGGGGTTCGAGAGGAATCTTGTCGATATCAAAATCAATATATTGACCATCAGTATCGTTCTTAATTCTATCAGTATATGTTTTCTTTAACTCTTTATGTGTGGGGCGATCTAGCTGATATCTGTCAATTTGATATTTTACTGCGTGTGCAGCATCTAGAATTTCCTCAACTTTTTCAATTCCAATACTGGGGTCTTCAATATAGCCCTGGATTCTTTTTCTAGCATTTCGAAATCTTCCGCAAACTGAATTCGGCCTAGTCTTTGCAAACGTTCTATTATTTTTAAAAAAATCAGAGTGACCAACACAATGGGCCATAATCAAGATCTGCAGATAGGCAGGATTTTCCCGCATCAAATATGCTATTGATGGGTTTGAATTGATAATAAGCTCATAAGGTAATCCTTCGGCACCCATATTATACATCTGATGTGTTCTTTCAAATGACTTACCATAAGACCAATGTTGGTAATGGCTTGGCAAACCATGATAGGACATGTGCCCTATCATTTGGTAATAATCACATACCTCGTATGTAATTGGATGCCAATCTAGACCTGCATCTTCTGCGATCCTACAAATCTTTTCGTCCCATTCTTCTAGGAGCTTAAAATTCCAATCTGACATTATGAACTTCCCATCGCTAATTTTCCACCAAATAGCATCTTAAAAGCAGGCCAAATATCAGACGCCTGTGTAATTTTTACAGTCTTAAACTTTTGATCTACTAGGGGCTCATATGCATTAGATAATTTAGTCCCTTCAGATAACCACTTAATTCTCTCTTCATCAGGCTCAATTTCACAATAACAATACATCTGACTAGCTAATTTAAGTTTTGTAGAGAGATCTTGGATCTTGTCCATATCATTTGGCCAGTTATCTCCATCTGAACAATGAAATGAGTATATGTTCCAGGACGTCGACGGATACCTTTCTTTAATAATCTCAAGTGCCAACTCTACAGCAGAAGAGGCAATTGTTCCCCCGCCGGCGCCTCTTTTAAAGAATTGTTCTTCATTTACTTCATATGCCTGTGTGTCATGTGCAATGAAAACAAGATCAGTATTTTCATATCTGTGATTAATAAATTGGTATAATAGAAAATAAAAGCTTCTAGCCAAAAACTTTTTTTGTTTTGTCATAGAGCCAGAAATATCCATCATAAAGAATATGACAGCGTTACTAGTCTCTTTTGTTGTTTTTTGTATATGCTTATATTTTAGGTCATCCTTATGAAATGGAAACCTAGAGTCCTCATCATCCGGATCATATGTGCCAGCACGCTTTGCTGCGCTACGTCTCTTGATTTTTTTAAGCAATGTCTTCTTTTTATCAAGTCGTGGCTTAATACCAAAATCTCTATAGCCATGCCTCCGAAGTTTTTCGGATAGTATTTTTTTCATTTGCTTTTTCTCAAGCTCAGGTAATTCTAAGCTATCAAACAAATAAGCAGCAAGTTCTTCTAGGGTAATTTCGACATCATAATACTCGACGCCCCGTTCATTTCCAGGCTTGTCACCCTCACCTTGCTCTTCATTTTGTGACCTACCAACCTGTTGGCCACGTTTTACATTTTTCCCGGGCGCAGATCCTACTCTCTGATTATTTTCATTATCGCCATACACAAATTGGTATTCTTTGATTCCCCGTACAGGGATGCGTATCTTCTTTTTGCCCTCTTTACCAATAATAGATTCGTCTGCAATAACATGATAGATCCCCTCACGAATTGCCTTTTCGATCTTTTGTTTATGTCGGCTTTTGTCAGATGCTGATCTGTCAGCCGATATTCTATGTTCTTTGAAGATAGACATGTCTTTATTAAATATCTCTAAGCTTAGACATTATGTACAAGCAATCATTAATTTTTTATTTATTTGCCAGTAAGCCTGACCCTATTATTGTATGGGCCCATATCACTCCGGGCACAATAAATTTTTTTGTATTATTGCAAAGCTCTGTCCACGAAACCCATTTTGCAGAGTCATGTTCTAGAATTCCAGTATGGGGGTTTGGACGTATTATGGGGTCCTGAGTTGTCAGAGCTATAAAAAATGTCATTTTTTCATTAATATATGAATTTGTACCCCACATAAAATTTAACTCTGTAATTCCGGCTTCTTCTTCTGTTTCTCTTATAGCTGCTTCAAGGGCTGACTCTTTGTCATCAATACCACCCTTAGGAATATCATATATACCTTTATTTAAAAGTGCTAATACTTTCAATATTCCACCAAAATCTCTAACAACGATAATCCCTGCGCCTTCGGGAATGTCATTTGACTCTATCATTTGAGATAAAACCCTCCGTAATAAGTCCAGTTCTATATTCATTAGCTAACTGTTTTAATTATATCTTGAAGTTGAGACCAGTGTGCAGGATTAATTTCTGGCGGGATTCCGCTATATTTTAGCTCTAAAGAATTTAATGCTGTTAGATATTTCAAGGCCTGTTTTTTATGTGGAGAAGATGAGAGGTTATGTAGCATATCGGCTAGCTTTATTTTTAACGCACCCGGATTATCAGATAATGACAAAACATATTTTGAGTAGTCTGCACCTGGTTCATGTGTTAAAAGATATAAGATCTGTAAAACATGTTTTCCTTCGCTGGGACTAGAATATGACGACGTTATAGCATTGACAAGTTCATTTTCATCAACATAGTTCCCATATTTTATAGCATCTTCTAGCGTATCATGTAATAAAGCAGCTGTACATAACAGCTGCTCTCCTGGATAATATTGCTTTATAATATTTGCGACTGCTATCGGGTGTTCGATGTATGGTTCGCCGCTGCGCCTCATCTGACCTGAGTGTGCTTTTTCAGCGGTTTGTAGAATATTTGAGGCATCTTTACCCCCACAAACTTCTTTTATGTATTCTCTTAAAACTTGAAAATCAGATCTCACAACTTATTCCCACAAGGCTAAATTATAATTATCTACTTGTGGTGTGATCTTAATCATCTTTGATAACATTTTCATGAATAATTCCACGAATAGTTTTTCTTAACAACATTTCATGTTTAATTTCTATCTTGTTTGCAGAAACTTTGACGTCCGGATATTTTGCTTTTAATGCAGAATCGATTGCAGTTATATTATCTATAGAATCCTCATATATGTATACGTCTGTATAACCAGGGGCAGGAGCTTTGATCATATGACGAAGGACCCTTGTTACTTTTGCTTGGGGATTTGAACTACCCACCCCTATAATATGAATATCATCTGTAATACCGTTATCATTTAAAAAAGCTTTCATAGGTGCTGCTTTTCCGCGTGCAGATAATACCATTACATTTTGAATACCGTCTTCTTGGATTGCTTTTTTTAATAACTTAAATGTGTTTGTTATAACTTTTCCATCCGGAGGGTATACATCAAACTCAGAAAAATCAAATCTATCGCCAGGCTGTTCAATATATGTTGCAAATTCATGGCTTTGCAGCAATTCAATATCCCCACTGGAATGTATTACTTTAACTTTTGCACCTGAAGAAACTAGTGTGTCATCAAAATCAAAAATATGTAGTCGTTTATTCTTCATAATCTAAATGTTGTTGGGAAGTTTCAACTAGCATACTACTAGACTGGATCTTTCCTCCACCAACATTAAATATGACCTTGCACCCGATATCGGAACAAAGTCGAAACTCCGGAACGGTCTCTGCGTTGACCCTATCTCCTCCCTTAGTAAAATAGTTTGGGCGAATGATGTCAATGGCTCCAGTAACCGTTTGGCTTCCATCATCCCATCCCACAACATAGTCAACACCTTCAATCCCAGCAATTATTTCCATGCGCTCCTCATGAGGCATAAAGGCATAACCCTTTTTTCGTTCTAAAAATCCGTCCCCATTTACAATAATAATAACAATTCCCGTATGCCTTGTAGGATATTCATCCGGATTGTTGGCTAATTCTACTGTACCCTGTATGCATCTAAGATGTCCTACATGCATTGGGTCAAAGCCACCGGAGGTTACATATATATCTCTATCATAAATCCCTTGTAGGTCATTTACGAGCATACTAACATCACTTATAACCTTACCTGGCATTGTTACCTACTTTAAGCAATCGGAAAACCCCTTTGGAAAGAATGGTTTATTCTTGTTATAGAAGAAATCCCAATCACCGTCTAGAATGTATGTTACTGCATGATCATCCATACTTCGCACACTCCGTCCAACCGCCTGTACAATTGACTTTGCGGTTTGTAAGGGGTACCACCATCTCCACTTATTCATTCTCTTTTTTACTAGTTTGTCACCGAGATATGGATACGGTACCTTACAAATAACCTGGAATCGTCCTAACTCATCGTAAAGATCAATTCCTTCTGTCATTGAAGGTGATAACAATATTGTTGGAGATTTTGACTTGATATGTTCATTTAACATATCTTCCCTATTATCGCTGCTGTGGATCAACAATCTCTTACTACGGATATTTCTCTTAAGATAATTTGCGATCTTGTATGTGTGGCAATGAATTATTCCTTTTTCATTTTTATGTTGTTCCATAATCGCTTTGACGGCTTTTGCTAATTTCGGAAGGGTATCATCAATTGCCTTCGCACTCATCTTTCCGATTGGGAAAGCCATGATCGGCCGGTGTTCTACTGGGAAAGGAGAAGGGATAGATATAAAAGCAACATCATCTCGCGGAATTCCAAGCAAAGTACAAAATGCATCTCTATCTAGAATTGTAGCTGACATCATGACAACATGTTTTCCATGTTTAAAAACCATATCATCTGCAAACGGTGCAACATCAATAGGCTTGAATTCAAGCCTCCGCCCTGCTCTGCCATCAGCCGGCGCCATATTAAAGACCCAATTATCGCTATCATATACATCTAAGAATCGCTGGATTTTACATGCATGTTTATCTAATAGGTCATACTGTTTGGCTAGCTTCGCAAACTCTTGTAGTTTTTCCCTAAGATTTATATACTTGTCTAACATCTTCTCAACGTGCTTCACGTGTGCGCGTATCTTGGGCGAGTATATATTCCGGATCCAGTCAATGGCTTGAAGCTGTGTTGATATGCGGGGCATCTGTAGTTTCATTGATTTTGCAAATCGTTCGGTGACTGCTACTTCAATAAACTTACTGAGCTCTGTTTCTACATTATGGGCCTCGTCGATGACCAGCATATTTCTTGGTTTAAGTTTTCCAGAATAAGTAGTTTCAGCCAGGAAATATGAAAAGTTAGTAACACTCTCAGTTGATGCAAGAAATTCATCTTTAGCATTTTTATATGTGCAATTGAATACACAATGACGCCAGTGAGGTGTGCCTTTCTCAGCAACCTTAAGCAGCCTTTGTCCCTCGCCACAATTTGTTTTACCCCCAAATGAGCATGTGTAATTAGATGAAGATTTAATAGAGCACATCGCTCCAGCCGGCTTTGCAAAGTCTTTAACATATTGTTCCTGAAGGATTTTTTGTGTCGTTAAAAAATATCCTCCTGGTTTATATGGTTCTTCATCATGATGCATAGCCTGAAGAGGTAGTGAATCCATGTATCTTGACAACGTTACACCGATAGCACTCTTGCCCACCCCTGTGCCGGCCTCAACAATAACAAATTTTTTCTCTTGATTTATAAACGCATCTAAAGCAAAGTCAATAGCTTCTGCTTGTGCATCCCTAATATCGTTATATGGAAAAATAGACTTTACATTAAATTGCATTTCACACACCTTACCATATTGTACAATGCTAGTACTAGATTTTCAAGTTATCGCTGAGAATGATGCTGGTCTTCAATAAGCTTCGAAGCTTCTGCTATATAGATTCTTTTTCGAAGATTTGTTGTTGACCAGTTATGTGATCTCGAATTAAAGTAACACTCAATAGGAAGCTCATGTCCGGTAAATTTCTTATGTTCCCAGTCAGCCCCAAGTATTCGAACGTCAGGATTAATTCGCTTAAGCAATTCTATTAGATCATCTTCAGTATCATATAACACCGTTTCGTCGACGAAACGAATTGACTTTACCATAATAATACGTTCTTCGTATGATTGAACAGGTTTATTTTTATTATATCGATCAACACTGGGATCTGACTGAACACCAACAATTAGATAGTCACACTGGGCCTTGGCTTCTTCTAGCATTAATGCATGCCCAGTATGAAAAAGATCAAATGCCCCGCATGTAAACCCAACCTTGTTATTCATCTTCTACCTGATCTCCCCAAGAAGTCCATCCTTCTCTAATTTGTCTCGAGAACATATCAAGATATGGGCCATGACTTCTTTTTTCGACCATTTGATAAAATGCATTCGGCTTGATACTATGCCCAGTTTTCTTTGCCTGAATTATCGATGAAATGGTTCTGTCACCTGTACGAGGTAGTACACCCCTACCACGGGTACCAAACAAACATAGTTCATGTTTACCACGAAAATATTGCCCAAGGCCAATTTGGTTTTTGACCCATGCAATGTTTGTGATATAACGAAACCCCAGTGCACTCATTACTTCAAGTCCTTTAGGCAAAAAACTATTCGTAACCCAAAGATACATATGTGCATTATCATCTACATCTTCCCAAACCGGTGATTGGATAATCGTACGAATAATGCCTGGGGTGTCTAATAGGCTATAATGCTTGTCTGCACCTCTTTTGATCTTACCACCCCCACGTTCCAACCATGGAGGATCAATTACAACAGCCTGATATTTAGGTTTCTCTTGCTCTTCATCAATTAATTCAAGATCTGAATCTTCAAAAAGTGTTTGTTGGATCATTTTTCTTCCTGCCTATTAATACCATTAAGACGGTATAGTTCTCTAATGCCAGCCTCTGTAAGCATACACCAGGTGCCATTATTATTTTTAAAAATTTCTGCCTCTTTTTTTGCTACTAACATATCAACACCAGCCAATTCTTTATGACTCATGTTTCCCAGATTTCTTTTCCCTGCCCAGCTAGCAGCAATTGATCGGATCAGTTGGTGCTTAAAATCTTTATTCATTTTTCTCTTTGATGTGGGGAATGATTAATTCATTAATTAGTCTAATAGTATTTTCTGGCATATCAACTTCATATGATGTCCCCATCGGCCGAAGAGCCTTGTAGATTGCAAAATCATTTCCACCCTCTCTACACTTATCTCCCACAAACCATGTAGTTCCTACATTTTCAAAGTGTTGTAATGCGTATGTCTTATCCCAACCCCGAGGGTATATATCAATAGAACATTGACCCCCAAGAGCCATAGTAATGTTTTTTACTTTATTCCTAATAAGGCTTCTTTGTAATTTTGTTAGAAGATTTTTACGTAGATGTGTTTTATTGTCGATGTCAATAAATTTGCTTCTGTCATTATCTTCAAAATCCCTTCCGATCATACACCAATTCAAGAGGCTCCCCCTATATTGAATGAATGTTCCACTTAGCGGAAGGTCAGGTACGGTTACTGATATGCTTGACTGAAGACTTAATATAGACCTAATAAGTTTTTTAAGACTTAATTCACCTATTTCTGACTTCATATTAGCATTATATACTCGGGTTGGTTGTCGAGTTGTACCGTCGAAGATATATTTCTGTGTTCCATTACAAGGGAGAATTGTTAGCTTATCGAGATCAATGTCTTTTGATTCCCACAAAGCGCTACATTGTTCTTTGATATAATCAAATCCACTACCAGACACAATCCCTACATGTGTATAGGACATTAGGTTAGTCAACACATTAACCATGTCTTCCTCAATTTGTTTTCGATGAGGGGTAATTGTACCATCCATATCAAATAAGACTAATTGATCCATAAGATTCCTTTGTGTAATCTATAAAAATACTAACGTCGAATGCAGTATTGTACATGGGAATGTACATTTATAGGTCATTACTTAGTTAATTTTCCTAACAACGGTCGCCAACCTATAATTAAAAATAGGTGCTGACATGAATCATGTTGTTGTGCCGACACAGACACGAGTTAAATTATGTCAAAAATATTGAAATACTGCACGAAAAGAATAGTAAAGTTAATAAGCCTATTTTCAGTTTTGGGTTTAATATTTTGCGTACTAACAATAGGTTTATTTAAGGCTGAAAATACTTCACTAACAATTGCGACCCATGAAGATTATACAGCCGAAAATTTACCGGTCAGGTCGTTTACCCTGGTTACAGTCCAGCCTAGTCTTCGCCTAGAATCTTGTTACGGTACCAACCCGTCGACTGCTGACTATTGTAGAACGTTGCTAGCCGGTAATCGAACCATAGACTTAATAAATATGAGAAGTATAGGTTCAGGTGCCGTCGTTGGCTGGGCTGGTGATAGAACATATATACTTACTGCAAAACATGTTTGTGAAGGTCCGATACCACCATATGATATACAAATAGAAGGTGAGGGAGAAAATCAGTTCATATTGGGCGTCTCAAGTACTTCTTCATATACGCTGGTTGATTATGAAGGGAATGAAAGAGATGCAGAGATTTTTCGAATGCATCAACATGCAGATATTTGTGTACTAGTCACAGATGGTAATTGGGGCACACCCATTCGTGTTGCTACCGAGCCTCCACCAGAAGGGGCAATGGTTTATAACATGGCAGCGCCGCTAGGTATATTTACACCCGGAATGGTACCTCAATGGAGAGGATATTATTCCGGCCGGGACGATAGAGGTTATGAATTTTATTCTGTACCGGTTGCCGGAGGTTCATCAGGATCACCGGTGATATATGATAATGAAATTGTTAGTATCATTGTCATGGCACCTATAGGTTTTTCGAATATAGCTATAGGGGTAAACCTTCAAGATATCCATGATGTCCTGGGGTCAATCCAGTAAGGTCATGGCCTATTTCTAGCGATCGCCCTTAAGACAGAGTTCTTAATTTGCTTAGTTGGCTCATCGATAATTTGATCAAACGTTCCTAACCTAAATTGTCCAGAAATTTCGCATGCAAAAGAAAAGCATGGTGATATATTATCATCTGGATGGAACATGGTAATCTTTCCGTAGCTAAGCTTTTTGTCTGGAGAGCGGTAACAATATACCAATTGGCCTACCTTATAGCCTTTATATTCTAAGGGCCCAAGTTGCTCTGGTGGCTTTATTTTGTTTTTTGATTTTCTTGGCATAGTACAATTATACCAACCTGTAATCTATTGTTCTTGATTTAAAAGTTTTCTTCTTGCAACATCTGCATGATTTCTTGCAAATGATCTTGCTTCTTCTTCATTACTAAAGACTCGAAGAGGAGTACTTAGTTCCTTATTACCATCAACAGTTATTTTAACATGATACTCGTTGCCATTATCTGCAGGGTATATATCAATCTCCATTCCTGGATAATCTTCCCATGAATATGGATCATTATCAAGTGTGTGATAATTTCTTCCTATTTCCTCTTTAATGAGTTTTCTTAGCAGCTGTATAATATTATCCACTTTTATTAACCTTATGGTCACCAAGCTTAAGTAGGGCTCTATTAAATGTAACCTGTAATGATAACTTTGCCTGACGTAACCTTATAATATTTTGTTTGTCATTATTTTCTTTCATAATCATGTTCATAATATTAATATGTTTTAAAGCATTTTGATAGGCCAAATCCAAACGATGAACTGAATCATTTACTTTTTGCGCCTTGTTTCGACGAGTAAAAAGGTTGAAAAACATAACAGGCCCCCATAACATTAATTATTATGAGGGCCCGAAACTAAATTAACTGTTTATAATTCGATTAGTTTCTTAAATCTTTAGTGTTAGAATTTATTATAACAACTTGATAGCTTCCATCCTCTAGTTCAACCAACAACTTTTGTACGAATGTTGATTCAATAATAGGATTATCTACTGTGGTACCGTCCTTCATATAATCCGGAAAGACAGGAACAGTTCGATATCTACGCATATCATCTTGTGGATCTGCACTTTCATCTCTTTCTATATGCAATAAAGAAGAAATATTAGACTGTATGTCAGTATTATGTTGCCTCATTATTGATTGACCATTAGCTCGAAGATGATGTGAGTTACACGCTGTGCCCATGCATAATATGCATAACATACAACATGCTGGAACGAAACTAAACTTGAACAAAGAATTAAACATAGGGTTTTTAAATTACCTTATAGTCAGTGGCTATAGAACTTCGTCCGGGACACCCGGCCTTGGCAAGATAATAGCCAACATATTTGTTAAATATGCATGTGCTTGGGTTAGATCCTATTTTTTATGAACCATTGTAACATTTAAGTAAGCACTCTGCATCCCATGTGCTTGGCGGAGTCTCTTTGCCAAAATCGATCAACCTGGCCTTTTCCGGCCAAGTTGAAGAAACTTTCCATAACCCCCATGAGAATGCGCTGCCACCCATCCCATTAACTACATAATCGTGGGCTTGATCCAAGGTCTGGAACTTGCCGACATGGGGACGCTTACCCCAGTTACCTCTAATCTGTAGCCCTTCTGGCATACCTTGCTTATTGTAGCAAATTGTAACCACAACCGCATGGCCATGGAATGTGCCATCAGACTCATATGATCCAACAGCAAAAAATAATGGGGCAAATTTAGGATCAATAACAACTGCGCCATACTGAGTAAAGTCGTCACAGTCTGTTAATGCCTTAGGCCAAACATTAAATTGCGCTTCTCTAAGAATTGCCAACAACTCAGAGTTATTAAGATCTCTCTTTACCTGGTCAATGGCAAGGCTTTCTAGTTTTCTTTTTTCAACATCTAAGTTTGCCAGATGCCAATGAAACCTTCGGCCGCTACGAACCATATCGAGGGGCAGCCATTTTCTCCCTAATATAATATCAGGCTTCCATAATGCTGACTTGACAGTCCTATCATATTCTTCTGGTGACATATGATGAAGAATTACTTTCTTAAATTTTCTATCTGCAACTATTCGTACGATCATTCCCCACAAGGAATATAGTCTTAGCTTAAGTGATAACCAGAACCCTGCATATAATAATCTTGCCTTAAGGCTTACCCATCTTTCTTTCATGTTAAATCCTACTCTTTCTTCTTGTTAAATATAATACTCTGGTGTTTGCCGGGATTAAATTATCTCGACATTGTTAGTACCTTGCCTATTAGCACTTATTCACCAGGTCGGTGTGGTGTGGAACCTGATACCCCTGAAAATGCTGCTGAACCTATGAAATCAATAAGCGCTTCTTCATCAATGCATACATCACACATGCAAATATTTGAAGTGCACTCTTCATTTCGGAAGCATTCACCACCTACTATTCTAGGATAACATTCACCAACCTCATATACACAATAATGATCATCATCACAGTCTTGTGAATTTACACATTCGGTTAGGCATGAACCAGACATTGATTCATACCCATTACAACCATTGTAATATGAGGGTTCCCAACCAGGCTCAGCCTCTGCAGCAAACGAATCTACGAAATCGCATGCTCCAGGGCCGACCTGAATATCTACGTCGACGGGTGCTTCAACTTCAAACAATGTACAAGCTCCCAATGCTAATAACCCAAAAACTACTAAAAATATTATGGATCTTGCTTTCATAATGATAAGCTAACGTAAACAAAAAAATAAAGAACGGAACGGAACTATGAATTTAAAGCCTCATAAAAGCCGGCTAGAAAGAAAAAAGGCCCCTAGCTAAAATATAACTAGGGGCCTCTAATACTTTTTTACTTTTAAAGTACTTTTTTGTTACTCTACATCGATGACAACAGTCGAGCTCTTCTTATCTTCAACTGGAATAGTAACCGAAAGAATTCCGGCATCATATCGTGCGCTAACAGATCCTACACTAACATTGTCAGGCAAGGACCAGGTTCGAGTAAACTCAGAATAAGAATACTCCTGCCGTACAACATCACCGGTAGTTGCGCTATCATTTGCCTGGCTGAGACTAACTGTCAATGCGCCATTATCGCATGTAATCTTGAAATCATCCCGACTGTATCCAGGTACTGCAAGGTTAATCGTATAGCCGCTGTCTGTATTCATGACATTAGCTGCAGGTACGGTCGACAATGCCGTGGTCGTTGATCGCCGAAGCGGCTCATTAAAAAATGCATCAATCATAGAATCGAAATCCCCAAGAATAGGACTACGACCAAATCGTGAAATTGGAAAAATGTTACTCATTATTATATTCTCCTTCGTGGTTAAAAATTAAGTAAACTGATTACCAGTTTTCTTCCAAAGGAAATATAAACATTTTGTTAGAGAAGTACAACTACTCGATGCACTTTTTAATTAACAGCTACTAAAACATCTAGGCCCATTTTAACAAGCGTCCCCAACAACGCAGCCAGAACAAGCCAGGTTAATTTTTTTTGACTAGCTAGCTTGTCTTCCATTAATACTAGCCGTGGTTCACGCGCAGAAAATAATCTTTCAATTTCTAAGCGATCAGGTTTTTGGCCAGTATCATGTTCTAAATTAGTAACACGCTTATCTAGATCCTGTGCCATCATACTAGCTTCTTTCTGGCCTTCTTTCATTTCGACCAGCATGTCATGTAAAGTCTCTAATTTTTGATTGCTTAATAGTACATGTGATAGTACATCATTAATAGCGGATGTAGAATCTTCTCTTAATTTTTGAATCGATGATGTTGATGAATCCTTAAGATTAGCTAGCTCTTTTTGTAAATCTTTGATATCATTTTCCATAGCAGCCCACCTTATATCATTATTGTCAGACATTGAACAGCTCCTTATACAATACGTATATGTAAATTATTTAAAACTGTAACTTACTGAACTGACGAGTAATCCAACATTAAGGGGATCACCCTTATAATTATTGAGCTCTTTTAATTTTATTTCTCATTTTCCCTATAAGTTTAAGATCTTTTTCTACCCCTTCTTTCCTTGCAATCTCCATTATAAAAGGTCGCATACATAGAAAAGGTTCTTTCATGGTTTTCATCCATTGATCGATAAGGGAGGGATCATGTAATTCTGGTATCTGATACCAAAATTTAGACTCAAGCATATGATCTACTATTTTGTCTAATCCAATTTTTTCTTCAAGGCTTTCAAATAAATTTAAAAGCTTCATCTGTTTAGACGTCTTTTTTCGACGCTCTTCCGATGACCAGTTATTAGGGTTCCGGAAGATATTAATTAGAGATTTAATCTTAGCCCTATTTCTGTAGGCCTTAAGATGATCAGGCAGATCCTCATGAGTTAATGCTGATCTACTTTCTTTATTTTCATTAGCCATCTTTAGTCTTCGTTGTGTGTTTGCTGTCTAGTCTTAAAGCTTTTTGATTTAAATCCCATAGGTTTAATTTCGTTCCAGTGCACGGATCTTCCCTCACCCTCAATTAGCACATCGATCTTACCGTTACCAGGTAGGCCTACAACAACACCAATTGCTTTAAGATCCCGGCCGGGGGGGACTAGTTGGTTCCATTCGATTAGTTCACCCAAGTGGTAACCATATGAATCAAGGCCAGACATTTAGCTTAAATCCGGGAAGTCAGGTCCAGGCTGGTCGCTATATGTGCCCCCATGGAGTTGATCTTCGACCCCGACGATAATATCATTCAGGACTTTTTTAAAATCCTCTGTAGCTGATGTAAGTTTAGAATGAAGATCTCTGGTTGCCTCGTCGACAGCTTTGATCCAATGATCTTCGGTCCGCTTTGTTTTTTCTTCTGAGCCCTTCCCTGTAAATGGACCATATTCTCCTGTCTTAGGATCTGCAAAGGCATCCGGCGAGTTTTCTAAAAATTTCATCATAGCAGTATCAAACTCTTCTACTATATTGTCTACGTGGATTGGGTCAAACTCAACTATTTTTTCAACATGCTGGTAGTCAACCCCGATACCGGCTCCACCCGGCCTGGCAGGCCCGTCTTCATTTAAATTGTTTAGTTCTTCTTTAATCAGATTACGAAGAGTATTTCGATCTAGCTTCTTTGACTTGTCGGTTACAATCTGATTACGGCGTCCTCGCCGGAGTAGTTCTTCTGGGCCCACAACTGATTCTTTAATTAGTTGCTGCAGTTCTGAACATGATAATTTTTTCATTGCATCGTCCTTCTTTTCTTCCTATAGTATTTATGCACCTTAAAATGAATAACCATATTAATCTAACGGCCGCGCTTTTTGATCTTTGTTTTGGCGGCTCGAGCAAATATAGAAAAATATTCGTGTTAGAATCATTTACATCATGCCGTCTAGCATCGGCGATATCGCAAGATCATCAGATGGCATAGCAGACAATGTATCCGCAGGCTGATCAGCATCATCTCTTTCGACCGGTGACAATAATTCTTGAAGTAGCTTAGCTACCCAATCTAATAGTTCTTCAGGAGAAGCGCCGGCTTGTTTAAGTTCACTTGCAGCAGCAATCGGGCATGGAAGACCGGTTGGACATTCTTCATTCAGAGTATTCATCTCTTCCATAATAAGTTCCCGTAGCATTTCTTTATTGAGTTTCATATTAATTCCTTTTTTATTTCTTCTTATCAAGATTCTCAGGATTAACGACGTCAGATACAACACCTTCAACCTTAGGCTTAATTAAAGCAACCAGCTTCCGGACTCCGTAACGGGCCCATACAAATGCTAAATATGCAACAGGAACGCTAGCAGCGCCCAGTCCATAAGACCACCAATTCCAACTTGCCATAACAATTCCTCCAATATTATGTTAATGCGATATTGATCGCTCAAGTACCATCTTAATTATTGCTAAGACAATGAAATATACTGCAATAGCTACTAAACGTAAAGCTATCTACGGAATTATCGTCTTATAAGTCATTAAAACTTAAGATAAAAAGCATATACATGCCCAGGGGCTCTAGGATGCTCTAAGAGGGCCTAAGGCATAATACCATGGTTTCCCCTAAGGGTGTTAATAGAACCTTGCTGGCGGCATGCCCCAGAGGGCAGTTTTTCTGAAAATTAGGAAAAACTTAAAATTTAATCAACATCATTGATGCGAGTCAAATATCTCTGCTCAACAATACATTTATTGCCATTCAAGAGTATTTCGGCCGAGGAGGGCTCATATACATTCGATGCATATACGCTTAAGACGACACCGGTGGGTGCCATCTTTGGATCCATTATAATATGCCGCGTATGATATTTCATATGAACCGCAACGAGGTCTCCAGGCATTATACTATATCGGTGTCTTGTTGGGCGGCTCGAGCTATTTTTAATCATTAGCTAATTCGAGGTCATTAAGTAAGACCCATCGTTGTTGATTGGTTGTACTATCAATTATTAAAGCCATTTGATCCGGAGCTTCAGATTTACTTTCAACCTCAATGATCAATCCAATAATTTCCGGAAGTTTACCAACCGGTTGTTCAGCGCTATCGTATACCCGCCGAGAAGGAATCCGTACCAGGTCACCCTTTTTAAAGATAGTCAAAATAGGCTTTGGGCGGGCTTCAACGATATCGCGTGCGATATCATAGTCAGCCCACTCCGAAAGCGCCTCCGTACGCTCATACGTATACCAAGCTCTCACAGTCTTGTCGTCTTCCCACCCAAAGTCATAAAAGGCATCTTCATAATTACGATACTCTTCTGGCCAGTCACAACGATCCGGATAGTTCAATAATAATTCTTGGTATTGTTTTTTTAAGTCATCGGGGTTCATCATATATCCGGGGAGGAGGTGTTAATATAAAATACCGGTAGCCTACGTAGTTGTACACATGTTATCTACCAAAAATTTTTGCGGCAATCGGGTGGCTATAAGAAGTCCCGGACCAGTATTGATCGAAGCCGTTAATGGTTACCACATTATTTTCCCGAGTGAACGCACGATTTTTTGATAGATCATGCAGTGTCTTCGCAGGGAAAGTATGATCCGTAGATAGATATGAGTTCGGCAGGCAATCCCTTACTTTTCCCCAACGTACTCTCCATACCCATTGAGGATTCCCATGTACCCAACGCGTTGCTATTTGAGATATGTGCCCGTGGGGCACTCCAGGCTTTTCGAAAAGATCGATTAATACGCACCATTCATGGGATGGCTCAAAAATAATGAGATCACCCACGTAGAACTCACCGTAGTATGTCATGCCATCTGTTTGTATATTACTTACACCACTAGCCGATAATCGACTCATCCTCACATCCAATAGTAGCCTTTCGACTACGAGCACATAATAAGCATATGCGTTTATTTGTTTGTTCATACGTGTAACTTGTGCCGCCTACTATGGCTTTGTCCAAGTGTTTCTTGTATATCTTAAAATGTTTTTCGCATAGCCTATGTGTATAGCTACCATATCGATCATATACGTTTATCTGTTTCATCTATATTACCTTAAGGTCTGTTGCATCATGACGACACAGTGGACCATTGCTATCAGCTGAAGGCCTATTACCTTCCGGCCATAATACTGTTACAGTGGTTATCTTAGAAATTTTTTCACCATGATGGCTAGCCACGTGATCATAATGCGGTCGTCGGGATTCAACATCAATGACTAACCCGGGTTCTGTACACATACCAGGTAGCTTCCCGGGGTTTTTTACAATAACTAAATCACCGGTCTTTACATGTAACATCATATCTCCGATATCTGGCTTCGGGCAACAAGACGGGGACGCCCGTCGAAATAAACTATACAACCTGTAGAGGCACTGATTGCCAGGATGATTCCGATATCGGTACTATTGACTCGTACGAGGTCACCGGGATTCATTGATTACCTCGAGTTGCTCTTTATATTCTACTTCACTTGGGAACCGGTCATTCCACATGACAACCGGGTCTGCACTATCCCCTCGGAGATCCCAACCAATTACGATACCAATCCAAGTTTCATTAATCTCTGGGTAGGCGCCCCCGATACATGAGGGCTTGACTAAGTCCCCTACTTTTATCTCCATAGCTTCCATCCACTGTGACTAAACCCAGGAGAGGCGACTTCGGCTGGACCGAGAGGTGGCTTCGGCTTTTTATGGCTAGCATATACTTCCGTACCATCGACTAGCCTGACCTTATATTGGCTGCCTCTGATATGTTCGATTACCATTGCGCCGTAGAATTCCCCGGTCTGAGTAATCAAGTTTCCTTCGAGTGATTGCCTTTGTCTGGCAAATTCGGCGCGTTCTTCGGCTGTTAGTCTTTTCTTGCGCTCTTTAACAGCCTTCTTAATTTTCTTTTTATTCACGTACACATTCCCTCTACTTTTCGGTATACTCATTCTACTATATCCACACTGTCACGTCTCACCCCGGGGACTACAGCGTTATCATATCCCCGGAGCACTGTAAGGTGGATGCCTACGGTATCGATAACAAGCCCATATGCCGGCGGTTGGTTCGTCTTACCCCAATGTTTAAATGGAAGCCTGACGAAATGGCCGATGACTGGCTTAACGCGTTTCTTATCTCGAGGTGGGGGCATCATGTGGATTATTGAGTCCTCGTTTTTCTTTGAGTTCGAATACTAGCTTTAAAGCATCTGCCATACAGTCGACAGCACATAACATGCCATCCCCAAGTACATACCATCCATCTTTTCGTCTCTCTGCTCGAATTGGCCCGGAGGTATCGAATGTCATTCCATCATTGAACTTAAGCAACGGCACTTTTATCTCCTGCCATTTGTTCTGATTGTACCTTGCGCCATCCACCTTGACGGGAGCGAATTCGGCGTTTAAGCCCTTGATTATCACCATTCATATATACAATATCATATGCTGAACAATAGATGCCGGCTAGGTCACCCATACCATTGGCTTCCATCTCATAATCCTGTGCTTCCATGAAGCGATGAGTGTAAGGTCCTCGAAGAACTGTTGCGAAACTCCCTTGACCGTTATTGATTAAATCACCTACTTTGAACATTGTGTCTTTCCTTTAGCTGTACAGCTGTTTTGATTTTGAAAATGGCTCGAGATATTTCGAGAAGATTTTGAGTTTTTCTTTTTCCTACTCGCCCCGGAAACGGAAACGGTTTTGAAATTGACTCGAGAAAAAAAATACATGCGCTTAGCCACCGCTGCCCCGGGGCCGCCCCGGATAGTATGCAAGGGGGCCCGAAAAGGGGGCCCGAGAGCCGCTTGTAGGGGGCCTCGAAAGGGGGCCCTTGGGTGCTGCCTACTGGGCCCCTCTAAAGGGGGCCCTTCTGGGCTGTCCTGGGTCACTGTCACACGCCGCTACCTCCCCCACGCTCAAACAGCACTGCCAGTAGCACGAGCAGTACCGTAGCTGGCCAGGCCAGAGATCCGATAACTGCTTGGCGTCGCGTGACGGGTGGCTCGGCGTGTTTGATAAGCTGCCATGTAAGCGCCGTCATTCCGAGCCATCCGAGTCCTGCTAGTGTCAAGTTGAATATCATTGGTTCCTCAATATAGTACTATTATACCATATGTCATGCTGTTTTGCACGAGGCTGTAACATTTATTTTTACCTGCCCCACCTGCGATAGTACTTGTCGTTCTCAGCTTGTACCTTCTTACGGGCATCGCCATATACGCGCCGCATAGCAGCTAGGTCACGGGCTTCTTCGCGCTTACGCTTCCTGACGTCATATGCTATATACACAAAAGCAACCACGCCACCTATCAGCATATTGATCGCTGTGATTGCCATTAGGTCTCCCCATTGGATTGTCTCTAACATATTTTCTCCTTTTAGCCGGCGTTGAATTCTTCCGGCAATTCGAAGGGGTCGACCACATGCCGCACGTCCTTCAGTGTTCGTCGTTGATATGTGTGTGACCAATCAGCATGTGACCCGGGTACTAGTGCAACCAGACTTTCACCTGGCTGCGCATGTTTAGAACATACTGAGCTATAAGCTTCATCTCTATTTGGAGAGGCGTTGATGTTCACGACACGCGCGGGGGAAGAGCTAACTTCCGATACAAAAACTGCTGTGTACATTTTGATTGGGCTCATAATCATATTCTCAATTCATGAAGTACTTGAAGTAAATTGTAAAAACTCAATCGTTACTTCGCGACTTTTCCTTCCCTTGGTCCAGGACAAAAGGTGGCGGGTGGGACCGACCAAGGAAACCCCACCCGCCGGCGATTCGAACGAATCACCATAAGGTGACTTAGGCTGCGCTAACTCGAGCAACCTCCTTGAATCCGCGATTGTTCAGAGCCAGGAAGAAGGTGTGGCCACAGCCACCGAACCGGTTCTTCGTAGTCTGGAGGACTCGGCAACCTTCAAGGTCCTTGTCCTTCGTCTCAACGGAAAGGTGCATCATGGCGTCAACCATGTGCTTAAGCTTATTACTTCCGGAAGCCTGGCCAGACTTGCTGACCTGTCCGATGACAACCGCGTTGCAGTAATGCTCCTTGCAGTAGTCAGTGATCATTGCCAAGGCACGCTCAGCAGACCGGGAGTTGATGTGACCGTCATTGTACTTACCATCATCCATACACTGGAGGGAGTCGACAATCAGGAAGAAAGGCTTACCAGGATTCTTCTTTCGAAGAGCATCACACTTCTTGAGGAGCGTAGGAACATGAGTTTCCTGACCCACCTTGAACCCGCCCTTGAGGCGAAGACGTTCAACAACCAGCTTGACCTGATAGAGGCTTTCCTCTGCAGTGTTAAACACCGCGGTAGCACCCTGACGGGTGAGGGCATTAGCCAGGGAGAGCATCATGGTCGTCTTACCTGAACCAGGCTCACCGGTGAAGAAGGTAACTGCGGACGGGGTAAATCCCTCACCGCCCAGGGCACAATCGACGTAGTCGAGGCCGGACTTTACCTTATTACGTAGCTGCTTCGGGACGTCAATGTCCAGAATGTTGGCGCCGAAATCGATGTCGTTTGTAGTAACTTTGAGCTTCATTTTTTCTTCCTTGGTCAGGTTTAGGAGTTGGGAACCATTCCCCCCTTCCTTATGTATCCATTATACAATATTGTGGCAGATTTTGCACGAACTTGCATGTCGAATAGTCATTTTTTTTACTTTTTTTGTGCTTTATTTAGGGCACCCATGATGGCCAGGGAGATGTTAGAGGCCTCAGGAGATGCAGTCTTGGGGGTAGGGTTAGCCATAAGCTGTACCGATCCCGTCCCTGGATCCATGTCTAGATGACCTGACCAGTACCCCTCGATGACTACCTGGTAGATAAATCCAGGATTATTGGGGTCTAGACCTCGTGTTTTTAGCTCAGCCTGGACCCATTGATTTGCTTTAGGTGTCAACTTCATGCTGCCTTCTTCCCCTTCATCTGAATGAGGAAGTCCCGCTTCGAAGCTTCGAAGTAGAGCTTCCGGTCAGGGGTAATTACCCATCCTCGCTTAAGGATCGAAGGACCCGGGTCACAACACTCACCATCAGTGAGGATCAAGTACCCATCAAACCGATGACGATTCTTATTTGCATGTACCGTTGCAGCCCTAAAATCAGTACCACCATAGCGAGTACGTTCCATTCCAGGTGCCCGATTCCGTCCCCACTCCCGCTCGGAGCTTTCATCAACCTCTGTATCAAAGTTAAAGATGGTGAACTTCGTCTTCTTGGCCAACTGCTTAAGCTCACCAAAGAGAAGGGAGAGATCCTCATCACTAACCGATCCACTCTGATCGATGTATACTGCGATTGAAGAGGTGTAGCCCTTTTGAAACCCGGGATGTACACCAGGATACTTGCGGTGGATCCGCCGGACGTTGCTAGCGCGGTTGGCGCGCCGGGTCATTCCGCAGAACTTCTTAAGGACTGACTGCCAGGGAATCTCCTTGGAAATCAACTCTCGAATCATTGACTGGCCAGAAGCACCAACCGAACCCCATTGGCCGGACTGGTCACACTTCTTAACAGCATCTTCAACTGCCTGCTTGACCTTGCCCTTAATAAGCTCACGATCCTCATCGGAAAGCTCATCCCAACCATCATGGCTATCCATGGTACCTGGCAATCCAGGAGCCGGTTGTCCCTGACCAGGTTGACCAGGTTGACCATCACCAGGCTGACCCTCACCCTCACCGTCACCAGGCTGACCTGGTGCAGGGGCAGGATTAGTCAATGCTTCCTGAACTTCATCATCAGCCATCAACTCGGCGAAATACCATTCGGCTGACTTTTCCTTGGGGAAGGATGCAATCTTTGCAGAGACTGTCTCAAACTGCTTGACCCTATCCGGTCCCATTGCGATCTTATCAGCCTCGCTCAGAGCCTTGAACTCCTTACCAGGTACCAAGCCACCCTCAGGCAACTCTTCCTCTGGAATCAGGCTGTTGATTGCAAGGTCAGTAGCGTAGTTCCAGACCAGGTGAGGCTCGTGGCGTCGTGTCGTGGTGTGTTCGAACACCAGGTGGTAACACTCATGCTTAAGGAGACCCTTAATGTGCTTCGAAGGGAGCGCAGCAACAAAACGTGGGTTGTACCACATCTTGATATCACCGTCCTTGGCCAGGACACCGGCAGTGGGAATCGACTCCGACCGTACCTTGGTGATCTGACGAAGGATGTGGCTAAAGAATGGCTCCTCCCAAAGAAGATTAATCAGATGGGGATCAAGCTCAAATGCCTTAGCGGCAGCCTCAGAGGCGCGCTGCGTGTGGGCAAGTTCCGTGGATGTGGTGTCGTTTTTAGCCATGGCCATTCCTTCCTTCCTTATAGTACTATTATACCCTATAGAGGCGGATTTTGCACGAACTTGCATAACATTATTAATTATTTTGTATCGTCCTAAGCCCTTGATATTATTAAGGTTTTTAGGCAATTAAATAGCCTGCAACATGCTCAATGGGACGTCCCAATTCTGACCATGTCCGACACTACAAATAGCCTTTTTTCGTTTAACCCGTACGATGACGCCCTCCGTGTAACCATTCCGGCCAGTCCAGGATACCTTATCACCGGCATGTAGCGTACGACGCTTGACTGCAGATTGTCTATCTCGGATTGACCTGAGGTGTTCAAGCACTGATCCATTAAGATCACGTAGCTGTCGGTCATCAAGGGTGTGGAGGTTGTTAATCATATCTGTGAGTGTCATCTTGTCCTCGATCTAGTTAGCCAGGATGATCCCCAACCAACATGTATATTATACAATAGAGTTCGTAACTTTACACGAATTAGCTAAAGAAACCACCATAATATAGCAAGCCAATCATTAGTGGCAAATCTATAAATAGTGTAAGGGGTGCATTGTAATTGCCTTTCGGCTCACCGTGCTTAAGCAATGCTGCTGTAGTGTTAAAGGCTATAAGACAAATCATAATGATCTGGGGAATTCCCATTTTCTTCTCCTAGTAATGTCTATCGTTTTCAATTTTCATACCATGATACACACCTAATGCATATGCCATGGCTACAAATAATAGGCCTATAATAACTGCTAGCATTTCCTTTCCTGAAATGCGAGGGGCGAACCTTAGCCAGCATTACCTGTTACTAAGGCTGCACCCTCCTGGGTTCTTTAAACGTTTCGGCTAGCCTGAACTGCCTTGACGATAGTCTGACCAATCAGCTTGTGGATCTTCTGGATGTTCGGCAACTTCTGGGTAGCCGAAATGGCATTCCAAAGGGAGACCATCATTTCACCAGGAAGACTCTCAGCGAAGGCAGCCACGTTCTTAGCCTGGCTAGCTGTCCACTCGTTATCTGTACAGTGGTTGGCCAACTTTTCAATCACCGCGTTGAGGCGATCGTTGGTCAGCTCCTTGACACGACCCTTAATGGAACCGTAGCTATCAAGGATGTCCTCGGCACTAACGATTGTCTCATAACCCTCGATGAAGGTAGTAAAGGCGATCGCGGCCTCGGTACCAACAAACCCCATCGCCGTAGCGTAGAATCCGTCGGCGCGCTTCTGGCCGGCCAGTTCGCTAGGAGCCATACCCATGTGGGTCAGCGAAGTAGCAAGGCGGTGCCATGAAGCGGGGTTCGGGCAAACCGTACCAGGCTCAACGCTACCAACGTCGACCCGGAGGTGCTGAGGATTCTGGCGGATGAAGTCAACAAGGACGTCATCAACGTTATTCTCACCAGCCCAGTTGATCCAATCAGCTGCAGTAGGCTCGAGGTCACAGACCCAAAAGCGGCGAAGAAGTGCCGGGTCCATGTCGTTAACATCATATTCTGAACCATGGTTGACAGCAGCAATCACCCGGGTCTGCGGGTGGAGGCGGTAAGGATTACCGTCCTTGTCGTTGCCAAGCTCTCGGTCCAGGACCAACTGGAAGAAAGACTGTTGGACGCCGGGGAGGGAGCGGTTAAGCTCATCCAGCATCAAAACAACAGGCTCTCGGCATGCCCGGATAAACCAGGATGGCATGCAGAAAGTCATGACACCATTTTCCTTCATACCCTCAAGATCAGGGTAACCACCAACATCACCTTCGGACATGGTAGAACCACGTACGTCGATAAAGGGCAGTCCAACGCTGTCCGCGACCTGCTTTCCGAGGAAAGACTTACCGACTCCGGTCGGTCCCCGCATGAGGATCGCGATGTCCGCGGGGAGGTTCGGGGCTACGATATTGAAAGTTTTGATGTCCATTTTTTCTCCTTGGTCAAGAGGCTTGGAGGGCTAATCCCCTCCCCAACCTTCATATATATTATACCCCATGGGGAGGGAATTTGCACGAACTTGCACAATTAATTATGCTTTTTAAAGTTCAATTTCTCCACCAAGCTCTTCCTCATCGGAAACGTCTTCCAAGAGGTCAAATGGCTCTTCACCGGATGGGATTCCCATTTCTGCCGGTACATCAGAGGTGGCGTCAAGTTCAGATTCAAAAGATTCACGTGCTGCAACTCGGGCAGCGTCGCGTGTTTCCTCACAGTAGGCTCGAGCCAACTTTCCAACAGAGAATTCTGCAAGAGGATTGCTGAGATCCGCACTGGCCGATACCACCCAGGCAGCGCCACGGGTTGGTGCACTACGACCGAAGAATAGCTTCCCAACCTTATACGGCTTCTTGTGGGTACGCTTAAGACCTGCAGTGTTTTCGTTACTTTGTTCAATCATTTTCTTTCCTTTTCCTTAGTGTGTATGTAGGCCAGAACCATTCCAGCCTCAACCTTTAGATAGATTATATCCTGCCTCGACCAATTTTACACGAAGATTAAGCACTCGATGTACTTTTTTCTAAGTGGTTGATTTCATTGGACTTTTTTAAGTCCTGACAAGCTACTTGGATCTGCAATGATCGATGATCCTTGGGCCAGGCGTACATCGACGCTGTCAACAGCAATAAATTCGATGACCCCGGTAATCAAAGATCCTTCCGGATCCAGCCGGAATTCTACTTCATCTCCGGCCTTTAAGTCCTTAATATCATTATGCTTTTCTTTATTCCTCATCTATTCCTCAGTGGTGTTGCGGAGCGCCTTTGCTGGAACTCCCTTTATAACGTCCGGTCCAACCATGACGTCGACAACCCACTTGTTCGATGTCTGATATGTTTCGGAAATGATCATAACAATTTCACCCTTACGCAGCCCTCGAGGCGCGCCGTACGATCCCATCTCCCATCTGGAAATTTCCCGGGATACCTTGGCCAGTCCGGCCTCCAGCACTTGGGCAAATTGCATCTTCTTACCAGATGCACCAGGCACCATGGCTCGTCCACCCTGAGCCCACTGAATTGTACGTCGGTGGGTACCGGTAGCCTCAACCTTTGCCTTTCGGAGTTCAGCCTTCGCAGCGAGCTTTTCTGAACGCTTCTTTTCGGCGATATCAAACATATCGCGGAGCTCATCGATCTGAGCTAGCAATTCATTTACCTTATCAAAGTCATCATTAGCAGCTGCTTCATTCTTGAGCTCATGAAGTGCTTCAATCTCATCATTAAGCTTTGCGTTACGTGCGAGTAGCGCCTTTTTGAGAGTTGACTTGCTTGGTCTGCGGGCCATGTTTTCTCCTTGAATATGTATATATTATACCACATCATCTAGGTATTTGCACGAAAGAGATCAAAAAAAAGAAGGCGACCCGAAGGCCGCCCTCTAAGCTATTAATATTATTACCATATTAGGTTACTAACCGGTCCCGTTGCATACGCGGAATTCACCTGCCTATAATATATGCGGATACCCCGATCATCACATCGGCAACGAAGGTCTCCTGTCTCGCTTAACCTTAATTCATATTTCTCATTTCCTTCAACACGTCCTCCCGGTGAGTCGCCGTTCGGATAGGACAGTAACATCTGATCGGAACGAAGTGATGTTCCCTCTGATCTTATCCTACCTATTTGAAGTATACCAGCTTATTTTGCGGTGTACATGCAAAAATAATTTTATCTCACTGTCCGAGCAATCCGTTAAGCGCATGGACCACCATCAGGAACACAGCCAGGCATAGACCTAACCACACCAATAATACTATAGTCGTACCCTTCATGAGCCTACCAGAGCCATTCATCCCATGCGTATAGAAACAGGAACGGGTATATGTACCAAAATATGTGGAGTGGTTTAACACTCCGAGTAGGCGCGCGGGTTAGCACGGATCCCAAGAGCTTTTTATTTTTCATCTTCATCTTTGCGCTTGTCATCAGGCATGTATGTTACATTTGCCCATATGAATATCCCCCATCCCCCGATTACCAAGATCATTAAGATCAAGTTACCGATTACCTCTATAGTTTCGTAACTCATATTGCCAATACTATTATACTGCGGTCGCGAGCCGTGTATAAGAGCTGCCCTCACTTTTTATGGGGGCAGTTTCGGTCTCGGTGCTCCCTGATCTGCAGTGAGCTTTTTTGGTGGAGCGCGTGTAAAACAGGGTAGGGTGTGGTATAATAGTACTATATGGTTAAGGAAGCACAGCATATGATTCGCGACGGCCCGTAGCTCGGTAGCACTCGGACAGCAGCACCGCTGCGCAACAGCCACTCTCGTGGGTGGGTGGGGCAGTTTGTCACTTTTTGGTGTACAGCGGCGCATAGATAGATAAGGGCGAGAGCCCTTTTTTTTTCGGCCGAGTTCCGGTACACTGCACTCTAGCATGTATTTCCCCTGTCGCTCACCCACGCCGATAGTCTGACGAGCCAGTAGGGCAATGGACTTTTGGCCACAACTGACAAAGCAAGAGGGCAGAAGTAACAGTAGCTAACCATCTATCAACCCATTATAGATAATTTACATCTTTCTGTTATACTACTAGCACATATAAGCAGTAGGATACTAATAGGAGGTAATGATGTTGTCTATAGAGACTTTGCTATTATTGCTGATAGGATGTGTGTACGTATGTGGTATGGTATCAGGTTACGGGCTATATATGTTATTGACTTATAAGAATGAGGAGTAGGTGACTTACCTGCTTACTCTTCTGTTACTTACACACTCTTACTGTTTTTTAGTATTACCCGCCACGGAGCCGATAGTCACACGAGCTATGGGTCAATAGGTTTCCGCCCATCTAGTTCAGGGAAGTCGCCGTACTCAAGCATCATCAGTGTGCGCAGATTATTCATTTGCGCTCTATCGTTGACTACCTTAAGTTGATTATCAAGGTGTTCAATCTTTTCCTCGAGCTTATCAATACCAAGAAGCCATTTCAGAAATTTACGCACTGCTAATTACCGTAAGCATTTCTTTAGTTGCAACAACTTCTGTTTGAGACTCTTGGCATCTGACCTCATAAACAAATCCCGTTCCCACAGAATATCTAACGACCATGATTAGTCCAAGCTCCTCGTTTCCAGATCTAGTTATAACTCTTACCAAATCACCGACTTTCATTGATAATACTCCACTTTGTATAGTCAAGTCGAGTCACCCAACTCCGACCATCATCACTTAGAATCCTCAACCGAGGGGTCTTTTGATACTCTCCTGTCTTAGGCGGCATCACTCCCAGTACTAGGGCAATGCAACCATGTGCCTTAATCAGGTCACCTTCTTTGACATGGTTACCAGGTTTCATTGAATTGGCTCCATCAATCGTTGCAGTACCCAATTAAGCCGGCCGTCTGACCACTTAACAAGGTAGGTTGGATCTGCAGACTCAATAGCTTGGTGGTAACCAATAATGATACCCAATAGCCCACCTTCAGAGAGTTTATGTCTTACCATGTCACCGATCTTCATAGTCATCGCAACAACTCTCCATACGCTTCTTTTCCATACTCTTCCCAGTCATCCAGGGACCACAGATCATCTCGATCTGTCCAGAAGGTATATGGATCCAGGGTCGGTCGACCGGTAAGTGATCGCTTACTAGCCATGACCTCGAAATTCCCTTCTCTTCCACCTCTGCCAGTAGTAACCACAATCCCAGTTTGCAGGTCATTATGATAGTAGTCTTCGAAAATCACCACGTCACCAAGCTTAAGCATATTCTTTTTCCTATCGTCGCTCGATGCCAAACCACTCTGGGCGGCCACACTCATTCCACTCGGCAGTCGTCATCAGATCCTCACGCTCTCGCCAGATAATCATCTCCTCATAAATCCCATGTTCCGGGAGTGCGCATACCTTCACCAAGTAGTGGCCGGCTTCGTATCCGGTGATGACTCCTGCCATGATAGCGTTTGCGGCGAAGTCTTCGTAGTGAACGACGTCGTTAATCTTAAGCACTATATCTATCTTTCTAAAGTAGCGAGGATCCATTCCCCACCAACATTTAGATTATACCATGAAGGAAGTAGAAATGCACGATAATAACTTTATTGTGAAATAAAAGTTTGTATTGTAGCCATACGTAATATTACAACCTGAGGTTAATATGTTAGATAGATATAGAGAGTGGATTTCTCATATGTCAGATGGTCAAGCTGACCTAATGGCATCTTTTGGTTACCTGGTGTGGTGTAGCTTACTAGTAACCGGAATATTATCATACGGTGCTGGTGCTTTAATACCTATGGTTCTATCTTTTGGCCTGGCCGGTGTATTAACTGCATCCGTATACATTCATTAAATGCAATCCTCAACATATTCAGGCCAGTATTGAAGTACTTCTGCCTGTGAGAAAAATTCATTCTGAGAATCTGTCCAGTGCTCCGGAGCATCATTTCTTGATATATTTTCAGTCCCTGTACCAGACCTCTGATGCCATGTGTGACAAAAATACTCTTTGGCAGCGGTCATGGCAACCTTGTCCTCAATATATTTGCATTTGTATTCAAGTGCTGGATCACCAGAATCCCAAAATGGCCAGGCCTTAATAGAAACCCACAGGGGTACCAAGCCATTCGCCTCATTGTCAATTGATAATATTTCACCATTCTCATCTATCCCAGTTATAAAGGGGTATGTGTGCTGACGTGGGGTACTGTAAAACATATCTTGGTCTGAACAGGCGTTTCTTAAGAATATATCCATTCTTGCATCTTCAGTTGTTATCCAGAATGGATCCATATTGGAAAATGCGCCAGCTTCGATACCAGCAACTATTCCATGTATTAGAGATTCGAAGCTATAATCTAGATAATACAAAGGTTGGCCAGAAGGTGCTATCTGCGCCTGACGTTCATCAGGAGCTCCGTCTCCAAAAAGCCTCGGCCTTAATATCCGGTTCGTTGCATGGTCGATATAGAACTGAATTGCCTTCTCAATTTCTTCAGAGAAGACAGGTATCTGGTCAACATCAATCTGTTCTCCTGGGTCAGGAGGTATAATATGTTGAGATGGTTGATCATCAACTTCCTGAATGTCAGGTGTGTTCGTTGTTGGTAGTTCAGTTTCTTGAGAATTTGCTTCGTGGATGCTGGGTTGGTCTGGGTTATGATAGTTTCAATTTTCAATAAACTCTATCAACAAATCAGAAATATCATAGGCAGTCTCAATCAACACTTCAATGCTAGTACGTTCTTCTTCTGTAACATCTTCTTTTAAAGTAACCGGGAGGGAATCTAATAGGTCTTTTGCTTCTTTAGGTGATAATCCGGTTATATCCCGCACCAACTTGATCATATCGACTTTCTCATTTAGGTCATAGCCATGAAGCCGAACAGTATAGCTAACATCGTCAGCCGGTGGGGTAATAGTTTCTTCATCTTCATGAGAATCCTGCGTCATGAGCTCTGCTAGACTTACTTTCATATTGTTCAACTCAACAGCAATATCTGCACATAACTTTTCATTTTTAGCAATTTCATTTTTGAGTGCGTCAGTTGTTTGTTGTTCACGTTTTTCAAGATTGTTCAGCGCGTCGCTGTTGCTCTTGGTCTTACCCCAATGTTTGTCAATAGCAGTACTTAAAGCCTCAATCTCGCCAACAAAATGTTCACTGATTGCCTTATCACAGCGGTTTGCAATTTCTTCTATTACGTCAATTCGCTTTGAGATCTTATCTAAGTCTAGCTTTGAGTCTAATTTAGACATCTCGTCTATAACCCTGTGTATGTTATCCCATATCCTTATTTGATCCATTGCCATTGTTGAAATAGATGACATGTATGAGCTCAAGGTTTGTTCAATTTCTTCATCGCTAGCATCTGAGCTTGCTATTACCTTTAATAGCGCAGATTTTCTTTCTAATTCAATCTCTTTTTTTATCTCTTTTTTAAGATCTTCATTATTTTTCTCTATTCCAAATAATCTTAATATCCAGCTCATGTGCGTCCGTCCTTTGTGGCAAATATGTCTAAGTATAAATATTTCGAACATGTTCAAGCGCTTCTCAGAATTTTGAGTTATTTTACTCGAGTCAATGTATCGCTTATAATGTTTATAACGCTTATTCGACAGGAGATTTAAATCAATGAAAAATATAAGCTTACTTGTTTTTACTAGCCTTATGCTAACTGCTTGCCCGGGCCCGGGTCCACAGTATCATGCACCGGCTGAGAGTTGCGTTAAAGAGTACTCATACGCAATGCGAGCACTAGCTGCTGTCGACCGTGGGGTGGGCGAAGATAGTGTGGAAGCTAACGAGCATGCATGTGACGCGTCATGGGCGGCATTCGTAGATTCAAGCATGTTAGATTCCGATGCACTTCCAGATTGGTATAGGTGGCATAATGAGCTATGGTTCAGCGATGAGCTTAAGGATGCAATGCCACAATGTCGTGGGAATGACGGGACTAGTGAGTATCACGCATGGACACTTTTAAAAGACGATGAAGTTATGAGAGTGCGATGTACACTTAAGTGTGATGGTCATGACCCGGGCTCTTGTGAACAACCAGAATAGCTTCTTTTTGAATTAATGTAAGGTTTAGTGCAATACCATTGTATATTTATTTGGTGTCAAGGGTGATAAATTATCCCTCTTAATCCTAAGGATATACAATGAAAAACTTTACTTTACTTTGTTCTCTGTTGTTTTTGGTGGGTTGTCCAACACCTACCCCTGAACCAGAGCCGGATCCGCCCGAGCCAGTTGTCGAAGTACAATGTCAAACAATTGAACGATGTCAATTATTAGTGCAAGCATGCTTAAATGAAATGTGCCCAAAGTATTTTGCACAAGGTAAGAGTGCTGCCGATGCATTTCAATATTGCACTGTTGATATGACCGCAAGGCACCCTATTATGAGGCAGCATGATTGTGCACAGTGTATCGAAGAAGACCGTAGGATTAATCGTGGCCGAAATTTCGGGTCGATTATATCCAACGTCGATAGGTGCCAAACCGGTAATTAGCCGAAAGCTTATATTATGATTAAAATAATTTCTGCCGCCTTCGGTATTGCTTTTGTACTGGCCGCCGCCTGCAGTCCGCAAGTTGAACCGAATACAGGGCATACGTCCCAAGTCCCGAGCCTTTCAGCTTGCCATATATTATATGACTCAGAAACACAAACATGGGTAAGGGCAATATTGCCTCAAAACAGTACACAGTTCGAATTATGCGATCCACTCATCGATGATTACAACGTTGAATACGAAGCACAGTGCCAGCTAATCAATTACGGTACTGTTTTAGGCTATGAAACAGAGCCTCAAAGATTCGAGCTTCTAGAAGAATATTGTTTGGATGAGCCTATCGACGGTCGATGTGATACCTTTAACTGCCAAGACGTACATAAGGCAATTAATCCGGACGCGGGTTGGGCATATCCCTCAGGTTGTGTTGCAATATTAAATCGTAATGAAGGTACATGTACAGCAATGTGGAACGATCAGTAATTAATCTTCATCATAATCGTCGATATCATCAAATACATAACTACAATTATCTTCAAAATAGTCAATAATCAAATCGAGTGGTTCTGTATATTCAACATCATCGATAACCCAAAAATCATCCAGACCATCGGCAATGATCTCTGTTAAAATATCTTCGGGGTTATCTGGGCACCAATCTTCACAAAAATCTTGAATACGTATTTTTAACACGTCAAGTCTTTCTGCATTCCAAAAATAAGAATCAATCGTATCAGGCGTCGATAAAAAGATATATTTCTTTACCTTATGCTCTACGTCATCGGTGTTCCAATATTCTAACTCAAAAACTATCTCAATATTCTCATCATTGTCTTCAGGTATTGGAAACCTAAATGGGTCAAGAAAAAGGGACTGCAATGATACTCCACTCGGAGCGCCGCACCATGACAAATCAACCGGTGCCTCGAGGCTGGGTGAAAATAAGATCCGATTAGTAGAATTTGGAGGCTGTGTGTATACAGTATACAGCAGATTATTGTACTTTGACTTAAGGCCGACGATATCAGGAAATTTAGAATTATTTAAAAGCTCTATTACATTATCTGCAGATATTACGCCGCCGCGGCCGCATAATGCAATACCGTCATGATTATTTAATAAATCCCATTCATGGCCATATACCTCTTTTTCAATCATCATTAGGCGATCATCGATATCAGATATGTCATGAAGCCCTAGTTCATCAATATCATCATAAAGCTCTGATATCGCTGTAGCGGTTATATTTTGTTGATCTACATGACCTTGTTTTAAAAGCTTTAAATTTGATACTAGCTCTTTTTCTTTTTTCTTTTGGTCGTTAACGAATTGATCAAACTCTTTTTTTGAAACGGTCCCAAATAGCCTTGCCCAGAAAGACATAATATTATGCTCCTTAAGTTATTTTTTTTCAGAACTAAACCTAAACAGCGATATCGCATGTGCGATATGCCTATAAATATGGAGCTACTGTATGATATAATACCGTATATATAATTTCACATAATATATGTAGACAGTTTAGATAGTTAATAATAGAACCCTAAGCTGGAAAAACGTTGAGACTTGCAATAATACTTTTAGCATTCCTCGCGTGCGCACCTGAACAGCAGGAACTTTTTGACCGATCGGTATTTGAAGATACGTGGTGGGAAGTTAATACACTGGGATACAATGCATGTTTTCTTGTACATCAATCTGGGGAAATATTTATATTTGAGCCAGATTATGGAACATATTTTGCAGGTTCATGGGAGTATGAAGATCCCGGAATGTATCACGTTGAATCCGACTCACTAAATAATGCAGAAGTACTAGAAATTAAAAAGAAGAAAGACTGTTGGAAAATTTCAGGATACTCTATTTTAAAAATAGAAGCATGCGCATGTACATTACTATAAAAAAAGGAGGGCGTTAGCCCTCCTTCGTATATCGAAAACTAGTTAATAGTTTTACTTCACTGTTGCATCTGCATCATCAACATTAGTATTCTTGACAGCCGGTGCAATTTCAAACCCTGTAGTTTCTTGAGTCACTGCAGGTTTCGAAGGTATGACAGCCGGAGCCTTTGTTGAAGTTACAACATCAGGTTCTGAATTAGATGATTGAAGATAAAACAATCCAACAACTAATCCTAAAACTGTTACTGCTGCTACAACATATGTAGTATACTTTTTCATGATTAAATCACTCCTTGTTTCGAAAAAAAGAGAAGCCCAGCATTCCAAGGCTTCTCGTTCTCATGACCGTCAAGCCTTTTGAGCCTGTCCCCCTCTTGGGGTTAGACGTGAACACACCGGTAAGTAACACCGTTCACAAGATTTCTCCCTGTTCTTGGCTCGTAAAAACCACGGAACAGCACGTCCTACTGTCATCAACATTCTGCGCTCAGTTGGGTAAGCTGTACACTTCCCCCCGCATTTGCGCGCCATGCTTCCAATCCTTGGGAGAATGTCCACATAACCCCTTTCGGGACGATAGGTTCGTTGCCGACTCTACCAGAGAGACTTCTGCCAATGACAGTTAAATTCTAGAGGTTATTAAGCCTCCTTCCCAAGACTTTTCGACTCCTTTTGGGAGTGTCTTTGGTTTGCCCTTATCCCGTTTCCACGATGAATTTACAAGTCCATGGATATTTTCAGCAGTATTTCCCTAGCGGAATAGGGACTCATGCATCCAACTACTAAACGACTTCGGAAGTTCCACCTTCCTTAACTCGTTCCCTCTCTTGGTGGGGCGGCATGCCGCAAGAACAACACCTTCCCCATTCGAGGTTTTCTCTATCATCTACTTTCGTAATTGCCCAGGAGCCAGTAATTCCACCTGAGTTTTTGGACCCGAGAACATGGGTCACATAAGTTTTCAAAGAACCTTCGTTTATTAACGTATGTTAAATATAACGACCCTCTATAGAGTGTATAAAACTATTTAATTTAATTTTGCACCTACCCATAACCCTAAAGATGCCTGGTAAAGATGCTTCTGGAGCAATTGTTTTGGTATCACCCATTTAAGGGGTAACTCTTCCTTGGGCCTATCAATTATAGTATTATTTCTATAATCGTGATATGCTGTCATCTGTTGTTGCTTTATCCACCTAATTGTAGATGCATCGCTCCATGACCCACGAGATATAACTTGCAACATGTTATTATAAAGTAGCATCTCTATAGTAAACTGATTATCACTTAGGGTAATCGTTGTTTCAAGTAAATAATGACCGTTGTCATACGTACATTGCTTAGCATTTAAAGTATAGTCACAGCCCTCCCATATATATGATATTGTATCTCGGTTATAAACGTTAATTGGATTAACACCTTTAGCCAGTCGACTGTGCATGCTAGCTAAGCCGAATACTGAATTAACGTCAATATCTACATCAGCATCTTGAGACATGTCAATAACCTTAATAGGTGCTACATAAACTTCTGAAGAGCGAACATCGCTAACAACAATTGACATATCAACATCTTCTGCATGTGAAGATAATAAAGAGAAAGAGAGAAAGATAAGCGCTTTCATAACTCACCTATAGATTAGTAATTTATCGATCACCTATAAATAATCAATCTTCTATTGCATGTATACCTTTATTTCTTTGATAAGCCTGGACAGTTGTAGGAAATAAGTCTGCCGCAATTTCTAGACATGCCATGGCGACCTGTTGGATCTCCCACTGTGCACCTTCATGTATGCGTAAATCGATGAACTTTAATAGATTACCAAGGTTCACAGTGCCATAATATTGGGTGTACATATTTTGTGGTAATATCCCGCGTGCTTGCTCACGGCAAACACCCGCCTCGATCATTCTGTTAAATAAGTCAAGAGACATCTGATGGTGCAATCCGACCATTTCATCACAATCACTACCGCAGGAAAGGATTGGATTAATTAGCCCTTCGGTATTGGATGCTTGCCGGTTTGACTTATGCTGCGTCCTGAACTCTTTCGGTTCATAAAACTGAATATCGAAATCGGTATATCTCCTACTAATCTCGTTATAGCTCCATGTTCGATGCCTATGATGCTGGCTACGAATAAATAAAGGTACTACAAATCGAAATGTTATTGAGCAGTGTTCCAATGTACTAGTATGCTTGTGCCGAATTAAATAGCTTATCAGCTTAATATCTCGTTCATCCATATGCTTCTTTTGTTTTCCAAAAGAGACCCTAGCACTATTAACTACAGTAAGATCAGAACCCATATGTTGAACATATTCTACTGCTCCCACTCCATCATTGTATAGCCCTATAGATTTTGTATATTTCATCATGATATCCTATATTAAAGTCCCTAATCATTGCAATTATCTTTAATTGCCTTGTCAACCGGCTTAGTGTCTAACTCTCCCCATCTTTTAGATTGAATTTCTTGATATTTTTTTAAGCACCCATTACATAACGTCCGGATCCATCCTTTGGTATTTTGTTTTCCCGGGGCTCCACATTCTTCGCATGTATAGTCAGACATTGCTTCTGCCATGGCAATCATTCCGCTGGTCCTATCATCACCACCGTGATAATAAAATCGAAGTCCTCCATACTTTTCTTTAACCTGAACTGCTTCTACCTGAGGTATGGGCTCACGGTTGCATTTAAACTTCTGCTTTTGATCTTCATATTTTCCGGTACAATTATTCCAATCAATATGTTGTTGGATATTCGTACAAAGGACATTTAAAATGTTATACCACCCATCACCTGTCTCGATGCCCCAACACATTGCTGTCTCTTGCATAGAAAGATCTTTTTGCCGAAATATCTTTGGATATTTTTCAAATAATTTATCTTGTAACTCTTGTTTCATATTTTTCCCTCACTAGTTTAAGTTTTGCTTGGGCCAATATGGCATAACGTGCAATAACCTCATGAGATTGAACCTCACCATAATAATTTCTAATATAGTTGCATAAAAACCCTATATCGACCTCATACTCTTCAATTTGTTGCATGAATTGGTCGTTATGTGTATCCATGAAACTATCATAAATAATATCACATTTAGTCCTGTATTTTTGCGCTGCTTCTAACGGAGTCTTCATAAGCCACCTCTCTTTCACATTCCATCCAGGCATCATAAACATCCTCGAAATAATCAAGTTCTATAATCGAATGTATCGAAATAATACCATTTGACCATGCAACTAAAAAAGTAGTATCACCTAAACTATTACCATCATCCCTAGATACAATTATCCCAGGAATAGAATGATCGTTAAATGAATATCCTCGGACCACCATGTCACCTGACTTCATTTAAGTCCTCAAGCTGATAGGTTAATGCTTCTTCTAAATAGTCTAATTCTACATCCATTTCACGAGATGTGTTACCATCAGACCATGCTACAATAAAATTATGATCCGTATGTGCTACAAAGTCATCTCCATCTGGGTGATGTACCAACTCTTCATCAACAATAATGCCAGGAACAAATGCGCGCCATGCATATGCGCGTACTACCATATCACCTATTTTCACAGACACACTCCTTAATGCCGATGACAATCGATTCTTCAATGCACTTAGGGCACCTGATATATTCTACACCCTTATCTTTATCATTCATTTGCCAGTATAGTGCCCACTCTTCTCCGAATGTCCGAATGAAGCTCCACGGACCAACAAACCAATCAATACAACACTCAGGGATACCAGAATGCCTTCCACACTTAACATGATAATTCATTTTAAAATAATCCGTAAGTCCCGCCGGCGGGCAACACAAAGATCACCGACGGGGTCTAGGTATATAACTGCCGGCTCACGCTTATTCGGTTTGAAAGCCTCTTCTGTAATCATTATAACAATTCCCGTCTTTCCCCACTCCCCATCTCGCACCATCGGATCGGTTGGGAGCCTATCCCTATACTTAACCAAATCACCTACCTTCATAAATTAATTGAACCTTTTTTTGTTTGGTAAGCTTCTTAAAATAACTCTCTGCCTTTTGGGCGCTAGATCGATCTTCACATTCTTCCCAATACACTAATGAGACCGGACGTCGGGAACGTGTATATTTTGCACCCCGGGAACCTTCATTATGTTCTAGAACCCTACGCGGTATATCTGTTGTAACACCGGTATATAACGTATTATCACTACACTCTACAATATAAACAAACCACTTTTTTTTAGTCATCATCAACCAGCTCAAGCTCATCCTTATACAGGTGCTCAAATTCGCCTGTTGGCCAAAATATTAATCCGGCTGGAGGTAACGTCAGATCATTTACCTCAACAACAATCCCGACAGTCCTACCAAGCACATCAGTATATTCTTGTATACTTTGATTGACCCTGACAAGATCTCCGACTTTCATAGTTCGCATATTAACTCAACATGATCTTTAAGAAATGAAAAAGTTTTTTTATGTTGGGACGGAAAAATAACCTTGATTGCGCCCTCAAATTCTTCGATTATTAAGCCCAATTCGTCAACCGGTGCATTTCTTTGAGCTGCCCTACGTTTTGATGCAAAAGTAACCCACTTAAGTTTAACAAGATCTCCGACTTTCATTAATGATTCCGTTTACCGTCAAATACACATACAAATGTTAAATCCTCACATGAACTATCATTAAATACCTTATGAAATGCGCCATCCGGAATTAAGACTACATCACCTGGTCGGACGGGAAAGGTCTCATCAGCCACCATCATCACTCCTCGACCATGGACAAATTGGTATACCTCTTCCTGGCCGGGATGCGTGTGGCCTGTTGTCTCCTTATTTGGGTGCAAAATTGTCTTAGATACCACCAGGCCCTGCAGTGATGTATTATCAATCACAATATACGTGCCATTGTTCTTTACGATCTTACCGCTAATATCGTCGGTATTAACTTTCATTTCCTCTCCTTGAATGGTGCACAATTTACCTTAAGGGTATCATTATCTTTTATGAACTGAATCCTATCACCTTCTTTGATTGTACATGGAATCATAGAACGAGGGATATGCATATACTCTAGCTTATTATCAGACATCTCAAACTCAACCAATACAGCGTTTCCGTGAATTTGGTCAATTACACCAAAGAAACAAAATGCCAATAGTAGACTAAGCGTTTTCATTGTTGTACCGACTCAACTGATGTGTGAAATCCCTCGATGTCCCAAACCTGATCAGCTGCCTCTAAGGCATCATCCATGGTATCGAACTTTAAGGCCTTATTATTACCCCACCCTTCGACTACTTCAACCTTACCTGGTGGCCAGGCACGATTCCAGTTAGGATCAATATCTGATACGAACTCATTAGTTCCGCCAATTCGAATTGTAAAAGGCCCTTTTTCACGATCATCTTCGAAAAATGTTACTCCGGGATGTAAACTACTCATTAATTACCTCAAATTCAGATTTATCTAAAAACCATATACCATTCTCAAATGAAACAGCCCAAACAGATCCTTCTCCAGGATCTTCATATAAAAGTACTCCGCACCAGGTTAATTGTACATCAACCTTCTCTATTAAATTAGTTAATCTAACTAAATCGCCTGACTTCATTTACTAACCTCACACGTCTCTGGAGAATCCAGCCGATTCCTACATCCCATAATACCTCAACGATTAATTCATTTGATAAACCAGTATTTCGAGACCTATAAACATCGGTGTTTGTTATTATACCTACAGTTCTTCCTTGTGACTCGTCCGGATGGTCATTATATTCAACCAGGTCACCAATCTTCATTACACAGTCTCCATATCATCAACAGGAAATCTATACGCTCCAGATTCCGAAATGCATTCAACAACTGGGTCAATTCTAAATTGATGTGTATGAGATATAACATCAGTTACAAGCATGATCTCATCGAATAGCCAGCAATCATATACAGCTTCATGAGGCTCTTCACCTCTAAGCTCCTTTCGAATTCGAACCAAGTCACCGACTCTCATGAATTTCCCTTAGTTGCCAATCATAAAAGTCCATCTCCTCGCCCGTGGAGGGGATTAATACGTTAACTACCAATGTGACGTCTTCCTCATCATTGTCGGCGCGCCAGGCAAGCTTAGAATTAAGAACGATACCGAACCTACCACGGTTACATTCACCTGCTGCTGCATGATCTTCAATTTGCACTAACGCGCCAATGGTCATATTATCATCCATTCTTTTGAAGTGGTACCACAGTATAATGTGCACATCGACGTAGCGCACCATGCAGAAGGACAATATAATCAATTGACATCATCGACCCACCCCGCCTAGATTGTTGATCAATCTTTGTTATAATGCCGATCAACTCTTCAGGAGATTGTGGATCATCGACTTGTACCAGGTCACCGACGTTCATTCATTTCTCCAACGCAATAATTGTAACCATCTTCTGACATATCTCTAATCTCTTCCATACAATCCATAATAGAGTACATACGGTCGGTATTTGGGACTACCCATGCAAAATACCACATCATACATAGCATCATAATTGCTGCAACAAAAATAATATTTGAGATAATTTCTTTACTCATTAATCGACCCCACGTTACACTCACTAATTAATACTAAAGTTTTAAGATCACACCATTTGTCACATTCGACCCAACCCTGAAATGCTACCCACGCGTACCCTTCATCTATAGATGTTATTAGACCGAGCCCTAAATGCTTATGAATAACATGCTTTACCAGGTCGCCGGCTTTCATGAAGTACCCTGCACATCTTTAGGCATATGACGAAAAACAAAATATGGGTAATAGTCATCCATATTGTCAGTTCCAAACTCAAGCCAGATATGGCCATCATTTACATCAACTAACCGATACCCTTGGCATGCTTCTGAGCCCCAGCTATCTCCCCTTTTTTCTCCATCATACACTTCAATACGAACTTTACCAAGTGATGTACGAAAGAAAATAGAGTTTGACTGGCTGCCGTACTCAATCACTCCGAGATGTGATCGGTAACCATCATCCGGATCTTCAAGCACCTTGAAAATAATATCGTCAAGCTTAAACTCATGTGCAGCATCGTCAGCACCGAAGTATTCAAGTTCCATACCTTCAAGGGCTGAGAAATGCGCAAATACTTGCTTCCAATATGGGCGGTGGCGCTCATTCTCGTCCCAATCCTCATTGGCGCTATGTGAGAAATAATCTGGTATCATAGTCGGCTCATCCTAATTGCTTCTGAAATATTTCTTGTAAAGTCGCTGTTGAACTCGTCACACTCTGGGCGATCTGGGCGCCGGCCGTGGACCTTGAGTGCACTGGTTACCTCATCATCCTTAATAGAAAAACTAATTGTCGTGCCATTTTCCCTAACATCGATCCATTGCTCATAACTAGCGCACTGTTCTTCCGGCAAGTATCCGTTTTTTAAAAGTTTATTTTGTAGAAGTTTAAGCTTCATGAGCCACCTCAAATTTATCTGTAGCAAAGTCAGAAACCGTTGCCTTCCGACCATGGTATGGGATAGGCTGGACCCATTCTACACGAATGTGCTTAATACCATCCTTTGATATCGACGGACCGGCAATGATGATACCGAGCTGACCAAAAAACCATTTGGCGTATGTTCCATTATCTGTAAACATTACTACATCACCGATCTTCACTTTATTCCCCTACTAGTTCTTGTGCAATTTTTTCTGATAGCCATACATATGGATCACCATCCCTTGCTTTTTGTGTACCATATGGCATTTCGTCACGATAATATTCTAGAAATATTTCATAAGGTGATATGGGCCAGCCGGTAACTGGATCTTTACGAGAAGTAGTAGCAAACCCTACATCATCGCCGTCAAGGACGAATGCCAACGTTGCAGCAATTTCTTGTGCATTTAGGCCGATTCCGTATTCATGAACAAGGCCGGTCAAAAAATGACCTGTATCTAAAACTTTACTCACTGATTACCTCAATCAAATCTTTTTGGATTGTACTAATTCGATCACCATTAGGTGCATTACGTTCGAACCACATAACCTCCGCACAAGTATATGCAGAGCCTACCGACCCATTTGATGCCTTTCTTTTAAAGGTGCGCATTCCCATAAAGAGACCCATCTCTTCAGGGTATTTTTTATTTTTTACCAAATCACCCGGCTTCATTAATTGCCTCAACATCCTTTCGCATATTACGTCCAATAGCACCATCCAAAAAATTCCAGCTTACATAAACCCAATTTGTTTCAAGTTTAGTAATAATACCAACAGCGCTAGGGTCATGACCCTCTGTAAATCTTACCAAGTCTCCAACTTTCAAAAGAAGCCGTTTACCATATGATTTCATACAATCACCTCAAAAGTACTTTGGCCATAATTGCCGCAGCGTACCGTTTCGCCATCGACGGAAAGCACAACGTCACAGTAACCAGATAGAGGCGGATTATTAAGCCTATCCGGCCGGACATCAATTACCACCCCAACATGCCCAGGCTCGATGGGCTTCCACCCACGGCTCTCATTGACTACTGGGTTTGTGCGTACGTACATAACATTTCTTACCATGTCACCGATTTTCATTTTTAATCTCCTTAAGGTCGCCAGTATCAGCGCCCATTGTTTCACCGTTATCGTAAAGCACCAACCATTCCCATTCAAGAATATCTCCTGCAGCAAGAGAGCTGGTGCCTTTACCCACTTCAATATTGGGACCGTCGATTACAATACCACTCCTACCGAGGGCATAATCAAAAATCAACTTACCAATCATCTTATCTCCAAAGAGTGACGAGAGTTCCAAACTCCCGATCGAAAGTATAAAGTAGGCCCTCATAATCCGATAGCCTCATCTCGTCAAGAACACGTTCGGTATACATATCATCATATCCCAACTTCTTGCAGAGACTTGAGGCAAGGCCTAATAGATAATATGCATTACCCTTTGGGCCGGTAAGATCAACTTCAATCGGCGTTGGGCCCCGCGGACGATCTCTCAAAGATTTGATAGCCATTATACAACCTCCACATAATTTGTGGTCTGGTCAGACCAGGTAGGTGTTCCGTTAACTGGAGGGGTAACAATACGGCCAACCCGGCGATCTTCTTCCTTACCTCCAAAAACATCACGATCCACAAGGATACGATATCGTTGGCATCCCTCGATGTGATCGAAACCAATAACCTCACCCTCAACGTAACATGCTCGTTCTCCAGAAAGGTCGCGACCATAACCATCATCCTGAGCAAAGTCGAACGAACGAACTCGATTTCCAATTTGAATGTCCATAATGTTTCCTCCTTGGTATGGTTATATTATACAACAGGAGGCACCAAATTGCACGAAAATGTCAGATTAAAAAGCCTATTGTTATTATATAGTTACGCCTAGGGTCCTCTAGAGACCATTTTATGACCTCCCAGGCACCTATTGGGGCTTATAAACAAACTAATATATGGTGTATAATTGCAAAAAGGAGTGTTTATGGGACTAATTGATGTATTGGCGCAACTTATTCCGGGCCTTGGTACCAGAGAACGAGAAAGATCAAAATTAGCTAAAGAAAATTTAGCACTTTCAGAAAAACTACTGCATGCAGAACAAAAAAATGCCGCCATGCTTCAAAAGTTGTTTCATGGTCGGCAAACACTAGAACAAGAAATTAATGATATGTATAGAATGTATGATGAAGGAGTACTTGATCGAATGCAGGATCCTGTAAAAGGCCTTGTCTGTCTATACACTCATATGGTTTGTTCACATCTTGGTTTCGAAAATCCGATACCTATTGAGTTTGATGCCTGATTCATTTAATAGCTTTGCACGGTATATTGAAAACTGTTGGTACGATTGGCCTCCCTGGACTAGTTCAAGCTCTTCATCGCTTAGTTCTGTTACATCTTTAAGATCTTCTTGTGCGGCCTGAGGCTTATTTGTTTTCATCTTCATCTTCTTTTTGAGACTTTTTGCTCCACTTATCTTTGGGCATTAATTTTTCAATTCTGAAGCTTAAAGCTTTCATACCATTAACAGTAGGCTGTCCAAGGTCATCTACACCTATTTCTTTAACTGTTGTTCTTTTATTTTTAAAACGACCGGTAAGAATAATGTCACCCTTTTCTAAATCTAGCTCTAACATTTCCCTTATTATCATTCTTAATTGACGCTCAGTAGTCTTCATTGTGGTGCCTAATTGTAAGAGCATGTTCCAATGATTGCTCAAGTTCTTTAGTAATCCCTGTCAGAGCGTTGTATATTGCACCTAGTACTTTAGGGTCGGGCTCACCATGTGGACCAGCATATCCGAGCTCTGCTACAAGGTCCATTATTTGTTGATATGCATCCTCATACGTAGTCTGATCTGCACCATCGTAGCCATATGGCCCTTTTTTGAGCTCTTCTTTGATATTTTTAATACGCCTGGAATATTGCTTAATTGCATTTTCAGCAGCATAAAGGTACGGGCGGCTATAGTCTTTAGCAGGCATGCCCTCTTTTTCCCTAATACTATCTATATCATTTCGAAGTGAAAGAAGATCTTCTATAGAGACATTAATATCATCGCTAGCGCCCATGGGACTAAGAAGCTGACCGTTTATAAAAGACACCAGCCTATCTTCACGCGATTCAAGACTTTGAAGGCTTGGCATGCCCACCATCGATTCTCTAATAATTTTCCTAAGCTGTCGTTTTGTAATCTTCATTTACCTGCGGTTCCTTGTTGCCGGTGAAGTATGATGTTCTTCAGGGGGAATGGTCTTAGACTGCCTAACTTCTCTAGCGACAACCTCTAGAGCATGTGCAATACTCTCAACATATATAGGATTAATCCATACATCTTCGCCGATCATATCCTGAGAAAATTCTTCCTCGATGTAGTTCCAAACTCCATTTTGTACGCCACGTGAGATGCCCTCTTCAACATCCGGGCTCATCTCAGAAAGAAGGCGCGCTTTCTCTTCTTTAATGATTCTTCTTAGTTGTCTCTTTGTGGTTCTCATAATGTTATTTCCTTAAGTCCCGGTGCATCCCAACTGGGTGGTTACCGGCCTGCTGCCCGGGTGAAAATCTTGATTATCTCTGATAGCGCATGCGCTTCTTCATCATTGGCCGGAGGTTCATAAAAATAATATTCTCCGATCCACCGAGTTCCGTGTGGGCCTGGAGAAGGGGAGACAGCTTCGGCCATGGCTAAAATAATCTTGAGTACCCCTACCTGGGTCGGCTCCGGCGGATCCTCTGGTAAATCTTTACTGAAACTGCCACCATAACCTTCGGTGCTCATAGTATATTCAACGGCTTTAGAGATGTACCCTAGAATTCCACTGGCCCCATGTCGCTCTAAAACATCCTGGTATCGGTTATCCTGAGGGCCTTTGAATGCTTTATGAAGATGAAAATCGAATTGCCTTGCAGTTGCTAGATCTGTCTGATATTGATCCACATCAGCCTTGCCGCGTCCAGAATCCCACCAGCTCCCCTTGAACCATGCAGGTGTAGATATACTCTTCCTACCCTTCTTCCTGCCCTTCTTCCTGCCCTTCTTCCGAGGAAGAGTGGCAGCCAAAGTATCTAACCAGCCTGGTTGATTATTGGATATCCAGTCTAATTGTTCATCCCAATCCAGGTCTTGTTCATATCCCGGGATTTTTTCCCATAAACCTGCATTAACTAAGTCATCTGCCAAAGCATTAGCGCCGTCGGTCATTGAATGCATATCCGATATTTCATCATACTTTGCATATAACCTATCATATGCTGGCCCGCCACCCTCTGAAATGACCCGGGCCACTTCTTCTTTAATGATTCTTCGCAGTTGGCACTTGGTAATTTTCATTATACTTTATCCCTTTTCGAAAGTACTGATACTCCAATTGCAGAATATATTTCCGGACCTACATGGTGATTAACTTGTTTAAGCTTTATACCCTGCCAATTAATCGGGGGCTCCAAATAATCAGTCGGAGGAAGTGCTGCACCCTCCGCTTTTAAAGCTTTCCATGCTATGTCCCTATCAGACTTGTCATCAAAAATAACCATGTTTCGAATAGAGAACATCGTTTGCCCGCCTTTGCCTCTTTCTGATCGTTGTCCGGATTTTGGAAGGTTATTTAGAGGCTGGCCACCAAAGCGGTCTGCTATAGCAACAGTTGCAGACCCTACATCCCATTGATTTTCTGAAAGCATTTCAAGTTCTTCTTTAATGATTCGCCTGAGTTGTCTTTGAGTAATTTTCATTTTAAAATCCCAGCCAACCTTTGCCATTTTTCGATAAGTAGATCATCCCTGGTTTTTCTTGACTCTGTTTTTGTTGCATTTCCAAGAGCATTTCCAAGAGCAGTAAGAAACTTAAGTGTGCGTTTCTCATCACCAAGAGATTGTAGATCAACTTGTCCTGCAGTGCCTAGTGATGCTGAAGGATCGTTCAACATCGTTGCTGCCCACCGATGATGGCCATCAAGGATCTCTCCGTTCGTACCTGCCCAAGCATCTAGATCACCCCCTGCAATTTGGTTTTTTGGGTTCATTGCCATCCCTAGGGCCTTGTATATAAGAATATTTGATTGGGTTGGTATAGCATCGCTTGCAGGAACTGATCCACCCTTAACAACCTTGATATCATCATCATCTTTATTCCCATCATTTTCTTCATGGCCGGATGTCATAAATTCTTTAGATTCAGCGTCATCCATACCTACAAATGTATTGGGCGCAGGAGGTACATTAAACTTTCCCCTCTTAAGATTTACTTTTCTTTCCTTAAGGGCCCTGATGTTTGATACATCATTCTTTTGGACGGCTTCATTGTGTGTGTCAATATTAAACTTGCCTCCAGGCGAAAGAGCATCAACTACTTGATCGACTGAACCTTTGGCATCTTCCGGGCCAGGAAGAAACGGCATGACAGACTTAGGTAATCCAGAAGTTGGTATTTTTGATGCCAACGTTTTGATTCTAGAAGCAACTTCCTCAGGTCCAATTTTTTCTACCCACTCCTTTGCCTGTGCACCGTTAGTAGCGAACCACTGGCCTTGAGTTGATTTAACAATTGGGGCATTATCATCTCCGGAAAGTAGCTGATTTACTATTTCGATTGGGTCAACATCTTTAACATTTGTTGACTTATCAACTGCGTCGCCCCGAGGAGCATCACCAATTTTACCGGTTGATTTCTCCTCTTCTTCAAATAAGATACTTACTAAGCTTGGAATTTTTTTCATCCTGATGTCCTCATCGGTCCTTCAATTATTTCATTTAAAAATGCCACAAAATTCTTAGCACTTTTCTTATCGTGGATGCTAAGTGCTTTTTTATCATCGACATATATTTCCATGGTCAGACCATCCCATGTCCACGCAGCCTTAATATTACCAATCCCGATTATGTCCTCTTCCCTAACTGGATCCCGCGGGCCAGATTGTTCTTTTTTCTTTTTGCCCCAAAACTCAGATAATTTACGAATTTCTTCTTTAATAAGTGCAGAAGGATCATGACGGCGCATACCAGAATCCCACCTAACCGAAATTTGCCTGTCTCTTTTATTTGATTTTGCAACAACACGGCCAACACCAAGGTGCGCATCGTCCTTATGGCGAACGATATCACCTACCGTGATGTTAAACGTAGGCCTAGACTCTGAGAATAATTCTTCTCTAATAATCTTTCTTAGTTGATGCTTGGTAATTTTCATCTTACCATTCTCCGGTGTCATTGCCATCTTCATCTAGCATTACAGCATATTCTTCAAGCTCTTCATATGTTGTAGCCATAGTAGTAGAAAAACTATTCGGATATTCATCAGATGCAGCAGCTGACATTATATGGCCATACCAATAGCGGAACGCCCTGGCTTCAATCGACCTATCTGGTACTAGCTTGGTAATCTCGAGCGCTTCTTCTGTTAGTACTTGAATCTCTTGCATGATATCCTTAAATCGATATAGATCATTCTCATCTAGGCCCTCAAATTGCTCTTTAAGAATACGAGATTTTTCCTCACGAATTATTCTTCTTAACTGTCGTTTTGTAATTTTCATTATCGTAACCCAAACTCTATAAGCTCTTCAGCATCATCAATAATCGTGCCAAGATAATCTGACAACTCTGGGAACAGTTCATAAAGAGATTCTTCCACCTCTTCGCGATCGCCTCCACCCTTAAAGATATTAACAGCTGTATCCCTGGCTTCCATTTCTATGTCCATGATCTTGGGTTCCCAGCCACCCTCAGGTTCTCCATACATGGTACCATCATGTGGATTAGCCTCACGATCAATAAAGAAATCTTTCTCAATAGTTTCCTTGATGATTCTTCTTAGTTGCTTTTTTGTAATTTTCATTTTAAAGTTCCCTGTATATATCTGCTAATGCTTGCTTCAAATACTTTCGGCCATTTTCCCCTAGCTCAGCAAATAATTGCGATAAAATCTCCTTTACAGAATCCTTATTGTTCGCTGCGTCAATAGCAACTAGAAGAGGTTGTACGCCACTTTTATCTAGTGCAATGTCTGCTTTTTTTCCTGCAGCAGTCTTTGATTCTGCACCGGCATCAGCAGAAGCTTCATCTTCAGGATTTTCTTTAAGAATTTCTTCTCTAATAATTTGCCGTAAGCGGCTTTTCGTTATATTCATTGCTTTATTCTCCCATTGTCTTTGTGCACTTTTTGTTTTTAGACGTTTACCCATTCCAGATCTCTGAGGTACTTTTTCATAGTCTAAATCTAATCCAGGTACCTGTAGGGCTGCTAGCTCCTGTCGCTCTTTTTCCCACTCTGCTTCACGCTCAGCATTAAATGCATCATCTTCTGCCATAGCTTCAGCTTCACGATCTAAGTCATCAATCGCCGCTTGAACTTGTGCGACTGTCTCAAACCTTGCCCAACGTGGTCGGATACCATGAAGCGATTTGAATGCGTCTGAGTACGTCTGAGATAAGATCTCAAAGGCTAACTCTTCTCCAGTTGTAATACCTCTCTCTTCCCAAAATGACTGATCTGTAACAAGGGTCATACCATATAATCCTGGGCCAGCTTGGGCATTAATTTTCTCAGCTTCTTCCTGTGCAGTAGGTGCAAAGCCTGACATAGCTTCACGAATTATCTTCTCTAGTTTTTTGCGACTAATTCTCATGTTATCATCCTAATCATAATATGGCATCATCGGTGGACCCTGGGGCGGCCGGCGGCCCAAGGTTTTTCCTGCTCTTCTGTTCAGGAAGTCTAAAAATTTTGGAACATCAATCTGATCTTTTGGAACAGCCACCTCACCAACACCATGTGATATACTATCTGGTGCGGAAAGCCTTATATACCTCTTATACTCTTTCCATCCTAGGGTCTTTAAATCCTCAGGGGTGACCGTGGATGTAAAATGGTTTGCCAATAGTTCTAGCCATTCTTTATCTGGGTCAGATGTTATAGCACTACTTTGTCGAGCTTTTTCTATTTTCCACGCTTCATTTTCTATTGCATCAGTGTCACGACGTGTCACACCATTGCTGTACAATAGATCTGCTAGTTCACTATCATCTAAAAATACTGGTAAATCAGACCACCCAAATATTGGCAATAATATCTCTGCAGCCTCCTTATATTTTTTTGCTTTGGCAAGTGGAACTACGACAGCTGCAATTTCATCATCACTATTCTTTGCAGTAAGGGTTTCATTAATGATCCCTGCTATCTTTAAAATCCTATTATATGAAGCGGCAATCGTTTCTTTAGCAGGATCTTCACCTGATATCCATTCTCCATATTTCTTAATATATTTTGAGACTCCGTTGCTAATTCCTGTGTATACTGTATCAGCAACAATATCCTTGAATATCTGTTTACTAGGCCGGCTATTACCATACCCAAAACTATAAGAGCTCTTATTTTCATCTGGCAACGAGCTATATAAATCCGCAACTTCCTTACTGTCAGCCCACTCGGTATAGCCTGATGCGATATCTGCTGAGGCATCTTGCCCGTATTGAAGCACATAATCTCCGGGGCTATCCCATTGTTGGTAGCTGCTTCCATCTTGCCACATCTTAGGATTATTATAGGCATCATGCATAGTATCCATGGCCCAATCTTCTCCGCCGGCTTCAGCATCATTCAATATTTTTTCTTTGAGAGCTTCATATTTTTCTTCAGCTTCTTCTTCCTGGCGCTTTTCTTCAGCTTCAGCTTCATCTTCCCTGGCAAAATGCGCATCCCAGTCGTAGTCGGGATCTGACTCATCTGTAATCGGGCCTTTTTCTTCAGGCTCTATATACCACTGACTGTCTGGGTACCACTCTTGCTCTTCCATGGATTCACCAGCTGGAATCATCATTTCAAATGATTCCGGATCTTCAACATCTGTCTCTACCTGATCACCTGGTTCGAGCTCATCCAAGAACATCTCCATATCAGCAGTCGTTTGAAATTCTGGAACAGTATATCCTGCATCATACTCTTTAAGAAGTCTTTTTGCACGGATCACTTCTTCCTTGATGATTCTTTTCAGTTGTCGTTTTGTGATTTTCATTATATTCCTCTTCCGGTATGCTACTTTCGACGTCATCAGCCAAGCCACGGAGGTCGGCAGCTAACTCATGCCATTCCGACGGATTCGTTTGATCCATTGCTTGATTTATTATGTCAGCAAGGGTATGCCATAGTGGTTGATCATAAGAGCGGCCTTTAATCTTAACGCTTGAAAGGCTTCCTCGTTGAGCATCCATCTTTGCTGCTGCGATCCCCATATCAGCAGGAGTCATTTCATTTATTAGCTTAGAATGTTCTTCTTTAATGATTCTTTTTAATTGTCGTTTTGTGATTTTCATTAGTCTAACCTTACGTCAATAATATCTGGCACCATACGCTTAAGTTCTCGTAAACCAGCTGGATACATACTTCCAGGCATCTCAACTACTATGTCGATTGCCGTACCGTTATCACCTAGTTCCATTACAACACCTGACATTTCGTCACCAGGTTGTATTCCGCCATATTCATCTTCATAATCTTCCCATGCATCGAAGCCCATATAGAATGTACCACTGCTTGGGCTGTAGCCAAGATAAGACTCCTGCCCTTCGCTATATCCGGATCGTTGAAGATACTGCCAGGCCTCACCAACACCGGGGCCCTCATAAAATACCTGATATACGTTTACTCCATCAACCATTACACCTTCAGGCCAGGCGGCACTAACTTGTTCTTCGGTAACATCTGGATCCGTAAGTTCGGCCGTGATACCACTCATATTACTTTCAGAAAGCCCTTCTTCTGATTCTGCAGCTGCCTTAAGGGCAGCTTTAGCTCTTGCGCGCCGGGTTTCAGAAGCTTTTCGGGCCCGATAATCCGCGGGGGACTCATCACCATACGGATTTTCTCGGCCGTAATAGTCAGCCTGTCTCTCGTTCCGGGTCCGTTGCGCTTTACGTGCACGATAGTCTGCTGGAGACTCGTCACCATATTCGTTGTCAGGGCCATGGAGTCGATCGTTTAATCTTCTTTGAGCCTCAGGTGAACGTTCAACAAGTCTTGAGATCTCTTCTTTGATTATTCTTCTTAGTTGTTTTTGTGTAATTTTCATTCTTTCTGCATCCACTCGTCCCCCCAATCGAGGTCGTCCATCCATGAGTCATCGCCGGCGTCTTCGTCGTCTTCGTCGTCATCAAAGGTCCCAAGAGCCAATAGGCTATCCCTTAGGTCAGCTGGAGCAGACCCATCATCTATAGCCCAATTAATCTCATCCTCTACATCGGTGGGATCAGGGCTGCCATCATCAGTCATTTGATCAATACGTTGAGATAGAGGGTGATCTGGGCCCAATACATCCCTTATGTCTTCCCACATATAGTCAACAGTGTCAGTCCGGCTCTCATACTGTTCCCAATGTGCATCGGCAGCCAGAAAATAAGGGTGCCTCTTCGGCTTCTTCTTCTTTTTGTTTTTCTTTTTCTTTTTCTCAATTAGAATATTTCTAGAAATTTCTTCCTTGATGATTCTTTTGAGTTGGCTCTTTGTGATTTTCATAGTCTTATCCCCAGGTTCCGAGCGATTCTTTCAAGCATTCCCTCAAGTTCCTCCGAAGCATCCATTAAATCATAGTCATCGGTACCATATGCTTCTTGCAGTTTATCAGCAAACTCAAACATTGCATTTAAAAAGCCCTTTGTCCCATCATGTAATCTCCAGTAATCCTCACCTGATACTGCCATGGACTCATTTTGAAGTGAGGCTCTCTCTTTTTTACGGTCGCTTGATATTTCTTCCTTGATGATTCTTTTCAGTTGTCGTTTTGTGATTTTCATTTTAAAATCCTCCTGCCCTAATTGTATCTGCTATATCGCGATCTGGTATGCCCATTGCTCGACAGCGCTCAATGCATGCTGTGAGATCGTCTAACGCCTCGAGTTGATCTAGGCTTCGATTTACATATAACTCTTCATCGACGTCATTGTATTGTTCACCATAACGAGGGGCCTCTTTTAGCAATTTAAGCTTCTCTTCCTTAATGATCCGTTTAAGCTGTCTCTTGGTTATTCTCATTCTAACATTGCCCTTTACAGCTAGTGCAACCGCAACAACCGCAACAGCAACAACAATGACTGTCATTAAATAAATTTGCTAATCTGTGTAATACCTTTTTCATTTTTAATCTCCTTTTATTGTTGATTGGTAACCTTCATTATACCGGGGTTCCTTCAATTAACCATGTAAATAGATGCCATGGCTCACTTTCATTCCAGTATTCAGAATATCGATCAGCCCAATCTTCAAAAGCATCAGTAAAATCTTTATTAAGCGCTGCCTTATCTGGTGCGATTGTGCCAGATTCCAGGCCTGATATTACGTCGGTAAATTGGGATAGATCTCTCTTCATATCATCATACCATGTGGTTGACTTATCTTGTGGATTGATCTGTTCAAACCCATACATCTGATTAACAGTTTCGTGCCAGGTATCAGGCTCGCGAGGGCCCTGATATGGGTCGTCGACACTATCAAACCACGGGTCAAGTTCTTCTTTGATGATCTGCTTAAGCCGGCTTTTTGTAATCTTCACTTTAATATCCCTCCGGGCGGGCCCATGCAATTATTTCGTCATCCGACATATCTTGTGCCATTACACTCGATGCCTTTGCTGCGGCTACAAATTTCCTTGAGTCTCTTTTTGCAAGAGAACCTGGTGAGATCGAAATATCCATCTCAGCAAAGTCTCTAAACCCTAATTCATATGCCATATGATCCAGGTCAAGTATTCCGATATCCAATGCCTCAGAAAACTCGTACCAATTGGAATCCTTTGGGGGATAGCCATTCACCGGTGATGGTGGGCCGTGCGTACCAGTTCGATACTCATTAACAATATGGGATACTTCTTCCTTGATGATCCGCTTAAGCTGTCTTTTGGTTATTCTCATTTTACCATGCTCCTGGTGTACCTTGAGGAAAACTGTATGCCTTACCATACTCATCTTGTTCATCGAGGATCATAATAATATCCTCAAATGATCGGAGACCAGGAAGAGTATGATCGTATGCAGGTAAATTAAACAGATTATGGCTTCGGGCCCAGCGTACAAACTCTGACATATCTGTAGGTTGTGGACTTAATTCATATTCAGGTGTACCATAATTCGGATGTAAAGAAATTGTATAATCATCAACCACCTTGCCGGTGTCATCATATACGGTTACAGATGCCGCATCTTCACTCATGCCTCGATAGTTGAGGATGTCATATTCACTGTGCGCGCCGGCTGGAATGTTTGACGATTCGTGAAGGAGGCGGGATACTTCTTCTTTAATGAGCCGCTTAAGCTGTCTTTTGGTTATTCTCACCGTGTTGTCTCCTATCGATACATATCGGGGTTTGATAATACGTCTTCTAACTCAGCAATCTTATCATCGATTGACATCATACCAAACTCAGAATCATTGACTGTAGTAGCACCCATTGCTCTTTCTGCTTCAAGCGCCTCGATTTGATCTGCCTCGAATCCCGGGGCAGAAAGTATCTTTCGGTCACCTATGATTACACCATCAAATGCTGTACCTGAACTATAAGTTACATTAACGACATTCTCACGCAGCTTACGCCGGACCTTGGCCTCAGCAATCAGCTTAGCCTTCTCTTCTTTGATTATTCGTTTAAGCTGTCTCTTGGTTATTCTCATCGTGTTGTCTCCTATGACTATTGTATTCTATATACCGCATCTAAAGTTGAGTTGTCAACGTCAACCCAGTCACCACCATCCCACATCATATATGCATCTGGGCCGGCGCTATATGGCGAGTTCATATCATCCCACCAGTGAACCAGCGTGCCATTAACAATAAAGAATTCAGATTCTGATAATAGTTGATTCTGCGTTGGAACTTCAGTTTCGAAGTCCCCAGGGGAATGATCTGCACCTAATAGCCAATTCAAAAGATTTTTCTCTAACATCATCATGGCATCTGGGAACATAGATCTAGCATCTTCTAACGTTACCTGTCTATTGCCCGGGGCATTCTCACATAATTTACGCCTGACCAATCGTCGGACCTTGGTCTCAGCAACCAGCTTGGCTTTTTCTTCTTTGATGATCCGCTTAAGCTGTCTCTTGGTTATTCTCACCGTGTTGTCTCCTATGACTAATCATATAATAGAGACTCTCACGACACCAGCTTATGTGCGATAAATTTTTGGATTGTGTGAGTCTCATTTTATTTTCTCCTCGTGGGCACAGACTTTACAATATCCCACGCTTTTCACTAAGTTTAAAATTCTAATTCAGAGGCCATTTGCTCTTCAGTTCCGATCAGGCCATTTGCTTCTAAGTTTGATATCAAATAAGCTAATGCTTCAGGTTCAAGCCGAACACCAAAGCTCGTATGCCATGAATCAGAAACATAATCCGGATCAATCCACCCAATGCCCATATGAATATCTTCAGCAAACTGATTATAATCATCTTGGCTTATAGATAATTGATACCGATTATACTGTTCAAGTTCTTCTTTAATTAAATCTCTAAGTTGTTCTCTAGAAAACTTCATATCCTTGCTACCTTCTCCAAGTTCTGTTGGGCTTAGGTCCTGACTGTCGATCAACATGTCATCAATTGTGGCTAGGATCGCATCATAAGTTTGGCGTCGGACATCATCTCGCATGTTTGTATCACCGAACCGACGGCCCAAGTATGGAACTTGTTCCCAAATCCATGCATTTGATTTCTGGATTCCCTGGCCACCAGGGCCGAAGAAAATATATCCCATTGATTGATCTTCAAGCCCGACCTTACCAGGTTGATCAACAACTAGCCATTTTTGCTTAGAACCCTGTTCATCAATAAATTCAATTGATATTCCGGAATATCCTGAATCAAACATTTGCACATTTACATTAAAAAGGCCGGCGTCTTCAAACACTGTATCAATTTCATCTGCAAAGCTGACAAGGTGTGGATACTTTTCTTCATACTTGTCCATTCCCCAACCACGGCTCTTTGAAACAGGCATCTCATTAAGTGCTGTTTCCTTTATAAACTTACGCAACTGGTTAATTGAACTCATGTACATACCCTCTTTACCTTATTAAGTATCATGTCCGATAGTAAATATACAGCCATAATCACTCGTTGGATACTAGTTTATCCACTTAAAGTGAATAACCAAGAATTAATTATATCAGGGGCACCTCAAAGTTGTTAATTTCATCTAAAGACTCTAAAATTACAATCTTAATCGGGTTTTTTTCTTGCACATCTTTCATTTTATGGCGCGCAGCGTCAGTCCAATATCCCTTTACTTCAATATAGACACCATAATCAGGTAAATAGAAGTCAGGAATGTACTTTCTCTTTCTTCCTCTGATTGTGTGATATAGGAAATGCATACTTTCATCCCTAACCCACTTTACTCCAAGCTCATCTAATCTTTTTGCGAAGGCTGTTTCCCATGAGCTATCCATTGATACTTCAAGCCCATCAACGGTTGTGTATATTGATTGTTTGCTCCATAGCTTTTTTTTCTTACTCATTATACCCTCAAATTGTACCATATAATTATCAGCAAGTGCATGAATGCAATATAAGCACTTTATTGGATAAAATAAAATGGATCAATTATTAATGGTATGGGTATGGCTAGATATCATAGCAGATATTATCATTATAAGCTATGCCAGCTGGTATGCATATAGAAAATTATCGGCTTGGGGGAAAAAATTTAGCCAACATATCCGCCAAGGTCTTCGAAGCTAGTAGTACGGATTGATTCCTTGAGAATGATCTGTTGCATCTTCAACAGACTCGAGGCCTGGAAATTCCGTTGTCAAGGCATGCGTAATCATTAGCTTAAGCGTAATAGTTGAACTAGCACAGCCTTGACAGCCTCCCCCCATGGTAACGTATAGTATCCCTGACTCTTCATCATAACTATGGATATTCAAAAATCCTCCATGTGATGCCAGGCCTGGGTTAATATCTTCTTCGATATATTTTTCTATTTGTTCTTTACTTGGGCGATTCATCTTTTATCCTTCCTGGATCAAATGATATTGATTCGCCACACCCGCAAGACTTCGATGCATAGGGAGTATTAAATGTAAAACCTGAGGATAGAATCGTTTCCTCATATCCTATTTCAGTACCATTTAAAAATATGAACGATTTTCGGTCGCAGTATATCTTAAGGCTGCCATGATCAAAGATCCGATATATATCTTCATTTTCAGGTGGTGATATAAAATCTAGCTCATACTTAAAACCCGAGCACCCCCCTCCACGAAGGCCTACTTGTAAAACATAGTCATCAGGCTTGTTCATTTTCTTCTTAAGCTCTAGAGCCTTTGCTAAAGCTACTTCTGTTATTTTAAGATCCATATTCTAATCATACCTTTGTTATTAAAAGTGTATTAAGTCTATAAATATGTCGAAACTATAATACCTAATCAAAGGTAACATGTCGACAATCATAATAATTTTATGTCTCCCTCTCTTATTTTTCTTGTGGTGTGGAATTCATGAGACAGCACACATTATAGCAGCAAGATCATATACAAAATTATCAAATGTTAAGTTCAAACTATATCCTCATAAAAATAAATCCCTAGGATTTGTGTGGGCTTCAGTATCATGGAAACCAGAAAAAAGATTGTCTGATTCAGAATTTGCATGGGTATCAATAGCACCAAGATTCCCTGATATCCTGGCTGTAATCCTTTTTCCGCTGTGGGCATTAATGCCAAATGGCACAGCCATGCTTATATGGGGTGCAATATGGGGTGCAGGCCTGATTGATCTATTTGTAGGGTCACTTGGAATTAGTAAAACATCGGACTTGAGGAGAGCTGCAAAAGGGTGGGAATGCAACCCTTGGATACTTCGAATAAATGGAATGATGCTGATATTAGTTAGCGCAGTTACGGGTGTATTATTGTTTTTATATGCAGCACCCGTCAATGAAGCAGGCAACACACATGACATTGATGCAGAAACTATACAACATGCATCTAGCTCAACATGTGACCCAAGCGTACACCAGTTTCCGAATGAGGGTTTAACGGAGTGTAAGTCATCACCGGTATGCCCTGCAGGAATGGCACAAGTTGATAACTTTTGCATGGATAGATTCGAAGCATCGTTGATTAATATTGAAACAGGCTCATCATGGTCACCATACCATCATCCACCAAAGAATATACGTATCCAGGCCGTGTCATTATTGGGTGCAGTACCCCAGGGGTATATCGACGGCCTGTCTGCTTCGCGTGCGTGCACGGCTAATAATAAAAGGTTATGTACGTCCAAGGAGTGGCTACGAGCATGCCGCGGCAAGAATATGCATATATACCCATATGGGAATAAAAGGTTACCAGGAACATGCAATGATGCAAGGACAATACATCCTGCAATAGAACTATTTGGCAGGCATAAAAACGTTTTTCAGAAAATCCAGAATCCATGTATCAATCAATTATTAGACAGTGTTAGCCTCACGGGGGGGCATCCAGAATGTGTTACAGGTGAATCTATATATGATATGATGGGGAACCTTCATGAATGGATTGCCGATGATACAGGGACGTTTAGGGGAGGTTACTATGTTGATACATACCGCAACGGGCCAGGTTGTCTATATAGAACAACTGCACACTCTATACACCACTGGGATTACTCAACCGGATTTAGGTGTTGTAAATCATTATGATATTGATGTACAATAAAATAAATATTGCTTTTGAAAACTAGTGTTTAATTTGCATATTTATTAATCGGAGGATCTATAGTCATGGCAAAAAAGAAATCGCAGAAAAAAAGTCCTACCCCCGAACAAGAGAATGTGGTTAGCCGTAGCACAAAAAAACACAAAGAATATTGCACTATCGCTAAGCGGGCCCAAGAACAGAACTTGCCAGATGTTATAGCAAAACATGGCAATCATGATTGTACATGTAGATGGGATATTGCAGCGGAGACAGTAGATGAATTAATGGGTTGGGTAACTGACTTATGTGACGAAAATAATAAGTTAAAAGAGTCGTTGCAAAGAGCTATATCAAGGATCGGAAAGGGTAACGAAGAAATGAAAGAAATGATTTCAAAAGTATGCCCAGATGTTAACTCAGAACCTGAAAAAGATTAGACTAATTTTTGAATTAATTCTAGGTCACTTGGATCTTCCTCTGATATCCCTCCCTTGTCATTGTTCCACCTAAGGTCGAACCACCTTACAGAAATTATAGTCATTTCTGCAGCAAGATTTGGGTCGCCGCCTAATAATATAACTGATGTTTCGATTACTAACCCGTATGGCCTGACACCAGCAGGGACTACCCATCGGACCCCAATACTTTTTCTACTTATGTCGCCCCGATATCTAACCAGGTCTCCTGGCTCAAAATGACGTGCCATGTAAGTAATTATTTCTTAGGCTTTTGATTTATAGCGTATTCAGAAGAATATGGGTCTTTACCCATATTCTCTAGCATTTTTCGTATTCTTTCAACCCAGGCCAGGCCGGCTGGACAATCACAATATTCTGAAATAACCCTAGCATGGCGGTATGTTTGATACCGACCAAAGTCGTTGCAGCGATTACAGGGTGATTTTTTGCTATTACCCATTAAAACCTAGCTAGTTCATGTCCTACATCTTTAAGTATTTTACCACGGATCCAAATATCTAGATACTTAGTAATAAAGTGGAGAAGTTATGTACAAAAGACTTAAAGACTACATGGAATGGCGGGGGATTACACTCAAAGATATTGTTGCCATGACAATTTGCCTTGGTATGTTATTAAGCACTGTCATTTTTGGTGTTATTGTATTGATAGCCTAATATATTAAGCACATGGAAGCAATATTTAGTATTGAACCCGAGGGGACTATAAATAATGAGCCATAGAACACCACCAAATGCCGATGTCGTAGCGTTTGACTCAGCAACCGAGGAAGATCCCACACCTGGCATTGGAGCCGGCACAATTGTCCAGGAAGACTTTGTAGGTGGGGTAGATAATGACGGAGTACCCCAAGTCGATTTCAAATCGATTTTGAAACACTGGATGGAGCTAACACCTCAAAACAGGGGTAAGTCAATCAAACAACGGTTGGCTGGAGACAACGATCGTTGGGAAAAATTTAAGTGCCTTGTTAACTGGGCTGATGAAAGTCACCCAAGAAAAAGTTACCTGACAGGAAATGGCTACTGGCACGCGACGGAGATGATGCAGGGTTGTCCGCCGGCGAACAGTAAAGGTGCATATAAAGAAGATGGTGTATATTCCCAAGCTTTGGCCGATACGGTTGACAACCCGGATGAGCCCGAAGACACAAGGGTCTCAATCCCGTTAGGGCTATCATATGTCCCAGATGATCACCTTGGAGAATGCATCGATCTGCTAGCAGACAGTTCAATTATATGCAATGGCATACCCGGGTGTGTGGATATAGCTGCATGCAATTTTAAGCCAACGGCAACAGAAAATGATCCTGAGGATCCATGTATAATCCAGCCATCTTGGTTACCAGTGGAAGTAACTGATTTGTGCGAAGACGGTAACAAATGTAGGGGTGTAAGGGTATCAGTCGTCTGTGACATGTGGTCAGACGGGGGTGATTTTGAAGAAGGCAACCCAGGTTATGAATGGGAATGGCAGACTGCGGAAGGCCTCAAAAAATATACATTTGCTGTGCAAAGTACCCATGGTATTAGTAAGATTCGCCTAGACTTCTGGGGTGGATGTATGCTTTCAGAACAAGCCATGGCTGGTGGTACACCGATGCCCCACCATTGTGACACTGATGAGGATTGGGTCGGCACCGGTGGGTGTTCAGGAGATGAATGGGGATATAACTGTGGTGAGGGTAGTGAATCTTCCGGAAATGCATGCTTTAGAAGGGATCTATATTCAACTAACAACTGGACTGTTGAAAGATCTAGTGATGGCGGAGTCACAGCTACGACTGTACAAACGGACGGCAGCTGTGATTCATCCAGGGTGGTGTGTGGTACATCATTCGCATCCGATGGTGCATGGCTTGACACTGACTGTGATGGTGATCCAAACTACCTGTTGCCAGGCTGCCCGGGGATCCCCCATATAGAAATAACTTCCCCAAATGCATCTAGTAATATTCCTGCTAGCGGTGATGGCGATCCGGTTAAGTTTATAACGATCTGGTTTAGGTCATCATACTTTACAACAGATCATCAATGGTTAACCCACATTAAGGTAACGGCCGAGGACATCGATGGAGTCGAGTATCTGGAAGATGATGAATATTATTACCCGGAATATAGCGGAAATTTCCCCAATCAATTACCTGCCAGCGAGTTTGACTCTGAAGGGAACTTAATAGATGACACCCCTTATTATGACGGGGGACCATGCGTTGGCTATGCCTTAGGTACTGATTGTTGCGAAGCACCAGAAGGATATCCATGGATACTACCTGGGCTGGGTGACGGAATATCATGCCCCGGGTATGGTGATACATTTCCTGGTTTAGATATTGGGGTAATTGACTCGAGTAAGTGGGATGATGATAGGTTTATCCACGGAGTTGATTTATTAGATGACACTATTGCCGAAGATGTGACGATCGAAGCCAACGACGATTTACTTACATGGATCGAAACCCTGACAACATGGGACGTGAACCAGGATGGTGTTATAGACAAGAATGAGTGTGTCATTGAGGGTACAATCATATTAACCCAACGTGGTGATGTCGCTGTTGAGGATCTTAAAGAAGATGACTTATTATATGCACCTAACTTTACAGACGGATCATATGGGTATTTTAAGCTCAAACATAAAAAAGCATCAACCGCCCAAAGAATAGTTCAAATTGTAACAACAGGTGGTGCTGAATTATTTTGCAGTGTTTCTCACAATATATATCATGACTCTGCCCCAGAAAATAAAATGCCCGTTTCTAAGCTTAGGCCAGGCGCGCCGATCTATATCTTAAGCGATGAACATATACTACATAAAGACTCAGTTGCAAAAATACGGCTTATTCATTCACCAGGTGTTACTGTATATGACCTAGATGTTGAAGAGCCTATCGATATATATTTTAGCAATGCTATATTATCACATAATAAGACTGTCGACCCTGGCCATGAAGGTGGACCTGAATTGCCTGGTGGTGAAGATGGACCGGCTGCAGGGGGTGCAGGGGTGGATGTGGTAGTCGGCACAGGCTCTGAAGATGGCGACTAAAATCGGAATTATTTAAAATATTTTCGAAAATTACCAGCTAAACTTACTATGTATTAATAGGGCGCCATGGCGCGCCTCAACGATTAGGTTACGGTTATGTATCTGTTGATTAGGTTCATTGATATAGCGGGTCATCGCAAGGGGTTACGTTAGTTAAATTATCTTGGTTAATTAAGTGTACATAGTTGTAGCATATCTTTATTTTTTATTATGAATTATATGTGAGACAACAATGTCAGACTGGGCGACAGTTTTAAATGTTTGGAGCAATATCACGATTATTATTGCCAGCCTATTGTGTATAGGTTACGTTGCCAAAAAAAATCCAATAGATAAATTATCAATGTTCTTTGCCGGGCTTACCGGACTCATTGGCATAGGAAGTACAATATATCATGTGTATGGTACTACCTGGGCCCAGCTTACAGATATCGTACCGGTCTGGACATTTATGGTAACTTACACCGGAGCAGCCATGTATTATATGTTAGGCTGGTCAAAACGGATGACAACGTTATGTATGATTTTATTCATGACGTCATTAGCAGCCACCGGTGTATTTCATATTGAAGCGCCGGCGGTGCCCTGGATCCCCGGGGCGGTGATGCTCTGGATATTCTATATCGTCCTATCTAGAAAAGGTGCTGCAGTAGCATACGGTATGAGGAATGCGGCGGCATGTTTCACCGTAGCGATACCGGTTAAGACTTTAGACCCATATGCATGCATGCATGCTGTCATCGGTACACATTGGGTATGGCATATAATCATTGCAGTTATGTTAACTTACCTGGTAACTAGTATGCATGATTATAGAACTAAAGACACCCCTTCCGATAAGCTCGATCATATAAACGAGTAACATGGTTTCTCAATTCATCTTCAGTGCTTAGCCATTGCAGGCGATAATTGTGAAATTGATCACGCGTAATTATACCTGATTCAAATTCCAAAATCTTGTCAGTGATATCTGCCCGGGCGGTATCACGATCTTTTTGAATGTCCATTATTCGTTCTAAAAGTGGAAGACATCTTTCTTCTAGGGATTTCTTTGTTGTCGTAGGATAATCCCATTTAATGGCACAACCGGTTATACCTAATGAGAATAATAATAGCGTAGTATATTTTTTCATTTATTTTCGCGTTCCTTAAGGATGGCACGACATAACCAGACAATTATTGCATTTCGATCGTCAAATATATTGAGCATATCGCTTGAGGCCTTGCGCAGCAGATCACGTATTTCCTCATTACTAAGGTTTTTTTCTGGAATAGGTCGACCGGACATGGAAGCCTCCGTATTTAATTCTAATTAGTACGTACCGATAGTTAACCATCTATCATGAGAAGAATACACTAGTTATAATGTTAGGAATGGCTCTTCTTATAACCAGCTTGCTTACTGAGCCTGGGTTTCATGATCGATACATCGTCGAAGGATGGAAAAACGGAAAGAAGTTCGACCTTATGGTCACCCGTGTTCCTCTACGTGATCGATCAAATAGACCAGTATTACTCCGGACCGATGCAGCAGAGGGCTTCATGAATATGATGACCGAAGCTGCAAAGGTTGGATTTTTTCTGGACATTAATTATGCATATAGGTCCCACAAGGCACAAAGGGCCCTCTGGAGGTCGTACCAAAATAGGGGTATAACCAACCGCGCTGCCCGGCCGGGGTGGTCTACACACCAATCTGGCCTTTCTGTGGATATATCTGGGTGCTATCGAGACATTAATAACAAGAGATACAAAACAACCACATTTTGGTGGCTTAAAGCAAATGGACCTAAGTTCGGATTTTATAATGATGTACCATCCGAACCATGGCATTGGACATTTTTTCCAAATAAAATCAAAAAATAAATTCGGCCGCCTATGAAAGAAGATAACATGTGTGTTATGCCACAAAAATCCTTACCCTCCCCAATATTCGACAATGCACTGACTACACATGCGGTGCTGCCGCCTTGCTGTCAGTGTTACAATACTACCGGATATATGATGAGGGAGAATTAACACTTGCCCATGAGCTAAATACATCAACCGATCACGGAACCGACCCTGAAGATATTGTAAGGGTCGCATCAAATTATGGAATTGATGCGGTCATAAAGCGACTAACATTAGAAAAAATATCAGAGTATATTCTGCAAGATATACCGGTTATTGTAACATATCAAGCTTGGTCAATTGATGAAAATGATTGGGCTGATGTATGGGAAGATGGGCATTATTCAATTATCATTGGCATTGATGATTATAACGTGTATCTTGAAGATCCATCACTGTCACAAGAGATTGGGTATATACCCAGAGAGGAATTCCTAGAAAGATGGCATGATGTTGATAGACATGGAAACAAACTATTAAATACAGGGATTATATGTCATCATCCTGTAGCCCAGCAAGCATTGTACTTTCGAAAAGTTGATTAGCTAGTACCAGATTTCTCTTAAATACCTGCCTAATAGCACCATCGATTAACACTTCGTATATATCATATGCTTCAAAATGATCTGAGTCTCTAATTTGATAGGGCCGACCAACATATGAAAGTATCGTTGCTAGCTGGTTGTGACGTACCTTGGTTGTTTTTCCCTTAAAGTCATTGCAACTTGGAAATGAATTAAGATCGACATATTCATATACTATGCCAGTATCATGATCATATTTTTGTGCATAAGAAGATAAAGTTGTAAATCCGTCATCGGTACATCTCTTTTCCCTAATCGCTATTTTTACCAGTGTCCCGGTTTTGAGCCTATTAGATTTTGGCATAAATTTAAATATGCCATTAAATAATTGTTACAATGTTTAGTTATTATTAACCAATACGAAACACAATCATATACTATATTAATTAACCTCTTAGAGAAAGGGCTACCGAAACATGTTACTTAACATTGTAGCATTTTGCGTGTTTTATGCACTGTCAGCATTAGCATACTATTTTAACCATAGATACATTTATCATACCAAGCCCCGGGGCCCTAGGGCCATTCAGGCACTATGGAAAATATGGGCAAAATTCCATATGGATCACCATAGACATTGGAAGCAAGATGATCCTGAAACTAAAACGTACGTAAAGGTACCAATCGTCGGAAAGTTGGCAGGATTAATAATCATCTGTAGTCTGTGCCTGTTAATCAATCCAGGCGCCGGGTTAGGGGTTGGTGGATTTTTTATCGTTTATGGAATTAGACATGGCACAATTCATGGATTTAAAGTTGCTAATATATTTAAACCCGTTAACAAAGATACCCATATTTATAAGCACCATATGTCACACCATATGCCTGGTGGGTTGAATGTTAACCACTCTGGTGTTCATCCTTTTATAGATCGCTTGTTTGGGACGTACCATGATCCGGATGACATTCTACGCCGATCATCGTCGGATCACTAATTTCAATAATCGGCCAAAAAGAAATATCAAAAACCCTAGCAGTTACAGTGTAATCATATGGTGTATTTGTGTATCTGCAGTAAGCATTCTGAATTGATATATACCCTTCCGATATTTCAAAATAACCGCTAGTACCCTCCGCCAATATAACTTCCTCACAATAACTTGAATTGGTGATACAGTCATCCTCTGTATCATATATTTCAATCGAGTTATTATCAAACCCGACCCACTCACTCTTATCTGATGTAAATTCAATTCGTAAGAAGGTCGGATCATATGCAAATAAATCAGGTAGCCGAAGGCCTATCTGAAAAAATGATTGCTGACTGTCAGCCGTTGTTGTAATAGTCGGTTCAATTTCGATAAATTGACCGTTTGCACTTAAGTTACCTAAACTTAGATTGGGCTCAACTAGCTCATGCATTACATCGGGAGGCCCGCCATCTTCTGAACATATTATATCAAATGTATGTGTATCCTGTGCTCCGCACCCAAAACAACATAATGTTATTAATGCTACTAAAGTTCTCATATTATACCCTTTATTAATATCCCTGCGACGAATCCGACGAATAAACATGCACCTATGCCTAAACCGACCCAAAAATTTGATGGCCGAGTAGGGTTACGCAAATTAATATCTTCAGAACTTTGTCTTAATAGTAGTTCTAAAAAATCGCTAAATGCTATATCAAGCTCAACCCTAACTTCTTCACGTACACAATGCCTTAACCATTCTTCATTTTTTTGAATGTCATTATCAGGTACTTTATACGTCATTAAAATCTTACCTTACAACGTTTAGAATTGCCTAAAAAATTGTACAGTAAGATCTTAAGATTTACAACATCTTATTACGGTGGATTAGCTCTTGATGCGTCTGATCGATCGAAAAATTCTAATAATTCGATTAGGGTAAATCCTGCATCCTGGAAACATGATGGGACTAATTCGGTGAAGCTTTTTTGAGGCTTGATACGTACCATTAACCTTAAAAGTTTTTTTCCTCCAGAGGTTCGATCTATTGTCCATATAGGATAATACTCTACATTCTTAATATCATCTGCGTTAAGGCCCTGGTCATTCAAACAGTCTCTTAAAACTAATGCAAGACACTGGTTAACTACCAATTTTAAAAGATCTTCGTCTAGACTAACAGGTTGATGCATGCTTACTCTCAAAAAGTACTTAATACTATTATAATTACGCTCTTTAAGAGTTTAGTTCCTACACCAAATACACAACTACTAGTACAATATTTACAGACAGCTTATGGGGGGACAGGACACTAAATATGACAGAAAAAAAATTAAGTAATCATGATTATATTTTTACACTATTAACAGCAGTAGTCAAAAAAAATGGAGGAGAATTACGAATTTCTGAAGATGAACTTTGTAAAGTCTCAAAATTAGACCTAGTTAAATTATTATGGGACCCGGAAAAGTCAGAAGTCGTCTTACGTGTTGACGCCATGATAGCTCCGGATACAAAGTATAAAAACTAGGAGGTATGCTACCAATGGCTAAGCGAACAAAATTTTCACAGCGAAAACATGAAAGACGGAAAAAGAAAACTAGGCAAGGAGCTGGAAAGTTTACTAAGTGGGGCCATAAGGGTGGTGGGCCATCCGGTAGTACTGCATCAAAAAAATATCGAAAAAAATATAGGGGCCAAGGACGCTAAATCCGGCCGGAAGCGTTCCACCCGGGAGGATATTCTTCAGCATCCCATGCCGCAGACCACCATCCTAATATGACGTCGGCTTCTATCATGCTAACTCCGTCTACTGTATGATCCCACCCTTCACTCATTGTTCTTGAGTTAGGTAAATCTTTTAACACAGTAAGACCGACGTCTTCAATCAGGTATTGTTTCGCAACCTGGTGTTCCGTAGCAGTAAGCCTACCCTTTGCGCCGCGCGCGATGTCGGCATATTGATCATAGATTGTGTCGATATTTCCACAATCATACAACGTCTGAAATATGCTTGCTAATCGATTGACAATATTTCTTTTTATCCATGAAGGCTTATCTTCCCACGGGCCAGTAAAGTGCGCATTCTTCCACTTATAGTTTCCTTTATGAGAATAAACTGTCTGAGTTAAATAAGGTGAAATAATAAAGTGAGGTGTAATGCCGCTAGGTCCCGTTATAAACTGTTGAGGTTCCGTTAGCCCATATGGTACTGTTAGATAGAGGCCACCATCATAGAGTTCTGTTTCGTATTGTTTTTGCGTAGGCCTATCCCAGTACTTAGCTGATGCCTCTGGGTTCCAATGAACAGCAAAATTCTCTGGCTTTAGTGTCACCTTCTCTGGCTTCATAAGCCCCGGGATGCTACAACTTGCAGCAACACCTTTTAGCACAGTAAATTCAGGATCATGATAAGATATTGCTGCAATCGGGGGATGTACACCTTCGTGAATGTCCCCATTAGGTGTTATATGAGGACCGAGCTGATCTACTAGCACCCCTTCTCTTGTATTCCAAATATTTAACGGCATTTTATTCCATACATCAGTTGTAAGCAATGAAACTGGACATAGAAATGATTCCGATGAATTCATATCAAGATACTTTGGAAAAACACTAGCCGTTTTTTCGAAACACACAGAATTATTATTTACACCCGTACAGAATATCGTTTTGAGGACCATCATTATTGTTCCAGGATCAGACCAGGGTGGTGAAAACGGGCTCGTTTTCTTACTTGAAGGTGCCAACAAGAGACATACCCATGCAACTATGTCCCTTATCCTACCCTTATCAGACCATGGTACCTGACATAATTCCCAATATCGCGGAAGCCAGACATCAAAAAGCCATGCTCGTTGACGGCGTTGTTTCGACCGAACCCAAGGCCAGCGGCTTAAAGGAGATGACAGTTCTAAACTTAATGCAGATAAGAACTCTTTTCCTGGTCGGCCTATAAATAGGCCACATGCGTATGCAATTGCATTAATACTACCTGCAGAACAACCGGCTATACTTATCACCCGGGGAGGGTACTCATCACCCTCTGCTGGGCATGACATTATTCTTGCTATACTGCCCGCAATCTCTGGCCAGCGAGACCCGCCGCCAGAAGCACAAACCATCACTGGACGGCGTTTTAATACTACGACGCACTTCTCACATTTACAGACCGGATCGTACTCGCACATATATGACGCGCCACCAGGCAGGAACTCCATTACTTCGCTGGGTATCTCTACCTTACCTTTTATATTATCCATATCATTTCTCCAATATTTTAAATATGGTTACCGACGAAATTGATGCATAATATAAATGAAGTTATTGTCTATCTATCGTTAGTACCTCTAGTATGTGCACGTTCAATCGTAGTCATTTCGGCCCGAAGGCTATCTGCTAATCTTAAAATCCTTCTAGCATATCTTACCCCGGAAGGAATAGGATTACGGCCTTTGCACCTAAACCCAGCATAATAACCACATAGGCCTATGCGTTCCGAACCCCTACCATATACCTGCCACCAATATCTAAATGTCTTTGCACCGGCATTGATATTGACGGTAGGATCATATAGTTGTTCACATGTCAGTCTCGGAACGCCAGTTTGCCTAGAGCCTGTATATTTCGGCATAATTTGCATCAATCCGCATGCAGGAGCATTACTTCTTGCGCGGGGATTAAAACGACTTTCATAATGAATAATGGCAACTATAAGTTCTGGCCGGATACCATTCTCTTGAGCTGCGGATACAATCGTATCAGTTTGTTGGCATGCATATTGACCTCGTTGTGGAGTATCGCCAACATTTAATGATAATAAGGCTAAGCATAATAATTCTGCAAGTGTCACTAAAACTCACTCTCCCTTCTTAGTCACGTGGAGCTCAGTTGATACCTTAAATATATTAACCTAACTTTTATCGAAATTATTTTTTGAAGAAGCAGACTTTTTCTTTTGGGGCTTCTTCTTTTTACCTTTTTTCTCTTTTTGTTTTTCAATAACGTCCGGATGAATTCGCGTCTTGATGACAAATCCGGCAGGATCATTCATGCGCTTAATCTTAAATTGAGAATCCTTTGAGTCAGGAGAAGATGCTAGCTCTTCTTTTGCCTTACTAGCAGCAGAATATTCCTGATATCGGCCTATAATTTTCCAGGGTGTACCCTGCTTTTGACCATCTTGCTTTTTCGAATCATGGGTATTTTTCATACTGTTCTCCTGTGTAGATCTAAAAACATATCAGCAGGCTGATACGTCGTAATATTATTCGCAACTTCGCCTACAATGCCTGCCCGGGCGAGTGGTGTACTTCGATCTTCATCCCAAGGTATGCTAATAATTTGTACACCCTGTTGGCGTAATGTATCAACCATATGATTTTCTTCTCTTTGAAGTGAATATAGATAGCTTAAATCAATAGCTGACTCACATTTACGGCCAAGGCGCTCTTCCATTCTACGCTGAATCCTATCAGAAGAGACTTCCGGAGACACTAGTAGGTGTACACAAACATTCGGCAATAAGACGCTGGCGGTCATCGCATGATAAATGCTTTGGTATGTTTGGAACTCACGCATAGTCATTGCGCCGGTTTTAACTTGTAAGCGGGCAAAAGCAGTATCACCGAAATATGATCGATCAAGTACTGCATTATGTTTAAGAGTCATAGCATGCCATTGAGCGTGTAAATGCATTTTAAATCTTTCTTGAAGTAAATGCGTTTGCATAGTAAATGCCCAGCGCTCTTGATTATCATAAAAATCAGATAAGTAGGGGTTCCCATTATCCTTCTCGTCAGGTTCCCTAAGATACAAGGTATTATCACCCAGTGCCTCGGCTAGCTCTTTAGAAAATGAACTTTTACCTGCACCGATAATTCCTTCAACTACTACTACTTTCCCTCGCTTCATTTTATTACTACCTCTTTATTGATTATATGAATTATATGTAACCCATATGAAATGTTCATGACCCATATATGATCCATATTAAGGGGGAAATGGCGATCCAGGATATAACAGGCAATTGTCCCCAATCCGCTTATGAGTCCAGGTTCTATTATCTAAAACCATATATCTTAGTGTTTCGGGTATTTGGCCTCGCCTATCACGATAAAACCTACGCATTGACTCATGTGTAGTTGTGCCGCGGCGGACCAGGACTGCTACGCGTGTTGATGGGTATCTACTATGATAATTGTCATGAAAAGATCTGTACCAGCTTCCATATGTAGAATCTGAAAATATAATGTTGCCCGGGCGGAGCTGTTCTAATGCATCTGAACGGGACATTGATAAAATGCCAGAACCCCCCGCAGAATGGCCAAAAAGATAAACATTTTCCCCAGAAATATCAAATATTGTCACACCTAAAAACTGTAACATGGAAATCATTGAATTTTCCCACCTTTGAAATTCTCCAGGTTGTCTAAAGGGCCCTGTACCGTTTCTAGAAGTCCTTGTTGACGTCCAGTGAGACCATGGTTGTTCAACGAGGATAAAAACAGGATTTAAGCCACGCCTGTATAGTTCCGGAACATGTCTTAAAATTCGATTCTCAAACTTATTAAATCCATTGTGGCCGTGGAGCCATATAAAAATATCTGCTTGTTTAGTCCGGTCAAATTGTGCTGGTACAAAAATGATAGTGTCACGATTACCATTCATATGTCTTGAATCTGTTGTATATGGCCCTATCCATGTCCTTCCATATACGGCCGTAGAGTTTTGATGGCGTGTCCAAAGATCTACCGTCGATTGATTTGCTCCAGGAGCAATAGTAATAACGTTTTTTGATATACACTCTTCGTCAGTATTACCACACACAGACTGAGCATAAGTAATGTTTGGCGCTATTAAAGCCAGGATAAAAATTGTGACACACCTTGACAGGTGTATGGTACATGTATACACTTTTAATCTCCAATATTGTTGTTAGGTTAATTCTCTAATCAGTCTTCTTCGAATTTATTATTAATATCAAATTTCCGGCCGGACATGGCGGCTAGGCGCTTTTGTCTTTCATACTCTTCTTTTGCTAATTTAAACTCAATCTGCTTAGCAACAGCATTCATGCTGTTTATGTATATGAGGATAGCAATAACAAACCCAATTAAAAAAAATAAAACCTGATTATCCACTTAACTAGTCACCCCTTATAAGCCTATGAGAATCGCTATCAAAGTGTTGAGTTGAAAATTCGAATACCTCTGAATCTTCAAAGGCAATAATTTGATGTCTAAGGCCTGTATATACATGGAAGCTGTCACCTGGTTTAAGAATTACCTGATCCGCCTTAGATATATCATCCCCCTCAGAGTAATAAACGATTACAGAACCTGATTGTAGATAAAATACTTCATCCTTTATTTTGTGATAATGCCAGGAACAACGTTTCCCCTTTTCTAAAAATAAAAGTTTACCACAATATTCTGGCTTATTAACGATCCATTTTTCATGACCCCACCCCTTACTAACATATGTAATATCATTTAGTTTACTAGTCATTAATGCACCCTATATATTTAAATTGTAATAAGGTATTTAGCCTGGGTAAATTTAGAAGTTATGATATTCGGAAAAATTAGGGAAATTCTTACACATTATGAAACCAGGCGGTTTATTGTAGTCGCTACAAAGCTTAGCTTATTTGTTGCATGTATCGGTTATTTTCTCCCATATATCTGGCATCAAATGTTGCCTCCGCAAATTAAGCTAGGGGGATCTTATCTAGAGTTTGTTTGTGCAACAATTCTTAGTTATTTTTTAATTGCATCCTGGATAAAAAGAAAGTCTGTTTATATGCAAATAGACGATGATTGGTATGTAGAGGAAGACTATAAAAAGTGAACTGGTTCTTATACATAGCTAAGGAAGGATTTTTTATGCCCGGTGAAAATACACAAAGGTTTATTAAGCCAGGATTTGGTGTTGGCAAGTGTGAATTAAGACCGGGAATTCTTGATGCGCCACATGGAACAATGCTTGTAGTTCCAGGAGACTATATATTCTCGAAGATTAAATGGAGAGGCAGAAATAGCGACGTCACAACCTGGCCGAACTGTGTTGCTGACTCTGTTCGAAAGTTAATACTGGCATACTACTATTAGTCTTTCTTTTTCTTTGCTAACATATTAAACTTGTCCGGGTAGATTATTTCAGCCTCAACAATCTTGGTTGGTGGTTTCTCCTTCGACTCTATAACTGTAACACCAGGCAACCGTTGCTTCGGGCTCCATGCCGGTGGTGGTTTATAGGTCTCAAACCCAAGTTCCTCTCTCTTCTTTCTCATTATTTCTAATAATTTATCTGTCTCAACTTTTTTGTCAATATGCTTAAGAATAGTTGTTATAGCATCTTTATCATATGCTAATAACTTTCCCCCATTTCGAATATCTGGCCTGGTACAAAATCCAACATCACCAGGCTCTGTGTAATATACAATACTCATCCCCTTTCCTGGCCCAGCTGGAAATGAAATGCCGGAAGGGAGTGTCTTTATAATTGTAACAGGCCCAACACCGGTCAAATACCATCTCTGGCCAGGCAAAATAGGGGTAGAGTCAGCTAGCAATATTATGGACATGATCCACATAAATAAGAAAAATAACACTATCGAGCTAAATATCAACATTACTTTAAACTATTTATAAATTGAGCAAACTACACTTATTGTAAATTACTATAATTTAAAGGTAAATATTTACAATTATTAGTAAAAGGAAGACACTTAAATTAGATAGACTGTTTATGAAGAATACTTTCAAAGATTTAACGATACGGTTCATTGATGATCGATCATTAAAACTAGCTATTTGTATTATCTTTCTATTTAATATATTCGATGCATTCCTAACATTAGCGTGGGTTGAAACTGGATTAGCTCATGAAACTAATCCCATCATGGCCTATGTTCTAGAAATTGGCCCGAATGTTTTTCTGACAATAAAAATATCAATAGTTACATTAGGGCTTATAATCCTCTGGTTTACAAAACAATATGCTTGGGTCAGACCAATTACCCTTGGGCTGCTTGCATTATATTCATATATTGTAGGAATTCATTTACACTTTATACAGTATCTCAAATTATTGCATATAGTTTAGGGATTCCCTTTCTTCTCTAAAAGTATTAATGCATCCCGAGGGTACCAGAATGATTTTTTATCTAGGAATGTATTGTTATCCGTTGACCAGAAAACGTTGACGTATGGAATTCCGTCATCATCTTCATACGATTCCAGGACCACACCGACACCTTCATGACATAATGGTAGGCCCCACTTTGATTGGGCAGCGGCTGATGTTTTTACAAGGTCGCCGTCTTCAATACAGTTGTCCATAATATCTCTCTTTCTAATTTGAGCCTTGCTCAAACTTTCTTAATAGTTCTCTTTGCTCTGATGTTATCTTTTTTGGAATTTGAATTTCAATGTGTACATAATGATCTCCGTACATAGAGCCCCTAAGGTTCTTAATCCCCTTGCCATGAATTCGCAAAGTTGTATTAGGTTGAGTTCCGAACGGTACCTTTATTTTTTCATTTCCCTGAACTGTTTCAACATCCAAAACTCCACCCAAGCATGCAGTAACAAAAGATATTCTAGATGTTGTATGAATATCGGTACCCCTTCTTTCAAATTTCCTAGATGGGTTAATTTGAATAGACGCCATTAAATCGCCAGGGGGGCCGCCCAATGAACCAGCATTTCCTTTTCCTGCAACTCGTAAACGATTTCCTACGTTGATGCCAGGGGGAATGTTGATAGCAATGCTATCAGTAACATCGATGCTACCAACGCCGCGGCACATACTACAGGGGGTTGTCGGTATAGAGCCCGACCCCCTGCATTTTGGACATGCAGACTGTACTACCATAGGGCCTTGTTGAAAACTAGAATATCCTGTACCACGACACATATCACATACGGTACGTGATGTATTAGGCTCCTGACCTAAACCAGTGCATCCAGTACATGTGTCTTTTCTGGTAAGATTTATTGACTTTTGGCAACCCTTAACTGCCTCTAAAAAATCGATTGTTAAACTAATATTGATATCCGGGCCACGTTGGGGCCCCTGGGGACGTGTCTGGTGGTGGCCGCGGCGACCAAAAAATTCACCAAATATATCCTCAAATCCCCGGAATGGATCTGAGTGTTGTGATGATCTTCTATATTGATTATCAAATGGATTAGGCCCGGAATGACCAAAAGCATCATAGTCTTTGCGCTTCTGCTCGTCAGATAATGTTTGATATGCCTCGGAAACTTCCTTAAATTTGTCTTCGGCCGTTTTATCACCAGGATTCTTATCAGGATGATACTCTAAAGCTGCCTTCCGATAGGCTTTTTTAATCTCTTTGCTATTAGCAGTACGAGCTATACCAAGCACCTCATAATAATCGCGCTTGGCCACGGGTTCGCTCCAGTTTATCCCTACAACTATAAAACATAATTATTCTTTCGCCCATTCTTTTATGTGGGCGGGCTTCTCTATAGATTCCAGTCTGAAATTTGAATATTCTGGATGCACACCAGAAATAATATCTATAATCTTAGATTTTTTATACGGCGGGGCCTGTAATATAAAACTTACATCAACATCTTTATCAGCATTAAAAACTGTCATGTTCCAAAATTTCATATCATTTTGCCATAAACTATTTTATCTCTATATTAGCATTTAAATTAAGTGCTAGTGTAATTATATCCTCAACGTCACCTGTTCTATCTTCAGATGGATAGGCATATATTATATCAGAATTTTGTACGATTTTTCTATTTCGGGCTTGTTGAGACCTTAAGTACTCTCTAGGGCTAGCATCCTCAGGGGGTTTATATGGAAGAAAAGCCATTGTCGGGCGTGAGAATTCCTCAGCTGCTTCTGCAATCCAAGAATCAAACCCTTTTTTCTCCCCACCTGTAACTATAATAGTACCCTCAGGAAGTGAGCTAATGAGCTTTTTTATATTCTCTTTTTCTTTTTTTCTTTCTAAACTTCCAATTATCCCAACGTTCATGCATCGCCCTTTTGATTCATCATCATCTGTAAATTTGCTAACTGTAAATTAATACTATCGTTGATTGCAGAAGTTAACTCTTTATTCTTGCTAGTATCTGATGCCTTCATTTCATCTAGCATAAACCATAGCGATGAAACCTCGTCTTGCAAATCTTCAATCAAGGGGTTCAAATCATCAAAAATCTTTTTAGATATATGCCTCGATAATGTTGAACGCGCGGACGCTGATTGTAAGTTTAATTGTGCATTGGCATACTCTAATAGTGATGACTCAATTGATGACTCAATTATATCTAACCTTGCCTGCCTCTCAGCTTCAAGTTTTTTTTCATTTTCCGACATTTTCTTCCCTTAGGGCTGTTTCAATGCCACCAGCCCATTCAATATAACCCATTAAACACTCTGTCATAACTTTATCATACTTCTGATCTCGTACAAATAAATCTAAACGATTGGCTAAACGGCGCCCTCTTTTCCAAGCATCAATTTCTTCTGCTATTAATGAAACACGATACGCGCGCGATCTGGTACATCTTCCATCACCAGATGCTGCATACATTGGGTGCTCTTTTGCAAATTGCTTCCAACCGTTCCGAATTAAAATATGGCCACATTCATGTAGCATTGTATAAAATCTTGTCTCTGCATGACTTCTAGAGCAGATCTGTACTTCTAATAGTTCAAAATCAACCTGATCCTCAACATCAGGATCATATCTAACTGTGTATCCTTTCTCAAGAAGCCAATTAGTAATCTTCTTAATTTGAAAAGCCCAGAAGGACTTAGATAATTCTTGTCCTTCTGGGCTCAAAATAATTTTGGGATCTGGCATAATTTCCACCTATTAATACTATTATACCAGCATAAACCAGTATTTATATTCAACAGATCTAAATAGGTCAAGAAACTAAGATTTAGTCAATTGATTATCATTTACTTTATTTTTCCACCACTTTTCGAAAAAATAGTGTAATACCGTCATGACGATAGAGAATATTACGGTTAGTTCAATCGACTGCCTTATCTCACCTAGATATGCATACGTGATGATGGTACCAACAATCAGCGATATTACACGCCAGGTAATGACCTTTGATACATCACCCTTCATCTACAATCTGCTGCATTATAATATTTGTACGATTTTCCCCTGCGGACGACTGTATAAGGCACCTGGGCAAAGTCTTCGATAATTAACTTTATCATACTCTCATCTATACCTGTCTCATATGATAACTTGTCTAAAGACTTAAACTTCATATAACTTAATGCAGAATTAATCGTATGCCATTGATCTTCAGTCCATGGCACTTTCTTTTTCTTAGGCATCCTCACTCCTTACGAACTGACCATCGAACCCACAACAATGATACCTTGTCCCTAAAATATCCCATGTCTTCTTAACATGATGATGACCAAAATACCAAACAGGGGGCTTATGACTACACACCCTCAATGCATTATCTAGATTACGTGGGGTAGGGCTGTCAGCCCTAGCATACTTCTCCATTGGGACCCGAAGAGGGGCATCATGAGTAACTACGACATCGGGCTTCTCTAACTCCAGTCTCTCGGCAAACAGCGAAAACTCCTGATAGCTTGGTGTTTCATTTCTCCACCAACTCTTCCCCTCGGTACGATGATACCGATCGATCGATTCCGCACCACCAAGAAACAAATGCTTCTTTCCCTCCAGGGTAAGTACAACCCCCCGCTGGGCCCAGAAACACCCAGGTGCCAGCTCTACCAAGTCCGGATTTCCCTGCTTCTTTGCAAGCTCGGTCCACTTATCCCAATTATCATGATTGCCACCACATGTAATCCACATAGGTGCATCCTTTGGGCGTTTTGAAAAGTATTTATGGATCTTACATGGATCACCACCCCAACGGGCACCAAAATCACCAACCTGAACCACGTGTGATGCGTCATCCTTAATTGCAATTGCGTCTACAGTTGCGACATCTTGTGCAACACCGTGGATATCTCCAACATAATAAATCATTCTTTCTTTCCGTCGTTAACTATTCTTAAGTCCCTCACCTTTTCAGATGCGTTTCCGTCGCCAGACCAAAGAACATGAGCCCACTTAGCCTGTGAGCCTAATGTAAAAATATCTAATATAATCCCTGTAGAGTTTTCATCCAACCCAGGATATTTTAGCTTAACTAGATCTCCTATTTTAGCATTATCCTGCATCGCGTAAATAGCACTCCCACTCTTTTGTTGTCGTACCATCAGCCCAAAGAACCTCATATGAAGCCTGCATCTTGTTCGTATGAGGGCGATGATTCTCATTTCGAATAAGAATTAATCCAGGCTCGGAGCGAGTCGTTGAATCAAATACTTTAGGAGTGCTAAATAAAACTAAATCACCCACTTTCATCGCGTATGTACCTGTATATTTCCGGTTTCATAATCAATTAGATACCGATAGTGCGTAGTACCATAATGATCATCAAACCAATTAGACTCATCAATTACATAGGGTTCATTATCATCTAGGAACTCTGTAGAGGGTGGAGTAGGTTCTGACGGGATCTTGTCATTCCACCTCGGACAGTGAAAGCTTCTAATTCCGCCCGTTGCTTGGGCCCTCAAAATCAAAAGAGACAAACATGTCGTCGTATACTTGTCTAAATAGTCTTCAATTCTACCTGATATCGTTGAGCCATCATAATGCACATAGCATCCATTAACCCTGCCATCTGGAAACTTAATCCCTATTACTGCATGAGTACTCATTAAATCACCCCAAGCCGTTCCAGTTCAGCCTTGACAGCTTCACCAGCTTCGAATGTCATAGCCAGGTTTGGGTTGTCAGAGCATATTGCACGCGTTACCCAAAGTTCCAGAAGTGTACACCATGCAGAAGGTACCTGCTCCATGGGCATAAACTGATCTAGATATGCATGGCCCAGGCCTTGGGGCATATTTGTATGTGGGTTATTCAAGTAGCAGATGTCGACATGTCGATCATTATCATACACTTTAGTAATAAGCACTGGGCCGGAAAACATTACTGCAGTACCTGAATAGCGACACTTATCAAAAACAATATCACCGACTTTCACTGATCACCTCTTGCTATTTTCCTCATCAACATGTATATTATACCCTGTGTAGAGAAAATTTGCACGAAAATGTTTAATAATTAGTCAGAAATGCCAAGCCAACCAGTTGGAACATGGATACACTCACAATCCTCATGAAGCCGAATAAGCTCTTCTTCATCATCATCATGATGCCTTAAAGACCCAAGCCGCTTAATTGTATCTGCTTTCCATTCACCGTTTGTAAAATGGATACCCGAAATCTGGCCAAAGATACCTTCACTTCTTAGAAAATCAGAAACGCGAGGGGCATCATGGTGCCCTACTTTTTCGAACTTTTCATGACGTGAAGTAACAATATGTACTTCATTCCCCATATCTAGGTGAGCCTTAAGACATTGAACCATCACAAGATTTGGGCCCATATGAACAAAATCTTCATTCTCTTCATCCCATCTTGAGACAGTAAGTGTTTGATCAAAGTCAAATGTAACTAGCATAATATCCATACCTTTCTTATAAATCTATTATACCAGGTAATATTCGAATTTACACGAAAGGTAATTTATGATTAATTTGATAATTAACCTTATTTTTTAATTGGTTGTATGCATTGAGCGATCAAACACCTAAAATATCATGGAAAAGAATTGGTAGATTTAGCAAATGGGCACTAATATTATTCATATTATTTGAAATATCTCAAATGATTATTGGTGCATATATTGGTATTAAAATTGCCTTAAGCGCTAGCGGAATCACATTTTAAGATTTCTTAAAATCCCCCATTAGACGATCATCTTTCTTAAGTTCTTTACCTAAATTCCCAAGATCATTTTGAACTTTTGAATACGCAAATGAAGGACGTGCAAGAGAATCACTGTATGGATCGAAGTGCAGTTCTGGGGCATCGTCATCGACAAACCAAAGTTTTCCTGCATCTGGACTATACCTTGTCGTTATTTCTTCGCCTGCCTCTATTTCTCGCTTTGTTCGAAAAATTAACGCATTATACCCAGATCTTTTATCTGCCTCCTTAGATCTACCAGGAAGTTCATTTTCTGAAATGATGTCCCAAAAAGCATTTGGTTCATGTCGGTGATTGTATATGCCAGACCACCCTAGAGGAAATGCAATCAGGCCGGGCCCGAAACCAAACACATAATCCATAAAAATATGGCGTGTGCCGGCTGCGCAACAAAATTCATTCAATGTATGAAGTGTATCAACATGGGCAATTACAACCGGTGCAGATTCAATAACCTCATGTTTCGGAATTTTTTCAGTAGCGAATACACCAATTCCATGAATATCTGAGTCACGAATTTCAAGTTTATGACTAATAAACCATTTTTTGACTTCTTCTTTTTCGCGAAACATTAGGTTACTCCAACCGCATCAGATCTTCAGCTCGGTATACCTCGCTAAGACCGGTCTCATCTAACTTTATAGTTGCCAAAAACCTACGATCCGTAGTACCTCCCGCGAACCACGTATTAACAGGCTCCTGCTTTAAGTCAATAACAACACCAGTCTTAGTCATGCTTCTAAAGGGTGCAACCTTATCACCAATTTTAATCATATTTAGCTCCAGCTTTTATTAATATTAATAAGCCTTGCCGATATTGTATTCAGCCCTTAGTATTAATATCATCAATATTTCCTAAAAATACCAATAATGCTGCATGTGATATAGATAATGATATTACCGGAAGACGACTATGTACAGCCTGAACTACGCCGACAACTTGGCCCCTAGAATTAACAATCGGTGAACCTGAAGATCCTGGAGCTGCGAATAAAGTATACATACCTAATGCGCTTTGATTTCTTGGTGTGCCACTAAAGTACCCAGAAAATAATGGTAATGTCCCTGGGAATCCGCGTTCAGAACTTACACTCAATGGATTCCCAGCATACCATACCATATCACCCCATGTGGGGGCACTGGAAGAAATACTCAAAACAGGAGTACCCCTTGGTACATTAACGGGTAAGAAACAAACATCATTGCCAATATTGCATTTAGGTGATCCAGCTAATTCAAGCGGAGGATGATTTAATCTTATAAGGTCAAAGGATGTTGCTGTAGCAACTACACCCTCTAGTTGATCCGGGTCATGAAAATCGCGAGGATCCAATATTATTCCATGAGCTGCTGTTAAGACGCCAGTATTTCCTTGAGGGGTTCGTATAAGAGTACCAGATAATGATACTGAGCCTACCATTTGAGGCATACATGTTCGAAGGTTTTGTGGATCCGTACAATTTGATAATTTTATCATCATCATTGTTGTGCGGATTCTTACGAACGAATTTTGAATATTTTCAGTTGATGTAGATGAAAGCCAAGTAGGGCCAGAGTGCCGAGGTTGAGATGAACGGTGGCCAAGGGTTGCACAAGAACTAATTAATGTTATTGCAACTAGGGCTAAAACTATCTTTATAAACTGTTTCACATACGGATTCCGCGTAAAGAAATAGAATCGATCAAATGACTCCTAAATTTAATTATTAGTTTAGATAATTTTTACAGTAAAAAAAAGGCCTATATGCCCTTAAGAGCTAATTCTTTAATCGTATTAACGGATTTTCCGGTTTCATGAAGAATACCCAGGCCTCCTGCAGCATTCCATGTGCTAATCGTACTAGCTTTATCATCAATTAAAATATTTGAAATACCAGCCGTAACAGCATACTCGGATTTCATTTTTGCAGAACGAACTATTACCTCTGAAGGAACTGGGCTTAGCCACTTGGTAGTCCACTGCTTTTTCCCATCTGCAGCCGTTGGAGCATCAATTCCATTACGCATATTGATAGGTGCAGTAAGTAACTTAACATCAAATCCAGAATTATTAATATATGACCATAATGCTCCGATACCGTCGTCTAAGGGTAGAAGACTAGCAAAAAAAGCTCCAGGTGCAAAACTAATTGCCGCATACATCAATGTACGTACAAAGGGTAAGTTAAGATCTTTCTTTGTTCGAGGGCGCCAACGGGGTCCTGAAGTATCATTTATATTTCTTATCGCCCTTCGCATAGACTTAGAATTCTGAACCCAGTCGGCACCTACAGTACCATCTAAAATCTTGCTGCAAAGCTCAATAGCACCGGTTTCAAAATCAACCAACACACCATCCATATCACAATATATTGTTGACTTGGGTGTTATATCAGGTTCCCTATTATTATTTTGCTGTTGTTCATGCTCAAGTTCTTCGTTTAAAATAGACCTGATTAGGGCACGAACTTCTCCTACTAATGTGCTATATGCTTCAGCCTCTGCATCATTCATTGCCTTACCTATGGCCGGCCCCTTTATCCCCTGGGCCATAAGATCCTTAGGATTAACTGCTGGTGGTGCATCGGCAAACTTTAGAAAAGCCTGGATGATGGATTCCGAAGGTGCACCCATAACCCTTGAGTACTCCTTAACCGTCGTCAACTGAATATCGAATCGGTTGTAATCTTTCTTAAGGGACGGTGCTGACTCCTTTGATATAGTTCCAAACCCGAGTAAGAACCGAATTGCTTTTTGTTCATCATTCGAGTATGTCATATTCTTAAGAACTGTGGAAACGGCGTCCTTAGAATTGTAGCTAAGGATTGCTGCAATTTGTGCTATAGGGTCGCTCGTTGAAGCCGGCATAATTTTTATATCTAATCCAGGAAAAATCTGTCTAAATAAGCCTAACTCTTTTGTTAAATGCAGAAAGTGATTTACATCCTTGGCGGATGATATCCCCTTTATAAACTCATCCCTAATTCTTTCAGGTGAAACTTCACTCAATGTATTGTCATTAAGAATGGCCTGCTTAGTCTCTGGATCTAAATCGGATCCCATTCTGCCGGCGAATCTTACGGCACGCAGAATTCTTAGGGGATCCTCATCGAATCTCTCGGCCGGATCGCCAACTGCCTTAATGACCCCATTTTCAATATCGCTTATGCCACCGACATAGTCAACCACCTCACGTGTATCCATATCATAGAAGAGTGCATTGATCGTAAGGTCTCTTCGATTGACATCATCCTCGATTGTCGTAAACTTCACAGAGTCCGGACGTCGGCCCTTGCCAATATCTTCTCTAAATGTTGCTATCTCATATTCGCCACCCGCGCGCGTCTTCACCCTTACAACACCAAATGATTCACCAGTTAAATCAAGTCGCAACTGGCCTTGGCTCTGTAGTATCTGGATAACCTTATCAGGGACGGCATCGGTTGCCAGGTCATAGTCCTTCGGTGTCTTACCAAGCAGCACATCACGTACGGCACCACCAACAACATATAATTGTTTTCCGGCACCCTTCATTCGTTTATGAATATCCTGCAAGTCAGCAGGTATTGGCAGATCCATGGATTGTCTCACCGGTTCCTCCAGCGTCATTGCTTCTCTTATGTAAGCATATAATATATTCATTGTATTATACTCCTGAGAACTGAAGATTTACACGATTAAATCCAGATTTTAATACAGCCATAATTTAAAAGGCTTTCAGATCTATTTACATCATATTGATCTAGTATCGATAAAACAATTTTCTTCATTTTATCTGAATTACCGGTGATGATATAAGCTTCCTCTAATTTACTCCAATGATCTGATAGAAAGTTGTGGCACTTTGCCTCTACATCCTCATGATTTGTACCATGAAGATCAAGGGAAGGGGCGGGACGCTTCTTTTTATTTTTTCTTGCCATAAACTTTAGCTAAGCCCTCTTCTAGAAGCCAGTTGTTAATCGAAAGCTCTTCTTCATTTTCATTAATGAATATCTCACCAAGCCAGCGGCCATACTTCCCACGCTTGTCTTTTGTAGTTTTTACCTTAACCCATTTATTTCCTATTTTTGCGCGAAGGGCATCCCTAGACTTAAGACCCTCTGGCCGCTCGGGACCTCGGACCTCTGGAGTATTAATGCCCAAAAGCCGAATCTTCTGTCCTCCTAAAGTTATTCCAAACCCTAGATCAAAATCGACAGTAATGGTATCACCATCATAAACTTTGCGAACAAATGCTCTATATTCATACATGATAATATTTTCCTATAGTAAAAACTGTTTGTGATAATCTTTCATGAAGACTGGAGGCGGGCCAACTCCTGACCCGTATCATTGTGCCATTCCTAATATAAGCAGCAATAATAAGGGCATGCCTATTACAACAGCTAATAATACCCAAACCCACAATTTAACTTTCTGTTCAGGTGCCTGTTCAATCTTTTTAGGAGGCTTAGGATCTGGGTTATCTATCAGTCCCCACACTTCTATCATGTGACCATTCCTTGGGCCTGTAGGCGGACATGAATTTGAGCGCATGCGCCAAAAATCATTATAGCTCATTAATAAATACCCGGGAGGTAAATCCGGATCATTGGATGGAAGAAGCCCCCAGCTGTTTTGTATTATGAATCCTTTCTTATTCCATCCGATGATTGTCATAGCATGGCCGCCTTGCCATACACCTTCGCCTTGTTGGGCCCAAAAGTTTGAAGATGGATTGATTGCCCATACACCCCTATCCACTTCAACATTTGCATAAACAGAGACACCGAGGAGAAGCGGGCCAATTTTCATAAGTGCATGTTTAATACGCTGACATGCATCCCACCCCTTAGAGTCTAAAATTCGTTTAGGCAAATCAAATTGTACATACACTTGATTGTTGGTTTCATTATAGAACTTTGTACGAAAATCTTTTGTTAGCTCTTGCCAGCCATCAGGCCATGCTTCTAGGGGGACAAATGGATCTTGCCAACCATCGCTCATATCCTTGTCCGTCCAGTCTTTGTTGTATTCAAATATTCCAGGCGTTTCTGATCTACTTTTAATGACTTCCCATACATCCTCTGGACAAGGCATACCATACTTTATTGCAATCGATGCCGCCGTACGACCAGACATACCGGCGCTACACAACCACCTCTTAACACCTGCAATCGATTCGGTCATATATTTCTCTTGACCAGCTGGCCCACGTAGCAAATAATGTGAGACGGGAGAATACTTTACATATTTTCCTGTATCTCGCTCTTGTTGGATTTCCCTAACCTTCGTTACAGCATGAGATGCACAGGAACCCCATTTTAGCTGATCTAAGACATCGTCATCAATCGATGAAGCAAAATACTCAATTGGAAACTCTTGATCGTCAATTATTGCATAATCGGTATAAGAATAATCCCTAGTATCTTCAGAACTTGGCACAGTTCCTAAAAATACCTGTTGCCCTGTAGTAAGAATTGATGTTTTTGCCTTTTGGGTCATCTCTTTTTTCTCCGTTTTTGACGAGCAAGTACTTTACCTTGCTCCTTACTTATATCAACACCCATTCCCTTTCGGATTGTTTGCACAACTTCTTTATACATTTCCATCATCATCTTAACATCAGCTAACGCATTATGCCAATCATCAATATTGATGCCGTAAGCCTTTGATACTACACCCATTGATACAGAGTGATATCCCCAATTACCTTTCTTTATATACAGCTTATCAAGCAACTCCTGGGCCTCTGAGTCCCCTTCTCCTGCTCTCGTTTGGGTCTTTAATAGGGGAACAAGGTAGTATTGCATGAGTTGCATGGTGTCTAGGACAGGATACTTCGGTAAGCTACCCTTTGATCTTACGTTTAGAAACTTTAAATCAAATGAAGCATTCTGGGCGATGAATAATGGGTTTGGAAACCCGGCAGCCCATTCGAAAAAGTTGCCTAAGACTTCTTGCTCATCGCCGTATGTTCGGCCTTTTTCTCCATATCGGGTCATAGCCAAGACTGCCTGAGGGTCTTTTAGCGGGCGCCGTGATTGTGAATTTTTCTTTTCCCACTCTTTTCGCTCTTCTGATTCTGGGTCATTCATCAAGCGATCAGTTTCATCAGTGAACTTTATCTTCTCATTAAATTGGTCAAGCATTGTAGCATCCGACTGCCATGCATTTGGATCTACTGCAATTGCCCCTATCTCTGTTAACTGTGCAGAATTAGGGTGCATTCCTGTCGTCTCAGTATCAAAGAAGATCCATGTATTGTCAGCATATCCGTCGAGCAAATCTAGCACACCCTTAACTGTGCGGCCGGATAACTTATTCTCCACCAGCAATTCTCTTATGTACTCACGAAGTAGATTCATTCTGACAGGTCCTTTATCATCCAATCGATTGCCGTATTTAGTGTGTACGTAGTCGCCTGGAGCTGTTCATTTCCATAAGCATTTTTATGACGTTTGATTGTCTTTGTATCATCCCAATCCTCAACGCTCTCCAATAATGCCTCTGCAAGATAAATTATGGAAAGATATGCTAGCTTTCCTACTTCAAAAACAGAGTCTGGAAATTCCTGCTCGCTGGCCTTGACGCTTTCAAGCCTTGATAACTTTTCAGTTGCATTAGCAATTAACTTAGGAGAAACATCACGGATATCCTGTACAGCTCTCTCAGCTGTTTCTCTCATTCTATCTTGATACTCTTCCTTATATTGAGTTACATCATTGAGCTGCATAACATACACGTCTTTTGAGTACTCAGAAACAACATCCATCATGATGCCTATTTCTTCGTTAAGGTGTTCTTCTTCAACTCGGGCCATTGCATGCCACTCTGTCTTACCGTCATACCCAACCCTCTTTCCTAAAGATCCTAAAATACAATGTGCAGCCTCCGCATACCTTGCAGCTCCTACGTTATACTCCATTATACTATTATATCCACCAGACGATGGAATTCCCCCATAGTTATGCCCCCTAATTGGGCACATATTTTCATTAATAAGCAAGGTGCGTATATATGTACGTAATAAACTCATTAGAAATTCACCGCCCCTATAACATCAACATCTGGATACTGTTTTTCCATTTTGTCTTTGAGGTGACCTATCTCCTGTCGCATCATCTTACCAAAATGAATTAACATACCTGGCTTTGCATACCTTTTAAAGAACTCATCCATTAGTTGGCTAGCCACCTTCTGGCCACCTTTGTCACCGCGGGTCTTCATATAATCGATATACCAGCCGTTGTCACCGTATTTATGAAAATCCAGAAATCCTATGACGCAAACGTCTGAAACACCGGGGACCATTTGGCCCTTGCGAGGCTTCTTTAACCTTCTGCCTGATCGGCCATAATGATCCCACTCTTGATATTCATTAAAATATGCATCACGCATTGGCTTACCGGTCGGTGACATATTGGGTTCCTTTACTGAAGTATCGCAAAGTGCTAATCTTTTTACATTCCTTGCTCTGGCATATGTAAGAGGAGAGTCAAGCTCTCTAAACTCAATACCCTCTGCCAAAACTTCTCTTATGTATTTCTTTAATAAAATCACTTTATAGATCCCTTAATATGCCATGTAGGTTTCCCAAAAGCCCTCACCATGTTTATCTTCCCACTCAGCATACTCACCTCTAGAATTATTACCATCTGGGAAAATAAATCTAGAGCCATCCTTCATAATAATTTCCCAATTAATCCCATTAAATGGTTCATCATGATCTGAATAAGTAGATATTGATTTTAAATGAGATTTCCCAATATCTCTATCGTACATAATCCCCAAAATTGTATAAATATCTTGCATAGTCTTACGAGAAGGAGACGATCCAGCAGCATTAGGCATCGGGCCTGTTGTCGTAACAGTTACTGCAGTTACCCACTTTCCGCGGTCACGGTTCATATTTTTAAACCTTTTTAATTCTACCTTTGTACCAGCAGGAAGATTGTCAATTTTCTTTGCGAATCTGTCACCGGACTTTTTCCACTTATCAAAAATTAACTCATCTGCATAAGAATGAAGACCAGAACGATTTCCGAGGCCTGGCCAGATATTTTTTCCAGCGACTGTTACCCGGTTTCCTTCTTCTGCCCAGTTTAGTATTTCTTGTGTTGGATCACCTGATCCTATTTGATCACCATACGATTCTCGGATGCGGGCTGCGCCACTTAAATAGTACCAGTCAACGGCCGCGTTGACATCCTCATCTGTAAACTCACCTGGATATGCAGCCTTAGCATCATCAACCGCTATAGCATTAGAGTCACTCCATGTAGAATACCCAAGATCAAACCCCATTTCTTGAATCATATCTAAAACTTCTTGAAAGCGGCGCGCGCGGTGTTGATCTATATTCAGTGATGGATCAGGGCCTTCTGTAATAGATTTCCGAATTAACTTTCGTAATCGTGATTTGGTTATTTTTATCATACTAAAACTCTCCTAACATCATCTAGGTACCTCTTCTATTCTACCACATATAACTATGGGGGGTATAGGCTCAAAATCCCCTAAGCCAAAATCATTCGACATCTCTGGTCGACCGGCAGTCTGGGGATTCGTTGCAATGGTTATATGAGGATAAGATATACCAAGTGTATATAAAGGCAGATCACCAAGCTCAACTAGCCCAGTAATAACCTGATCATTCTTTGCGATTCCAACTATAGTTACACACTCTTCTGAGCCAATCCACCTAGATGGTAATCTATGCTTTGATTGTTGTCCGGATGCAGGTGATATTATAGTCATATGATGTGAGTGCAATTTCCATTTCTCAGGAGATAGTTTGGATAGTTCTTGATGAGATGTGCCATCTAAAACGAGTGCTGTATACTCTATGCTTTTATCAGGTGTTAAGTACATCTCAGATAACAGTTCCTTTATGTATACGCGTAGTAAATTCATTATTCTTTTCTCCTATGTGAATAATCATTCCAGCCTTGGATCTTTTTACACATAGAATCTAGATTGAAGCTCTCCGGGGGGCTCCAGAATGGAAGTATTCCATGAAGGATAAGAAATATGCTACTCAACCCTAAATGAATTGCAACCTTACCGGCAAAGATTAGGTGGCTTATATACGTCTCGTTATTTTCCCTAAGGTGCTTCATTTTCCGTCCACCATATTGACTATCTCTTTGATTGTGGCAGTATATACATCAATTCCCTCATCAGACATCTCTTGAATAAACTGCCTAAACTCTTCTTCACTAGGGTGATTCGGCATACCCCTACGTTGGTAATACTTTTTCCAGATATATACATTCTTGACCTGAATCTTATCCATGACTATTTCGTCATACATTTTTAGTCGATGATAACTATCACTTGGCAGCTTGACTGAATCAACCACTGCCTCCCTAAGTGTGCCAGCATACTTCATCATAACTTTCTCTGCTGAGTCTAAATAGTGCTTAATCATCGAGTTGAGCTGAACTTTATCACGCCGGCGGGCAACTTCACGCCATGTATCTAGCCCAGTACCTGCTTCAGGTTCATTTTTTTCTAGCCACCCGTTTATCGATGACAACAAGTCTTTTTTCATGGGATCAGTAATACTGGGATCCTTAACTAATCTCACAATATATTCCATTGTAATATTTCTTCTGCCACCCTTCTCTGGAAGGGTGAACATGTCTTCCATACCTGATGCTATTTGTTGTCCCTCTACCTCTATGACAACTCCGCCCCTGGCAGTAATGCCCCCTTTTATAAAGTCAGCATTAGCTCCCCTAGTAAACACAGATGCTTGTTTGGAGGTACCCCTAATATCCAATAAACCGTATGCCCCATTTAAGTTAGTAATGTGATAACCTTTCACCTCTTGTTTAAGACTCCCAAATATTCTGGTCATCATTTGTGAGCCGAGAGGAAGGAACATATCATCTTCATCTCGAAATTGAATCATTGTTGAGTAACTTTCCTGATTTATAATCTTTTGCTTTTTTCCATACTTCTCAGTCAAAATCCTTTCGGTGTAAAGGCCATCTCCCTCATAAATAAATTCATTACGCTGATTAAATGCCAGCCCCTGAGCATCTCCTAAAATTTCGACCTCGGCCATACATTCGTTACGTGCTCCACCCATGATATCTGAGCCGGACCATGAAGGGAGAATATCTGATAGTTCTGGTACCCAAAACCCATAGTCCTCTAGATCATCAAATAGTAATTCACTAACCCCTATCTTTTCAACATCTTCTTCATCTAAGTCCCGAATATCTTGAACATTATTATCAATCATATATTCAACAATCTTTACAACTGACGTTCTATCAAAACAAACGTTCGAATCCATTACATCACGAAAAAAACCATACCCCTTATCAAAGAAAGTTGCACCTGACATGAGATCATCAAACAGCTCTTCGTCATAATCTAACTTTTCAAAATAGTAATGACGTAAGTCATCTTCAGAGACCATTCCTAAAGTATCGGCACCATTATATAAAAATAAAACCTTATTATACTCGTTGGCCGCATGAAGAAGGTCACCTATGTCGAATGAGAATCCGCTCTCGTATTCAGGTTGAACATCAACCACCACCACACTTCCGCTTGATGCTTGCTCCAACAAGGTGTGTGTGTACAATTCCATAAGGCCTAAAGATTTAAGAAAATTCTCTTGATTGTCTTTGTCAGATTGCTCCATACCCTCTTTATCAAGCAGCATATTTCTTCTGTTGGCAGTCTCCCAGCTATACTCATTAGACTCTTTCATCCATGCATCGCGATCCTGCATCATCGCATAGAGATCATCGTCCCATGGGCCTTCTCCACCTTTCATGGCACAATTGAGTATAGCTTCTTCAGCAGTAAATTCTTTGTATACCTCAGGTTGGTACATGTCGTAATAGGCCTCTTTGTCAACTCCATTCGGTTTAGTTACCTTGGTCTGATCATCAAAAACCAGATCGCCCATCTCGACCCAACCGTGGACAACTGGCTTTGGAGGACTCTTCCATTTGTTTGTTACTGTACCATGAACAACCTTAAACTTGCTCTTGTCATTTAAGTCCGGATGCTTCTTTGCCGATCGGCCTGGCCTTCCCTTGGTATAGTATTTCTCAAACCATTCCTCGGCTTTCTGGTATGCAAAGGGAAAGCACATGCCTGTGGCAAGGACGTTTTGCTCTTTAAGGAGTTCCCTTATGTACTCACGGAGAAGTTTCATCTTTTAACTCCTGGAATAAGCTGTAGAACCGCTTAACGTATCTTTTCTTTGTTTTCTCCGAAACTTTGCTCAAACGAAGTGGCTCGTAATTGAGATCAAATAGGTATTTTTGAAAATCCCTAAAGTCATCATTCTCTATAGCCGACCGCAATTTATCTCCTGTGTGACCTTTATCATCTCTGATAGCTTTTCGTGTAGAAGATATGATGGGAATAAGGCGAGCTTGTACTTCTTCTGTAGAGTCCTCATAAGCCTGTTTAGAAATATCAAACTGATCATCTCCACCAGCAGCCCTATATTTTTTGTCACCCGAGCGTGTCTTATTGATCTGATGAGTGAGTTCATGTTCTAAAATTGAAATGACTTGGGGGTCATTCGCAAAATAGCTTAACGCATTACCGGATTTTTGTACCTTCTCAAAGACCGGTGGCGTAGGAAATATCTGCAACTCATTATCCGGAGTTATTTCTGCTCTCTTTTTGAGATAGCGAGAATTCGGATCCTTATTGGGATTGATGATTGTGACAAAGAGTTCTTCGAACCCGTCAATCAAATCGGTACCTTCCTCAGGTAGCGGCATCTCTTTCATCTCATAGACTTTATAAACCATACCGGAACCATCAACACCAAATTCTGGTCCTACATCAGCAAAATTTGAGCCAGATCTCATGCTAGAAATAATGGTGTCAATAAGATCAACATATTGCGAATCCGATTTTCTTTCGGTCAACAGCTCTCTTATATACTCGCGTAGTAGTTTCATAGTTTCACCAACCTGCCTGCAGAACTAAGCGCATCTAAAGTTGGTGATCCAGTCGACTTATACAACTTTGATAGAGGGCTCTGTAATAAAATATCTTTACCATAAGGATCCCAAGGAGTCTCTTCATTCTCTTCATCCCAAAAATAACCATCTTGATGCTCGTACGATAACCACTGCGGGCAATCGTCCCCCTTTGTCTCTGGTGTGAGACGACCAGATAAATCGTCTAACTGAATAGTGATTACATCTGGACGACGAGTGGCATAATAGTTCCAAATAGAATATGCATCGCTAGAAATGTTTCTTCTATCTGGTAGTAAACCGCTTCCTTCAGCAGTTGCAGTTTCCATTGCAATATCATAAAGCATAGGACCAAATCCTTTAGCTTCATCATCAACATGAGCCCAACTAATCTCATATCCCCCTAGACAATCAGCTTCATCTGATTTAACTGCAGAAAGGATACCGATAGATGCCCTATTCATAATAGATGTCATGCCTAGATTTTTAGAAGAATTATTTTTCCAGTAGTCTACCTCTTTAGGATCCGCAATCCAGATCTCTATATCTCCATCATCTCTACTTAAATACACCTTCATATTACCGAGAGACTCGGGGCCCTTTGCAGCTTCCCTAATTAGCTCTTTTATGTACTCACGTAGGAGGGTCATTCTCCGCTCCATATCTCGTTTTGTGATCTGTCGAAGATAGGTACGCCTATTTCACGAGCTAGCTTAATTATCTTTCCAACTCTGCCAGGTGGATCTTCATCAAGATCGCGACCCTTATTTAGTCTCTTTAATATTTGTATGACTTCATAGTCTGGAATGAGGCCTAAGGGTTTCCAATTATCAACCAGCGCTTCACCACCATGAGACACTGAGTCCCACATCGATTGATCTAATACGTACGGAATATTACGAGCCATCTTTTCAGCAAACTCATTACCACGTGTAAGTTGCCCATAACGACTATAGTCCTTCGACACAGTCGGTCGCTTATTTCTTCCGGAAGACTTATCTCTATGTGTGACCTCTTCTTCAGAACCCTCTTTCCCAAGGCCATAATCATCATAGTGGCCGGTATAGAGATTATCCATATCATTACCTGCTAGTGTGATTCTTCCTTTTACCCATAGACCAGTATTGCTTCCACTTATTGCAAAGTCTTCACCAGGTAAACTCATAAGTGTAGATAGCTCATCTTTGCCCTTACCTATCAAATCTTCTAAGGCATATACATCGCCCCAATGTACTGTGTTTAGGGTTGATAGCCATTTGTGATCTGCATTTTTTGCAAAGGCACGCTTAATTGCTCTACCCCCGCCTTTTCCAGGATCACCACCAAA